TGTAGTCATTTATTGTAGTAATAAAATAGTTTATATGTTAATATTTTAGTAGAGCCATGTCCTGTTCCAAAGCCTCCAGTTGAAGGACGTAATATTCTAGATCAGAAAGATAACCGTCCTTGTATCCATTCACTACGGCAGCCCATTCACTTTTTTCCCATTCTTTATTCGACCACGCATCACACGGTTTTACCATATGCTCTAGACTCGCAATAGGAGGGAAGATACCACCGAATTTTTGTATTGCGCATATATCTTTAGTATTTTCAATGCATTTCCAGTCATCTCCATTCGTGATCCAACAATATTCCTTATACTTTATATCTCTTTCATAATCTTCAAATATTTGTTGAACAAGCTTCTTGAAACGATCTTGTTTTGTGTTTTTAGCTGCTTGACATACGTTAAATTTGTTGTAATGGTGCACTTGCATTTGTGCCAACTGTTGCGAGACGTAATATTTTGCGCCTGTGAAGAAGGTAAGTTGGGACAAATATCCCCATGCTACACCCAAAAAAGTACCAGCGGCGGCAAACGAAGCGAACATGCTCATTTATCTGATGTTCAACACTATTATATACAACATCAGACTATTTCCAGAATTTTTATTTATATACGTTGATAAAGCACAGAAATTTTTTCATATCCAGCTTCTTTTAACTTTCTCTGAACTGATGATAATGCGCTATCAGGTATGCCTGTGTGTGCTACTTCTCCATACATGTAAGGAGCATGAATAACACTGTGTATAACATCAGCATCTTCGTGAAAGAACTCATAGAACTTACCAACGTGTGTGAATATAATTCTGTCTGGATTACTTGCCTTTTCTTCTGCCCATTTCCTTTTTTCTTCAGTGTCTGCCCATCCCGAATAGTCTCCTGGTGTTTCCTGATTGTGCATGTGTTCTCCCTTTTGTAATTTCGTTTTTGGACTCATTTTTTTCTTTTTATTTAGCAGGTTTATCACTTATATAGTGAAAGAACAAGGTACCTGCGCTCTACAGAAGGCCTCTCCCTTCATCATAATCTTCACAGTTCTTAATAAAGCATAATGGTCTCATGTTGAAGTAGTGAAAAATACGTTTCACTTCATCCTCATCAAATATATCAATGCTGGAAATCCGTTTAATATGGTCTATGGTCCATTTTCCTTTACCATTTCCATAATTCTCCCAGGTCATCCATGGTTCAAATTGAGCTTCAAGGTGTGCTCTGGCTGTCGGCACATCACATCCAATGAGTTTGTGGATGGTTGATACGTAGTTTCGTTGATGTATGACAGCTTTTCTTAATTTTTTACGTAATTCATTTTGCCTTTTTACATGTAACTGTTGTGTATATTTTTTTCGAAATAATTTATACTTTGGTCTCTTCCGATATTCTTTACGTTTCAACTTAACCTCTGGTCTCTTAAAGTATTCTTTTTGATATTCTTTTATATATGTTTTACGCTCTGGTTTTCTTACTCGCTTCTTCTCATACCTTCGTTGAGCAGCTCTCTGCTTTTCTGGATCCTTGAATGGCATTATTCTTTTTATTAGACCACTTTACTCTTTATATACACCAGCTACAGGTACATTCTCTCAGAAAAAAGGCCCCCACTGCTAACGAACGAGATCAGGTCAACCTTTACTGTGTATACACGGTAGTGGAACATGTACCTCCATATTATTTTACACCCCCCCCACCCTTAAACAAAAAATAAATACACTACGCGGACAAACGACCTCAGGTCAACCTTTACTGTATATAGCCGGTAGTGGAAGAGGTACCTGCTATATTATTGTAGCCCCCCTCTAACTTACCCTAATTTATCCTAACCCTAACCTTAACCTTAACCCTAATGCTAACCCTAAAAAAATAAAGTGACCGTACGGACAAACGATAGCAGATCGGGGGTTTAAGGCATATATACACTACCGGGGACAGTTACCTGCTCTCCTAACCTAGCCCCACCCTAACCCTAACCCTAACCCGTAACCGAAAACAAAACCCTAACCCTAACCGTGACGCAAACCCTAACCCTAACCGTGACGTAAACAAAACCCTAACCCTAACCGTGACGTAAACAAAACCCTAACCCTAACCCTAGCTTGTACTGAACTGTAGTGTACGCCACGCCTAACACCTATGATACGTAGTATGTGATGGTAAACTAAGTTAGGTTAAGTGTAATGGTATTGAGTGTATTAAGTGTTTATTTTCTTGTGTTTAAAACTGTAGTGTACGCCACGCCTAACACCTATGATACGTAGTATGTGATGGTAAACTAAGTTAGGTTAAGTGTAATGGTAGTAGCGACTATCTTTTAAGCAGGTTCTTTATTTTTATTGGGTTTTAAGCAGGTTCTTTATTTTTATTGGGTTTTAAGCAGGTTTTACCCCTCTCCAACCAAACTATAAATTTGATTTCCCAATACTACGCTGGGATTAGTAGGGAGCCCATGCTATTACCACAGTCATTGTGGGAAACTGATATTTTATATTTCTATAAATATAAAAAAAACCTGCTTAAAAGTTAGAACTAAAGTTTGCTAGATAATAATTATTTTATTGGACTCTGTGGTGAGATGTAACGGTAGTTCTGTGTCCAACTGTTTCATCATTTGTGCGAAGTCATTCCAGTTGTCAGGCACCGGCTTGTTATTCACCATGTGCAGTATATCACCGGGGCGAATAGATTTGGCATGATAGGCAACCGTGTGACTATCAATATTTGCCACCATGATGCGAAATTTGTGGGCATGCTCGTCTCCCATATAATTAGCCATTCTATAATTGACGACATCATTCAACCTGAGAGGCTTCATTGTAACACCCTTTATACCCAGAACCTCCTTTACCAACACACTAGCATCCAACACACTGTCCAACAGACGCAATTCCCCTAAAGCACTACCACGTAATTCACTATAACGGAAATCAACATCCACACATTCACCACCAACACGTAAAACACTAACAACAACAGATCCCCCCCAATCAACACTGCTTAACACATCAAAAACATTGCGACTCACGCCTGAGGAACCACACCACACCTCCCCATAATCACTCACAGCTCGTCCATCCAGACTGTATAACACATCCCCTTTTTTAAATCCTTGCGCACCGAACAAACCAACCAGCAGCACGGAAGAGATAATAATCCCTGACTTGATGTTGGGGGGAGCATTGTAGTACTCCAACATGGGTTTTCCTGTACCGTGGCTGTAGGTGAAGCCTAGTTTTGGCATGTGTAGGACACGTGGTGGTACTATGACTTTTCCCATCATTTGCTCGACGGACATGTTGTCGCCCTGTTTCTGATCTTTTTTACATGCCATATTATTGACACATGGGTCACAGTAATAATATTTAAATCCATGCTTTCTCATACTTTGTACTTCTTCGATTTCATTCTCATGCAAATGTTCAAAGACTCTTTTGAAGAGTGCGTGTCCACCTGGATTGTTATCAACGTGTTTCATGAACCAGTCTGAAATGGTTACAGGTGCCACAACTCCATCCTTTGTACGTTTGAAGCCTCCAACATTATGTTGATTCCAATTTGATACAACTCGTTTATAATCTACGTCTGCATCGACTTCATCCATCAATGAACTAACTTGTTTGGCTTGTTGAATTTTTGCGCTGTCCAGTCCCAACTTCATCAATTGTTTTTGGAATAGAATCCTTGCTAACGCCTGGTGAATAACATTTATGTTCTCCTTATTATCCATCATAAGTGGCAAAGTGCGTTTGATACGGTTGGAAGGAATGATCATATTTATTTCTTCAACTCCTTTACTAACAAGTTTCATACTGTTAATGCCTAGCACTTCTCCTTTTTCATCGACACATGGTCCTCCGCTATTACCTGAATTAATTGTCGCCGTGGTCACGATGTACACCTGATTTCTAGTGTGTTTCAATCCACTAACAATACCCTGCGTTGTCATTTGGTACTCCGTCCCTAATGGGTAACCTCTGGCAAAAATTGGCGGCCTGACTGGACTAGTGTATTTTTTCGGATGGACACTATCGGAGTCAGCTAGTTTCAACGTAGGAATTTCTTCACTGCCATAGCGCTGTGAAAGAATCGCCTTTACTTGTTTAATTTGGGCAGGCTTCAACTCGAGCACTGCAATGTCTAGATCTGAGCTAATACCTTTCACGTAGGCACGAATGTCTGTGTTATGAGCAGCAGGTAGTCGTATAAAAATATCCTGTGCATTTCTGACTACGTGCGCGTTGGTCAAAATCGTCCCTTCAGGAACATTCATTTGCTGTGTGCATGGAAACCAACCAGAACCGGCACACATACCGGAGAAAGCAGTAACGTTTGGTGATTGACATATAATTTGAAAGACACTATTTTGATCACTCATTTTAGGGTTAGAGTTAGGGCATTTATAATATAAAAGATTAAATATGACAACCTTATTTTAACGATTCTCTGAATCTATACCAATCCTTTTTTTTATACAACCGCTTTCCAACGTATAATTGACTGTCGGTGGAGTAGGCAGTGTAATAATTATGGTTTCTGTATAATCTGTCTTCCACCAACGTTATCTGATTAACTCCAGTCGCGTCTTCAAAGTAATATTTTTCATATTGGTTTAACTTCTCACATACTTTAAATTCCATAGGTCCATGCTTATGATCTTGACACGTGTTCATTTTTAATACCGTGACACTGTGAGCCGCTATGATGAGGATAGAGATAATAAGCAGCTTCAACATTTACTGTAAAAAACTCTACATATATAGTTATTGTAATTTCATATCTTTAAATTTACTAAACAGGATTGCACATCGTGCGATGAAGAGATTCTTGTTCATGTAACACTGTGTCTTTTTCTGATGACAGAAGAAATGTCCTTTACTGGTCGAAATCTCTTTGTAATCACTATGAATTTTTGTTTCTGAAACAGTAATAATATTGTCCAGCTCATCCACGTAAGCCTCGTAATCAAAGCTAGTCTTTGCCAACTTCCATGAATGTTCAACACATGGACGAATTGCTACTTCTCCATACTTTCCTAATAAGATAACATGACTCGTAATATGGTCAATAGTGAATTTTGTTTGTTGATCAATTTTGTATTTGTAGTGGGTGCTGTGAGATATATTGAGGTTAGTATTGACCGTAGCATTATCTACCGCATTTTCCCTTTTCTTACTTTCTATATTTTCTTCATCTTCAACGGTTTCTCTATAGTTTTCAACATACTGTATGCATGGATCGAGCATTGGATTATAACCTTTCTCTTTATAAAACTTTCCATCTTCGTAAGTTCTATTATAGTGACATGCAGCATTAAACATTTCAAAATATAATGGGTCGCTCTGTGCACCAATAGAAACATATATTGGACGAAATACATCTAGTATGTCAGTAGGATGTTCTTCTTCAAACCATTGGTGACTTTGAACTCTCTCATAGTCCACCGTGACATCCACCAAATCAGTGCTAGATCTGTTTGGCACGTTAAAGAAAGTATACGTTCCATTGAACCACTTGGTAACATGAAATTTTTGCCTCCGTGCCTTAATAAGTGATAAAGATAAAGATAAACATAGGAATAGTATGATTTTATTCATTTTGTAATATTATTGAGCTTTTTATATGTATTTATTATAAATCCCATAAATTTGGATGTCTATCAAATTGCATTTGTCCGTTAATCTGCTCTTCTGAATCAAATAGAATGCATCCATGTGCTAATGTTGTTTCCAAGTTGAATACGCCATGCAAGGTTTTATCAGGTATGTACGCAATATCATTTTCTTCAGCTACACAGGTTTTCACTCTGGGATGATTGATTAAGTCTTCAATATGTGAAGCTGGAGTTTCCATCTTTCCAACCCCTATTTCTTCTAACACGGACATATCCTCTGGTATCAACCACAACTTTCTACCTTTAGTCACTTGAGTAAATATGCCATTATGTCTGTGAAAGTTTACCGATTGGCCTTTTGCAGACAGAAAATAATCCCACGTGGTTTGTCTTATTTGTCCTATTTCACCTGCAAATGAACAATTATGCAATACATGCATTTCGTCTGGCAACACTGGATGTGTAGTGTTGAACCTCATAAATGGCATTCTAGTATCTAACTCTTCTCTGTTAATAATTTCCCATAGACTCATATTTTCGTATTTTAAAACATGTTCATTGATAAATGTACTGAATGATTCTTTTACATAGTCCATTGGTGCAAACCGTGGTTGCATAGACATAAACGGATGATCCTTTAATGCATTTTTTAAATTCTTAATAGAGTAGGCTTTGTTGAATGCTGTGTTGTAAGAGCGATTGCGTAAAATATACGGCTCGTGGTATAGCTGTGGCTTCTCAAATTCTACGAAATTGCATGGGATATCGTCACTAAATCCGTTTTTGGTTAATGTTATATTTACTTTTGTATTATTGGCTTCACGAACAATTTTTCCAATCTTCATTGGAAGACGGGGTTGTTCCTTCTGCTTTTTTGGCTTTGACATAAAAGGATATTTTTGTTGTTGTGTTTCTGTAGGTTGGTTACAGGACTCTGTTGATAATTGTGATGACGGTTTACCACGTCTCTCCAACGCATTCATATTTTTAGGTTTTATACAGGCGCTGTTAAGACTGTTCTCTAAATTAAATGTGCCGTGAGCAACACTATCTGGAATGTAAATAACGTCGTTTCTATCAGCGATGCAGTGTTCCACTGTTCTACTAGAAATCAATTGTTCAATGTGTTTAGCTGGCGTTTGTTGAGGACTCATTCCTATTTGTTTCAGAACGATCATACTTTTAGGAAAGAGCCACATTGTTTTACCAAAACTTGTTTGAATATATTGTTCTGGATTCATAATGAAGTTGAAACCTTGTCCCTTTGCCCCCAAAAAGAAGTAAGATTGCGTATCACCGTCGCAATCAAAATGGTCCAAAATCGATTTTGGTATAATGCTGAGCGTTTCACTGAATGATGTTGAAATGACTCTAGTGTCTAGAGGATCTTGTTTTAAAATATCGGAGAGCGACATATTTTCATATTTCAGAAAATGCTCCGTAAATATTGTTTTGAATGCTTCTTTTTTCTGCTGTCGCGGCTGATCAAACGGTTCATAAGTCGTCACTGTTTCATTCTCCAACGCACTCATCAATGCGTTTGGTGTAATCATAGAATTGAACGTTGTATGATATGAAGTATAGTTACGAACGATGTACGCATAATCTTTCTGTACCAACTCATACTCTTCTGGAAGATCACAGTGTACATTAAATTGTACCGCCGATATAGTTGAAATAAGTAAGGGTAATAAAATTAGAAATTTCATCTTTATTATATAATTTAATCTATTTATAGTTAACAATCGGCCCAGTTCCAGTAATGATTGAAATTCTGGTAGGTGAAGCAGTGACCTTGACTCTTTGGACAGTAAGATGCGCAATTCGTTTGTGTACCCGCATCGGTACCGTCGGATTTGCAGCAACCCCAGAAACAATATGAAGCAGTCCCACAGTCTGAATAATTGACTCCACCGCCAGTACACCATCTTCCTTGATATTCATACCACCATAAAACCGCATAACTACATCCACACCCAACGCAAACTTCAACATTTTTACAACAGCCTCCACTAGAGCCGTTTGGACACCATGGAGAATTGTGCCACATGTATTGTCCATTAGTCCACTGTGTTGAGGATGAACAACTTGTTGCATATTGGGCACAACTGTCCCATACCGTACCACACGGTCCTCCATCATTGTAACAATATTTTGCAATACAGCTCTGTGTGCATTCAGATTTAACATCGTAAAGACTATAGTCTAAGAAAGATCCACATGTACCGCTGCTGACGCCTCTATTTCTATAGCAAGCGCACGTTTGACCCAAACAGGCAGTTGTGCCTTCTTTCGCCTGACATCCAGCGGTGCACCCAGTGTTTCCAGTTCCAGTATTATAATGACCGTCGGGACAGGGTGGACAATTCCCTCCGGTCCCAGTGCCACTCGCAAATCTTCCAGCAGCACAGTTCTCACATCCCCCTCCAGTGCCTGTACTGTATTTTCCCACTCCACACGCCACACAGTGGGACGAAGCAGTTTGCGCTCTGTTAGGATCCCCATTTTTTCCAGCACTACAGGGTGTACATATCGTCTGTCCCAATTGGGCTGCATATTTGTGAACTGGACAGGCAATACAACTGCTTTGCTTTACGCTAGGTTGAAATTGTCCCTTTGGACAGGCTTCACAATTTGTCATTTGATTGTTTGGTGCTTTTCTTCCAACAGCACATTCTTTACACACTGATAGTTCTCGTACATCCGCATGTGTACCAGGACCGCACGGCTCACATTTATCTTTACCAGCTTGGCCTTGATATTTCCCCAATTCACATTTAGTACATGTTGTTGTTCCAACGTTAGGAGCATATTCACCAGCATCGCATATTTTACAGGATGTTTGGTAGTTGTTCAACGGTTGTTCGTAACCCTTTGCGCAATCGGTACATACTCCAGTAGTAGTAGATACGTATTCGCCCAAATTACACTGTACGCATGAGTCTCTGTTTGCAACATGACCATACAATCCCGAATACGGGGAATCAACGCCACACGTTTTACATGCTGTCATTCCTGGTACATGAGCAAACTTTTGAATGGCACAATTATCGCACGACGTTTTCCCTGTGGTTGAAGTGAATTTACCGACGCCGCAGTCCACACAATCCGTACCAGCCACACCGTTCGCTTTACCAGCTGGACAGAACCTACAAACAGCGTCCGATGTGCCTGGTGTTTCAATTTGACCATTGGTATCTTTACCAGCAGGGCAACTTTTGCATGGTTGTTCAACCGACCCCGGATGCTTCTGTGGAGAAAATTGTCCATTTGGGCACTGCAAACACACACCACCTAATTCGTATTTACCAGCGGGGCAATCGTCACATCCGGTACCAGCCGCATTCTGTTTTGTTCCAGGTTCACACACTTCACATAAACCCGCTTCCCATGACCCTATGGGGCCTCCAAATTTGCCAGATGGACAATTCTCACAGTTCGGGTGCTTGTCTGTCTTTGCGAGACCTAGACCTCCACCGTGTTGGAGACAAAATTTCAACTCTGTCCAACCATTACAATTTCCTGTACCAGCACAGGTATTGAAGTACATTTTGCTGTTCCACAGCCAGCATCCAGGTGGGTAACCACAACTGTAATACGTGTCTCCAGCCCACTCATGACCGTGCCAATCCGCGTACGTTCTACATTCTTCTTTACTGATAGAGTTTGCATTATAACCAGAGTAAGTTTTTACCCATCCAACATTACCTGTTGTGCTCTGAAATTTTCCAGGCTGGCACTTCTCACATACATTCCATTCACCTTCGGTAATAACGTCGTAAGTCCAGTAAGTCGATGATGAAGACACTCCACCAGTTGCTTGAGATGCGTCATTGCAGTAGCACGCTCCAGTGTCTTCAATATCAAATGATTTAGCGATGAAATCCCATGTGCCGGATATTGGTGAACGTTGGTTCAAGCATGCCTCAAAGCAGCGTTCTAACTGATCTTTGGGTGCACCAGGGTTATCAGAACTACCACTGTACACCTGTACTTGTGATCCACCAGTGGCTCCAGATCTACCATTTCCATAACTAACCCGGTCAGGCACTGTAAGACCGTACCTGCCTTTTGGACACGTGAAAGCCTGTTGGTGGATCACCATAGCCAAATTAGCATCCTGTGAGTATGGTACGTACTCTCCCAACACTGGTAGTTTAAATTCAGCATTCGCCGAATCGTAATAAAATTGTTTGTGGTATTCACGTGTATTCAAGTAATTTTCAAAATCCGTTGGATGACAACCAACCATGGTCTCGTCCTCATGGTAACAATAGTTCATATCGTACGTAATTTTCTCTGCATTAAATGACAATTTCTCTTCTCCATCGTTACGTATAAAGCACTTCAACGTGCCTGCACATTGATCATCGTTCTCACAGTGCCCTTCGCCAGTATGACACGGGCTAGATACCGAGCAGACAATCTTTCTAATAGCAAACGTTTGACCAGCAAAAACACCTAAGAATGGCGACCCGTAAGTTTCGCCCACAATGTAGGTGGCATCCTGGCCGTAAATCTTAGGCGGGTTGAAGAATAAGTTAACAGTAGACCCTGACGGACACATACCGTTACCGTTGGTAGGCAACATGCATCCATAATCGGTACTTTCCGCTGTCATACTGTCCGTAGAGTATGGAATATTAATCGACTCATCGCACGCACACGCTCGCCCTAGCCATCTATTCTTTGTGACAGAATTCATCTTACAGTCACATGCCAATTCCAATTTACCTGGCACTGGTTGGCATGTACCACGGGTTGGACCAGAGCACACTTTGTATAGTGCGTCGGGGCTCATCCAATCTTCATGACTAATACCAGGGCACGTCTTACAGTAGTACGCTGCATCTAATTCGTTCGTGGTACTGGAGTCATACGTCAAACTTAGTCGAATGGCATTGACATCGGACTGAGATTTACCCTGCCAGGTAGTCTTATCTGCCACCATAAAACCAGTTGGACAACACTGATGCTCCCACAGTGCACCAGCACCAGCTGGACATACACAAGCACTACTCGTGGATTCGCTAGGGACTCCAGCACATCCACCACCTAACAAGCATTTACTACAAACTGTGCGGCAGTTCTTCCCTGTCCAACCTTCCTCACATGTGGTACAACTAGGATCAATATCTTCGGTAGCAAAGTGATTGCACGTATCAAATCCCTCGGAGCGGATACTCAATATGTCTTTACAATCTTTTGCGACTGGCAATCCCTCCAATGCATTGTAAAGCTCCAATCGTTTAAAGTTGTAAAACCTTGAAAATCCACTGATCGCTTGTTTCTCCCAATATTTACCGTACAAAGTGTAGGAACCGCCCACAAATCCCATCGCCAAAAATACATCTGGGGAAACCGCTTCGACGGAGATGTATTTTCGGTAGACACCAAAGCAAAAGCCACCTCTATCAATATTGTCTAGATCATTGAATCGATTGCATGCGTTCTGAGCATCGAATCTCGACGGGTAATTGATGGTGTATGGTACTGGCGTGAAGTAGTAGTATCCAACAATACTCCCGTCTCCTGCTAGCCCCCCAGTAGTTGGATATGTAGAATATATCTCTGCTTCTGGCTGACGCTCCGCATACTGATTGTCCTGTCCACACACACAGTTTGCCTGTTGAAACAACCGTTCTCCATTCTCAGCGTTGACTTCTGATCCAAACAAACAGGCTCCATTCCCACCGCACATGCTCTGTAAATTATCACCATCAAAACCAGGGCAAATCTGCCTACATTGTGAATTACCAAATCCAACGTTGCAGGTATCGCAAGTGAACCCAGCCCATTGGCCGTATATGAAGTCAGAGAAGCATGTACACAACGCACATCGCGCTGTATTGTTTCCAGTGATTTGACATTGAACTGGCAACTGTTTCTCTTGTGTAGTCCCTTTGTCTAAAAAGAAGGTAGCATCAAATCTAGGATTGTATGAAAATTCCACACATTTACCAGCAAATGCAGACCATATCTGACCACCAGTACAGTTTGCCGTCAAGATATTGATGGTACGAATAACTGGAGCCTGGGTCTTGTCGTCAAATCTAGCACCATTCTCACTCATACATAAAGTTGGAGGCAATTTCGTCATGTGTGTAAATACCCGCCCATCTTCGGGGCTCTGTAATTGATATATCTCATCTGTTCCAGTGGATAACTCCACGCATCCATCGTACATGTAACATACATTACTTTCCACTGTATAAAATGCACACTGGTCGGTGACACGACATACCTCCGCGCAACTGTTCAGATCAACGTCTTTGTTGACTGGAGTAAATGGCGCGAAAAAGACTGAACGTTTTTTTACGCACATAGACTGAGAATATACTCCGCATGGTTGGGATGATTCCGTGTTAGTGTTGTAGTATATGGTAGTTCCCTGTGCATAGCATCCTCCAGGGTTCCCCGTCGTATCAGCTAAAGCCAGTGCGACACCCTTAATAGCGGCGTACCGTGCACAATCTTCTTGTGAAGCAGACCCATCTGGTGTGCCAAAGTCTACTTCATAAAATTCATCTCCAATGTCTCTTTTTCGTCTCGTAATCGTTTCGTAGCATATTTTGTTTAAAGAACATTCGTGTGTCGTGCTTTGTTGATTGAAATAGATCTTACCATCGGTAAACAAAAAGCAACCCGTTGGATCTCCACTGTAAAAATCAGTTAAGTATTGTTTTCCTGCCCGTTGTGCGATCAGGCGACATTCTGGCTCTGTAACACTACCTTTGTTTCTATCTGGTTTACCGATGGTCTTTTCATGTATCACCTTGTTTAATTCGCCAGTACATTCCGTCTCTAAACCTACTAATCGATATGCCTCTGTTCTATCTTCAACCAAAGCATTGTTGAATTTGGATACCGCCATGTAGGTACCCGGAGTATCAGGTATCAATGCATAGTAGCCACCACAGTCTGGGTCGTTGTCACAGATATCAATGATAACACTCTCGTTGGCTGGACCAGCGATGATGTTGGAGACGTACTCTTTTGTTGGGGGGGCACCAGATCTTTTTTTGATGCAACTCGTGTCAGTTGTTTTTCGGACACATTCACCGTCAGACGCACAAGCATAAGTGCTTGTAAAATCAGAGTTCCAACTGTAAAGAAAACCAGGGGGAGGGTACAATGAACACCCTGGTGGATATTGGCTGCTTGGGTATCCACTTGCTACCACGTCATCCATGGTATAAGTATTTCCGCTAACATCGCCATCATCTGCTAGTTGTTGACACTCTGCCTTTGTAAGATGATCCCCAGACGCGCTGCCAGAACTAAACTTGTTTATTGTGACCGGTTCGTCGCAAGCCGTGGAGGAGATCGCCTGTGAACAGTCGTTGAAGTATACGCCCGAAGTTTTCTTGTAACAACCCTTGGGATGTGTTGCCCCATCGGTAGAACAACTGACCGAATTGAAGGTTAGCGATTGTTCTGTAGCAAACGCCTCACATTCAGTGGCGCTCATAGTTGAATCACCGCTGCCGATAGATTCCTCGAAATAAATCCAATAATAATTAAAGTTTCCCGTCCATATCAAATCACCCGTCTGGTACCTCCCTACGTTCTCACTATAGTTGAATCCAATTTGCCTATGGTAGATGACTACTGGATCTACTTGTTTAATGTCTTTTTCGATGCACATGTTAGATGTTCCACAACTCACTGAAGTAGCCGCATCATTAAACTTAATATCATCACCACTCTTCAAGCATCCAGTTGGTCTAGCACTGTCGTCAATACGTTCATACGACTTTTCAACGCATCTATTTGTGGATGAACATGCTACACTGGCACACAATGCACATTCAGTATTGTATACCACCTTCTGTACCACATTACCGTTCATTATTGTCACACAACCTTTTGCTATCGTATTGTCATCTGCATCCTCGTACATGGAACTACCGTAATTCTCTGCTACGTAGCGTTGGCATTCTTCCCTGGTGACTTCCATGGATGGCAAGCCACTTTGTACTTCAATGTATGGTTGAAGCAGTACCTTATCGGCGTAGAAGTAACACTCGTACTCGCGCATTTGCATGCTGCTGTTAGTAGTTGGTGTACCACTCTCCGTAAAGATAAACCCATCCCATTCGGTCAACGGCTCGTAGCCAAAGGTAATTCCCTCTTTCCCCATGTAATCATGGATGCTAATTACCCCGGGTACCTCATCTACCCCTTCACATAGACATCCATTTTCACATGTTACATCTGTTGTCCTGTCGTTGAACATGACGGTGTTGCCATCTAGTATACAGCCGGTCGGTTTGGTGTAGTCATCAATCGTGAAGGGGTGTCTGTTCAAATAATATAGGCTTTGGTAATCCTTCCATTTCTTACATGGTTCAATGGATGGTGAGGCGCATAGACTGGTCTCACGTAACATGTAAATCTTTGTCAAATCCAAAAAGCCTATGTCATTGATCACAGAGTAACCTAAACCTACTGATTTGGAAGCGGGTAGTGGACAATCAGGTTGTTCATTTGTTATTCGTGTGGCCGCTACACCATTGATGTAAAATGTCTCGTTAAATTCAGCAAAAATATCCCTGTAAATCTGTACCTGTGACATACCACATGTACCGTGACCAGCGCATATGTTCAAATCACCTTCGTTGAATCCAGGGCATGTAAATTGACATATTTCACCTGTATATCCTATGTCGCACTGGCATTGACTTTCTAAGTTACAGACACCGTGTCCTGAACACACCTCCGTCATATCCTGACGCTCCGGGTGGTAGCCTGGACAGGTTAAGTTACAGTTTTCCCCACGGTATCCAGTCTGATCCAATTTTGATACCATGAATTCACTGTTTTCGATTGTTTCACCACCAAAGATATTAATTTGGAAGCTTGAACCAGTAGCAGCATCGGTACCGCGAATGACCTTAGCGGGATCACATACACAGCTACCAGTGATGGCACATCGACCGTGCCCACTACATGGTATCTTTGTTTCTGGATCTACCTCAGGACATTCTTTAGCACAATCATAATTATAATTCCAACTCGAGTCATGTAAATTTCCCAACAACACCGTATCGTGGAAATCACATGGTTTACCAGAGCATTGGTACTGAGAAGGGTCAGCTTTCCAGGAATCGTGCACCGTTGTCCAATTCTCTCCTGTGGTGGAAGTATCTAAATAGTAACGGGTGAAAGCCTCACGGCCCTGCATCAAACGAATTCTAAATATATCTTCCTGTGCTTTGTCGTAGTGTTCATTGCCAGGCTGCACATTCAACAGGCTAGTTGGTAACTCATACACTCGTTCCAACTTACGTCGAATATCTCCCTTCCATGTCTCGTATTCCACGTGCTTTTCTATTGTCCATGGTGGTAAGCATTGACACAATCCTCTGGCGGCGTCACATTGGCCGATCTGTCCACCGCACGTTCGCACATTTATGGTACCTACCATATTGGGATGGACAGTACATAAATAATAAAAAACACCAGTTTTTGTAAATGTAACCGTGGCTGGAGCGTTGTGTGAAACGTCAGTCCAACCGCCTACAGAGGTGGTAGGAAGTGAAAACCATGATCCAGTGTAACATTCTGTACAATCAGAGGTGGAAACAACACGCAATGGATGACCAGAAGTCGTCCTTTCAAAGGTTATCGGTGTATTTGAACAAACCATAATTTCTGGGTCGTTTTCACCGTCGTAAACAAAGTGATTTGTACCACTAGTCGAAAATTGTAGTGTTTCTGGTGTGGCTACGTAAGAATATGTAGTGTTCACACATGCAGCACACGGTTGGTCACAATTCGAAGTACCTTCTGAAGCAAAGCATTCGCATTCCCCTATCAATTCTATGAGTTCGTTAGGAAACGGTCCCTGTGCCAGTTGCTCTTCTTGTTCTTTGGTGTATCTACATATTCCGACGCCACTGTCGATACCACAGGGACTACCATCGGCCGCTATGTTACAGAATAAGTCGCATGAATCTCCAGTCATACCCACTTGTTTGGAACAGTCACATTCAACTGCTGAACAAATACCTGGATGTGTATTTTTTGCTACATCGTTACACCAATTCAGCCAGTTTACATTGTTACATCCTGATACAGACAAAGGTATTTCGCTGTTTGAGGAGAAGATAGTATCTCGTACAGCACATTGGTCATAGTTGATGAAGTGCTGGTAGCACGATGGATCGCAATAAGTCTTCATATCGGAGGTGACAAAAGCATCATCAATTGCAGTACACTGTGTCTGCCAATTGACACGTAAATTAGATAAGACACATGCCTTTGTGGTATCGATAGGTCTTATCCATGGATCACATTCCGTTGGATAGTCCTCTAATAAGTTGTAAGTCAATGCACCACACTCAATCGGTTCATTCAGTTCTTCCTTGAATTTACAATATCCTGTCCAATTCAATGCATCCATACCTTGTAAGATTTCGATAGTAGTAGTAATACCAACAAACTTTTTCTGCTCTTTTCTATGCTCGCATACATCAATAATATTGTGTTGAGGCTCCACTGTTGTAGGATAGATGACGTTGGTCAGTAAATCGATACATTTGTCTCTATAGTCTACGTCGAAGTCACATAAGATGTAATTAGAACAAGCAGACACAACAGGCGGGGGAGCTATGGATTTCGAAAAAATAATTTCGTCGTAGTAGGTGTCGGCTGATCCAGGTTCAATATAAATGGCAGATATGTCAGTCACAGCTCCACAACCACTACATAAAAACCCGTCAGTTTTTGTATTTCCATTATAGTGTAATGTTACGGAGCTAGATGTCAAACTGTAGTGAATGGATACCTTGAGGTTCAACCATTCGTTAATATTGTACATGAAATCATCGTTACACGTTGGTTGGTCTACTGGACACGACTGCAATGTATCAATAGCATTCAGTTGTATTTGACCCTGATGTAAAAAGACTCGAAAGATTTCGTGACTTCCACTCTTCACGGAAATAGATGCGGAAGAGCGTATCACACTGTTCGTCTTGACCCAGAAGGAAAATAAGTCACCATCACGTTGATCCTGCTCTAAATAAATGGCGGCTGGTTGTTCATTCTCTTGAATAGCATTTGCTCCAAAATTATCATGAAATAGCACTGCATTACTGCCCTTACAGTATGAAAACCAATTCATATCTCTGGCTGCCTCTAAACACACATCCCGATTTACTAGCGTAAAATTACCTATACATTTGTAAGTGGAAAAGCTCAGCGGTACCACTTCCAATCCAAATTTACATGTAGCGTTCAATACCCCCAATGTTGAACAGATGGCGTCTCCTTCAAAAGTATGGCACGAGTCTCCGTCGTTACATGCCGATATACCGTTGACATTGCAAGCATCTGTTGGTAGCTGGCACATAGGGAAAATGCTTTCCGCATTCGAGCAGGTTTTTTCTAACAAGTTCTGTACTTGTTGTTCCAACGCATCCGATGGCCGGTCTACACATCCTTCATCGGTCACAAACATTTTGCCTGATGGGCAGCTGTTTGGTGTGCATGTCGTACCGGTAAGTGTGGCATCGGCAATACATTGTATGCATGCACCAGCAGCATTAACCTGAGCACAGTTGGGCGATTCCTGTGAGGCGCATGTGCCTCCAATACACACTTCGGACTGACATCCAGCGTCTTTAAAACAAGCTTCTCCTACCACTTGGTTGACGCATCCAACGTTATCCAGCCAGTACGATACTCCTGTACAGGAAGAGTTGTCGTAGATACATTTAGAATTTTGTTTTATGCTTCCTGGCAAACAATCACACGTCCCTTGATTATTACATTTCTCACAGTTTGTAGTATTGGTGCCAGAAGCACAACAAGTGCCTTCGTAACATTCGTTGGAAGTACAGTCGGCGTTATCCACACAGTTTTCACCCATCTGTGATTTCACCGCGAATAAATTTGATAGGGTCACGTTATCTACGTCTACTACCTCCTCCACAACGATGCATCCTTCGTGTCTATTATCAATCGCTTCTTCCAATGTAGTATACTGTGTTTGCTGTCCATCACAGTCCACATAAAATGGTTTCCACACAGTATCCAAAGACAATGCCTCTGTTGAACAATTATCAGTATGCTGTATTCTGTTGTTACAGATATATAACTGGTCTGTTCTAATGTGAGACACTTCCACCTCAAACATTTTCAAATAATTGTCACAAAACTGTGTTGCGTCCATATCCAAATTAGGATATTTTCTTGTGAATTGTTCAAACGTTTCTGCTATGGTATCGTGAAGTTCAACTGCTGTATCGCCTCTGTACGCTTCAGTGACCTTAAATGGAAACCTCGATTTATCCTTTTCGTAGCAATAATTGAGCTCATGTGTCACTGTGTAGGTAGAAGGACAATCAACATTACTAACCGTTAGTTTGCCCACCATATTCGGATGAGCGTCACATACATAATAATATACACCTGGGTCTGAAAATGATATATCTGAAGGTGATCCATAAGTACTGTCTGTCCATCCTGAAACTGTTGAAGTAGGTAAAGACGTATATGTACCAGTTTCACAACCTGTGCAATCACTGTCTTTGACTACACGTAAGGTATGACCAGCATCAACACGGTTAAATCGGTATTTTTGATTTACACACAATTTAATCTCAGGATCATTTTCCCCGTTGTACACGTAATGATCATTATTCACATGTGAAAAATCTAAAATCGTGGTACCAGCTTCTTCAACATAACTCACACATGACTGTGAAATGGTTTGTCCATCTTTAATAAGCGAACAGTATGTCTCCCAGTCACTTTCACATACTGGCAGGGGGGTTTGAGCGGTCTGAATGTCGTTGCACCATCCATGCCAATCCGTTCCATCTAAAAAATTTCGACAAGTGTCGTCTCTCATACATTCCTTTCCCCTCGCTTTGACTGGGCGTTGCAATGCTAGAATATAGTAGCAGTCTTCGTTGGCGAAGTTGGAGGTAGTACACCCAGGCGGCGAATCCGCTTTATGGCAAAATGGACCTTTCTCGGCGCTCCAATCCGAGGATCCACTGAGAATAGCTTGAATCGCAAAGCTTGTTGTACAATCATTATCTGAAGTACATGTGGCATGTCCTCCATTAGGATCTTGAATTTTATTAATTTCACAGTCTCCAAAGCCGTTGCACACCTCTGACTGTGCCCATGGTGGGGTTTTACAGTTGTACTCACACATTTCACCGTAAAATGTTTTTACCGGAGGATCTTCCAACGTTCCATTCACTTCTCCATTTGCAACTCGAATCCTAAAATCTTTTCTTTCTTCATCGGTATATGCGTCTTGAGGGTTACATTCACATGAGTAAAGTGCTCCGCTATCGCCAACATATTCATACTCAAATTGCATCAATTCTTGTAATTGATTGACCTTACACTCTCCGTGCCCCGAACATGTAAGTCCATTCGAACCTGTACATTGAATATTACATTCAACACCTGTGTAACCGTCTTCGCATAGACATTCCCCGCGTGGACCACATGTTCCATGTCCCGAACACTGAACACAGTCTACTACGCCAGTAGCACATATAGCCGGGAAAGTACCGGAATAAGGAGCATCTGCAATATCGGGTGTACAAAAGTTGGAGCAGCCGTGGTCACTATGAATATCTTCAGGAAACCAACCTGTTTCACAACTTAAACAGAAATTTTCATCGTCTAAATGTTTCTTATTATCGGGACCATGACTACAATGACAAAGAGTCTCTCCGGTTATTCCCCAATCTTCATTACAATCACCCAGGTTGTTACATGTTTGAGTTGAACAGTACAGCTCACATGGAACCTTCACACCATCTGGTAATCCATATTGATCAACTGTTGTTATCTTAGGCACGTACCCAGCAGCACAATCTAAACAATTATCCGACGGTTCGTAATTAGAGAAATGTGTTGTTATTTTTCCATCGTCAAACACTTTTATCTCGCCAAAACACTCACATATTACACGTTCTTGTCTCTTTGCAAAGTCCAGAACAGTACAAGTGCCCCTCCCATAACATCCTATGCCACTTGCTGAGGGTTTACCATCTGAATCGCAGTAAAATTGGCAATTTGACCCGTAGTAGTTTTCCTTACATTGACGACAGTGTTCTCCACCCCAATTTCCAATACATTGGCACTGAGCGTTGCCCATACAATTACCGTTTCCACTACAAGTGATAAAGTCAGAACAAGAACAGGCTTCTCCAACCCATGTAACTCCTCCAGCTGGACTGTTACACGCACATACACCCACGTTGTCACATGTACCGTGGCCAGAACATGCCACAATTTCCCCAGGGCATTCAATTTCACATGCATCCCCACGAAATTTCTGATTACAGTTACAGCTAGTAGTAGGGGTACCAGTGTAATTTACTAAGCATTGACCATGGTTAGAGCAAGGTACTCCATTAACTTCCATTCCAGGACAGGGCACACTACAGTCTGTACCTCTCCAACCGTATTCGCAAGCACACGTAGGCACTCCTGCAATCTTCTCGCACACACCGTGCCCACTACATATTTTTCCATTGTCCGCTATGGCACAGGTTTGTGAACAACCACCGTTTGGACCGTTAAAGTAATTTTTCTCACAGTCACAATTACCTGTTGCACCACACAAGCCATGGCCAGAGCAATAGTTGCATGTGCCCCCGTTGTCTTGAATGTTTCTACATACCGCAGCATCTGCTGTTAGTGTAGAAGCGAATAAATCCGACTGAACCAGATTAGAGTTGCAAGTTTTATCGCACACCGCGCCGTAAAATCGATTCTGACATGGGCCTTTGCATGACGTCGTATTCTCAGCATAACATAGTTGACATTTGTGACCGAAACGCTTCGTACCAATAGGACATCTACAACCGTACAGTGACCCGGCTTTTGGAGTAGTGCCGCCAACCATGCACTGTCCATGCGCACAATCACATTCACCACAGTATTTTCCTTTAAAAGGTGTATTCATACAGTTACAACTAGCGGTGGCTTTGTTAAAACTACTACCATGTTGGCACGGCACTAGCATGTCGTCGAGATTGTTTATGACACTCTCTAATCCGAGTGATATTAGCACAATGACTGCCGCTCCAACCAGAGCAATAATTAATAAATTGGGGAGTTTTTGACTCATATTATATTTATCTGGTATTAGGTATTTATAGTAGTATAGAAAGATTTAAATTATTTTTTTAAAACATTTTATAGTTCCGACTTAATAATATTGAGTCTTTATTTTTTCTTCATTTATATCAAGAGTATAATCAACAGCATTGTGTGGTATGAAATGAATAGATGCTCTAATTAAACACGTATATATACATCGTTGTTTTAATCAAATGGAACTAAATAAAAAAATACAGTATCACCCCACCTTAAAAATAATGTGTAATACATGGCTGAAACAGGATTTGACACATAGAGCGATCCAATTTTTACTGTATGTTGCTATACTTCATAATGATGCAAGATTAGCAGACTATTGTATTAATAGGGGAGGAGATATAAAAAAAGGACCAGAAAAATGGTACTTACGTTTTTTGGGGAATATGAAATCTCCAGCACTGAAATAGCATTGTACCTGCTTAAAAGTTGTGTGATAGTTCCTGGATTCAAATGTGGTTACGGCTGATGTGTGTATGCTAATTGTTGTGCGTGAAAAATTTTAAGCAAGTTGGCCGTCTGCTAAAATTATTATTTTTTTTTTATTATTTTTTTCACTCTATTATTCCTATATTACGCATACACACACATACCCAGATACACTAACAACAGTTTGGTCGGTATGTGGAACTGTTAATTAAAGTAAATAAAAGAAAGAAAAGAAAACAAAGAAGTAAGTTCATTCAACAGAACGATTATTAAACATTCGAGCAACATGATCGCCCATCCAATCCATTTACACTCTACGATGACCGACAGACTTCAAATTGCAGATTTGGCAAAAGGCGCTGATTCGCATCAGCCAAAGATCCATGCCTATTATATGGCCGCTGCGTTGAAGCAGTTGATGGATGCGTCGGAGGACGAACCGACGATGGAAGAATTTTTACATCTGGCGGAAAAACTAACCAGTCAGCATCCAAAAGGCGTACCGTTGCCTAGCGTAGAAGAAAGCCTTGTCGGAAACCCACATTTTGGTCGTGTAGATGAACTTTCTGCCGAAGAAAAACGTGAGTTAGAGCCACTGCCATTGGTCACAACAAGTTCTTTCGAAATGTACCTTGAGAAGGAGATACCTAAGTTGCCTGAGAGCAAACCAACCGTATCCCACAAGCCATTTACTTCACCCGATTTCTTAAAGGAAGCACGACGGGCTCAACGGAAAGCTCGCATTGCAGTTCGTAGGTTGGAGGACGCGAAATACGAAGCTGAGCGCGAAACAGTAAATACTAAACCACCTTCTGACCCCTATGCGGCAGTGAAAGCAAAGAAAATCCAGGAAGAACAAGAGGAGAGAAAGTTTCAGGTTCAAAATCCACACAATGGATTAGCAACCCGTGTGCGTGTTACAAGCACAAAGAAACCGAACAAAAAGCGTCGTAGACGTTAGATTGAAGTTCCTCTGACTATATAAACTAGCTGTGAAATAATAAATGCTACGCGTTACTATATTTTCTACTCTCATTGTACTAGCTTCGGCTATCTATGAACTGAATCCAGATGCAACCGTTACAATTATCCCAATACGTGTTGATAAGAATCTTACAATCATTGATAATTTTTTTCAAGATATAGACGCCGTTTTAAATGTTGAAAGACAAAAGCTACCTAAGTCGGATCACAACTATTATCCGGGTCATCGATATGAACTTTTAAAACGGCCAGATAATCCATATTTTGAGGGAAAAAAATGTGGATTTAGTGAGATTACGACGACACCAGAGGAAATGCAGGAACCACAAAAAATACCGCATTGTGATGGTAAAAATTGGAGAGCTTTACTTGTCTATTTGCAGGATCGACCTTTTGATGGCACCGCACTGTATATGCACCGTGAGTCTCGCGGCCTTGTGTGTACGCAGGGCACACCACTTTTACGGGATGAGTTGAAGTATATAAACAATACGGATCGGTACATGAATGGTTCAAATGATAGATGGGAAATGATTTACAAAGCAACAATGAAAAAAAATAGAGCAGTAATATATGATGGTGATCTTTATCACTCAGCTGATATGGAAAAATTCGTTGAAGGTAGAATGACGTTTGGATGTTTTGAACCTATACCAGATGCAGTTCATTGGACATTTGATGTATTTGCTTAAAAACTACTGTTTAAATTAAATGAATTATTTTCCTCTCCCACCCCTGCCAGACTGTACTCACTGACCCTACGCTCAAAGAAATTGGTCTTCCCTTCCAAACTAATCATTTGCATGAAGTTGAACAACTGTGGTAACTTACTGTTGTAAATGTTTGCATACCCAAGGGCTCGCATCAAGTTGTCCGCAACGAATTCTACATACTGGCACATCAATTCCGCATTCATCCCGCGTATTTGTTTGTCTGGTAAAATTTCTCTCACAAAATCCTGCTCCAATCCCACCGCCGACTTAACAATAGCTTCAACCTCCTCCTGTGGTAATTTTGGGAAATGCTTGTACAGATCAACTGCAAAATCTCTATGCAACCCTTCATCACGACTTATAAATTCATTGGATAAAAATAGTCCCGGCATCTGACAATCGCCTCGATTCTTGAAGAAAAAAATTGCACAAAAGCTGGAAGAAAACATGATCCCTTCTACACATGCAAAGCTTATCAATCGTTTGCTAAAGTCCGTTAATTTGTCTTCTGTATCGTTTCGTTTCATTTTAGACAATGCCCAGTCAGCTTTTGCTTTTGTTGAAGCATGATTTTCAATAGCTTGAAACAATTGATTGCGTTGTTTCTCAGTAGGAGCAAACTTCTGGATCAACAATGCATATTGCTGGCCGTGTATCGTCTCGATTGCATTCTGAATAGTGAAAAAACTACGTGCCTCCGATGCCATACATTCTGCCTGAAAGTTCAACATGATATTTTCCACAACTAGACCATCGCTGGCGGCAAAAAAGCCCAGAATTTGCAACAAAAATTGTTTTTCAGATTCATTTAAATTGTTCCATCCATCTAAATCTGATTCCAAATCTACTTCATTTGTGTTCCAGAACACTGCTAACTGCTTCTCATATCTTTTCCATAAGTCAGAATGTTTAATAGGGAAGATGACAAATCTACTAGAATCGTCATTTAAAATATGACTCATTTTATTATAATAAACTTAATTTATATAGCTTCGTAAAATAAAATATAAGGAACTCTTGTTGAAGCAGGCAAATCTTGTATATTGTTGATACTGTTGTCATTGCAGACTACCCACATATCATCCTTTCGAAGACAAGTACTGGTATAATGGCCCGCGTAGACCGTCCCAGAATGGTTACAGAGACATGTTAATTTGTACGGTTTCTTGTTGATGGCAATATTTTTCTCTATGTTTAGCGCCGTATTTATTTTGTTTACTCCATTAAAACGTTTTAAATGCAATACTATTAATGTTGGACACTCTTTTATCGTTAAAATTTTTTTAGAGGGCTGTCTACGTTTGCACTTTTCACAGTCTATCGGATCCTTAAGTTCTTCGTAACTTTGGTAGTTATCTAACATTGACGAAACACTTTGTTTATCTACAGTAGCGTCCATCTCCAACGATAAAGATATAAATGGGTGGCAACTGACCGAATGGTTCCCACATAAATTGCATGTGACAGTGGATTCTAAGTTTCCTTTGAATGGATTGTTTATCTTTGGAAATTTTGCAACCGGGAAGGTTTCAAAAAAAGTGTCAATAACGTACAGATATAATTCATGTGCATCGCATTGTCTCAGTAATCGAAATTGACTGCTGCAAACGGACAGACTCTGTATAAAGATGTGAAGGTCTCTGGGATCAGCGTCTGCATATAAGAGCTCTACAAAACTCTCCATTAACTGCTCCTTTTTGTTATTGTCCTTTGCATTAACTCTATGATCACGTAACATAAATACTAAAGGTTTAGAATATCGTAAACATTGAAGAACGGAATTAATGTAGCATGTGTTCCCGAAATTAGGCAACCCTAACTTTAATCTACTCATAATTTATTCTTAATTGTAAATATTAATACTTATATATGAACTTTTTTACTCTCACTTTGAGCATATTGATACAATTCAACAGCTTTTTCTGCTGATGATCCTATCGTTTCACGTATGGCAGCCATTATATTATTCTTACTGGCGGTGAATGGTGTTTTACTTATGGCGTATAGATCAAGCGTATTTGTCTCTGGTAAACACGTGCTAAGAAACTGACTCCGCCTTATGATCAATTGACCGTTCATTGTCACTCCATTTTTCATAATGTAGAGGCACGCTGGCACAAATATCTTAAAGTTGAATTGTGATGGGCTTGTCTTTCCTTGTTCCGTTTTGTACAAGATCATTTTCCAGGTACCAATTAATTCTTTGGTATACTTGAAAATCAAGAAATCTTGTTCTCTCTGTGTCTTTTCCAGAAACTCTAGTCTAGATGGCCGTTTTCTCATTTGATTCAAGTATATTGTTATCATTTGTATATAATTTTTTGGCCTATTATTTTTCTCGGAATGCCTCTTGTACTTGTTTACTAGCTTTTCAGCATCCCGCCTTAGCTCTGTTAACTTGTGGAGCTCAGAATTTTCACGCGTGATGGAAAAAAGAAAACTGTGTAATATATTCTTTGCTATCAATTTACACTGTTCAATTTTCATGTTGTGTACGCCACTGGTTTTTGATAGTGTTCCATTTGTTTCCCTGGAATATTTCAACGGATCACTCTTGTCAGCAGTCATGCTAGTTTGTACACGATTTGCTACACCATATGTTCTGACTTGTTCTGATGAGAATTGCATCCCAGTGATGCAGCATGTTTCAATTGACTCACATAAAATCTTCTCCCCGTTACAGTTCGCATGGCAATAATGTATTTTTCCTGTGTTTTGGCAACAGAAGATACTACTGACTTTTTGATGCAACGTATTCTGTGGATGTAGTCCAGGAACAGGTTTTATAAATTTACATACGATAAAAAAACGCGAATCCAACGCGTGGATTTCAACTGGTAAATGTCGAATTATGCAAGTTTTCGCATTACAGATGTGCTCATCGCTGTTAGGTCTTTGTGTCACCGCCGCGATTTGCAAAGCTACCACATTTGGATCTGGACAAGTAAACATGTTTTATTTGTTTTGTTAAAGTGTTGTTTATATATCTATATATTTTTTAGTATTTTATCTGTTGGAAAGTGTGTATGCTTTCTTAAAACGTTGTGTTGGAGCAATAAGTAGTAGTTATATTAATAATATTTTTTTTTAAGAACTTCAAAATTTATCCTGTCTTTTAAGCAGGTTTTCTAGTTGTAATTTCATAATATACATCTTAATCATCAGATGGGCGCACCAGTGGGTTATTAACATTGACCTCAGAGCCACCTCTAGCAGCTGGTACCTCTTCAACTACCCATAAGTCTTTGTCTACATCATATTTTTCATTAGGTTCGGTTTTTGTGGTAGAACATAACACTCTAGCATACTTCGGATAAAATATATGTTTTCCATACATATGTTGAGAGTTAAATAAAATACTTCGTATCATTTGAAAAAGAAATAATATATTTAAATACTAAGCACAAGCTGTTAATGTAATATGATCAATGGTTGACATAATTCTTTTTTTTTTAAACAAGTCTCTCTCCAACCGCTCCACCAACATAACAGACTCTTTTGCGCCGTGCTTATCTCCAATAAACACGCGAAAATTATGGTGCCTTCGATTTTGAATTTTCTTCAGGACTTTTTCATATATCTCTTTTTTGTATAACGCTTTAACACCTTCCTGTTTAAAGTATAATTTTTGTACTACTTTACTAATACCAAATCTTTCTTTTCCTGCATAAGCTGGAAACTCATCTCTGATGTCAAAATATACATCGTTTTTTTTCAGCTTTATCTCTAGGTAGTTGTGTCCAAACGAGCCGATATACATTTTACTATTCTCATATAAATATTTATAGTCACGCATGTAAAATAATGGCTGGGTCAAAAAAGATGCTGTAATCCATGCTATTTATTTAGTATACCAATCAGTACTTATAGTAATATTAAATCGGATTATATCGTGAATAAATTCTTCGATAAATTGATAGGTCGAATTACTATACGGTATCATTACTAGACCATGAACTTTATCTTTCTTAAAATCATCCCATACTTTTTGCATTAGTCTACCCTCGCTGTAGTGGGCGGACGGCAAAAAATAGGATGGATTTAAGACTGTTCTATTTCCGTAAACAACAGCAGTGTCATGAATTAGTAGATTTGTATCACTTAGACTACAAATAGTGTCTACTATGAAATTTGATGTTCCTGGCTTTACATAGGGAATAAATTTATAGTAATTCGACTGCTTCACGTAGTGTAGCAACGGTGCCGGAATTGAATTTAATGAATTTGTTGCTATAATTGTGGGAATACGCAATTCGTTTATTTTGGTAATGATGGGTACCGTATAATTATTCATCTCCCCAAACAAACATATGGTTACATCTCTGGATATAGACTTATCTATATTGAAACTAGCAAAAAGATATTTCGCAATTAAAGGCAGAACAACAAGAACTCCAAAAGCATATAAATCATTCATTTAATACACAAAGAAAAACTTATATAGGATGGCGCTTCAACAAAACGTTTACAACCATTTGGATAACCGTAATTCAGCAACTTGCTGGGGGTATAATGACCAATTGCGAATTGACGTTCTTGAGAAACACAAAAATGAGATTTGGGAAGAAAGAGAACGCAGCTACACAGCAGAGTTAGGAAAAAGCAGAGAAGAGGCTAAACGGCTATGGAAACGTGAAAAAGATAAGAGTCAACGAAACGTTTCAAGTCCTATGCCTTGCACCCATCCTTTGGCTAAGCGTTGCTTTAATGACTACTGTCGTCGAGAAGTGAGTTGGGAATGGGGAGATTCTAAAAACTGGTGTTGTGGAGACCGTTGTGTGGAGATGCTAGCGGGTCCCTATGCCTCACATAAAATGAAGATGAACTGCATTCGTATGGAATTGAAGCGTTACTGGGCGGGCCTTGAGGCAGAACTAGATGGGTTAAACAATTTTGAAACTACGTTCGACAGTGATTATTCACCAATTACATTTGATTCTCCAACTTCAGTTTTGGACACCATTGAACACGACGGTATGTTTGATATAGAAGATATTATGCCTCTGGATTCAAACTCTGTAGACCTATATTGCTATGAGTCACTCTCTACTGAACTCAAATAAGTAGGATGCAAAGCTTTATTACTAGATTAGTTTACGAAAAGGAAGAAAAACATGTGATAATGAGATATCATAATCCGTTGTACACAGCGATACTTTTGTTTACGCATCCGTTTTGTTGTTGTTTAAAAAATAAAAATAAAGATATTTAATTACTATTAGATCTTATTCTTTTATTTTTACAGCTCTTACTATTACTACGTTCAAGCTTTGTTTCCCGGTACTCTTCATATAAAAGTTTGGCATTCTTTGCTTTTCTTTCTGCCCTTTTTATCTTCTTTTTATAATATGGAGATCCTTTTCTTACCGTGCAATAATGTTTTGAATTATCGAAAATACCTAAATCCAACGCCCTCTGAGACTCCTGGCGAGCACCTCCGCATATAGTTTGACCCATAACTTATTTATTAGATACACTATGCCTTATATAGTAGTCGTAAAATATCATACTACAGCTACAGCACAGTGGTTTTTAAGCAGGTTAATATACATCTATTTTAAGCAAGTTTTTATGTAACTAGAGAGAGAGGAGAAATTGATTTCCCAATACTACGCTGGGATTAGTAGGAAGCCCATGCTATTACCACAGTCATTGTCGGAAACCAAAATAAAAAAAATTCTAAAAAGTACAAAAAAACCTGCTTTAAAGCTATAATAAATTTTCTATCTTTTTTCCTAAAAGCTAAATTTGATGTTCCCAACTTGCGCATACATACGTATTTCCGTGCACATTGTAGAATAAGAAACACAAAACGTTGTTCAACAAAACGATTATATAAATTAAAAGACATAAAGATAAGTTACTCACGACGATGGTGAAAGAAAGTAAAACGTTACATCCAATTTTGTCGGTAGTGTCGCCTCCGCAAAGTGTATACGCTAGGCAATTTGTTTATGAGAAAAACGGTGAGAAGAAATTGAGCTATAGTTACATTGCCGCGACTGAAGCTGAAGTTTTCGAACAGTATATCGAACAAGGTACACGAACCATTTGCGAGGTGATTGATGCAAAAAAGCCATGCCGCCTCTATATTGATATCGACGTGAATTTGAAAGAAACTCCTGGCATCAAAGTATACGACTGTTGGAAGGCAGTGAAACCTGTCATTGTGGGTCATTTCAATATCATGTTTCCTGGTATACCAATTGATTATATTGTAATGGACAGCTCTTCCAGTAAAAAGGGAAGTTTACATATTGTTATCAAAATAAAAGGCCATCTGTTTACAAATGCTAGCCATTGTGGAGCGTACATGAGGGTATTGAAAAAGTTCATTGAAACAGAACACAAAGACGTTGAAGGAGCCTTTTCCTTCTTTGACCTAGGCATTTACACCAGAAATAGGTTGTTTCGGATGTTGGGTCAGACCAAAGCCGGACAAAAAAGGTATCTTAAATCGCATTTGGATTTTACGTTTGACAACTGGCGCGACAGTCGGGTATGTCCAGTGTCTTCACCACACGTTGAATTAATCCAGTTAAAAGAGCCTGACGGTGGTCCGCCTGTGTACACGAGCGGTAGCAGTTACGGTGCCGGACAATGCACGATGGTCTCAGGCTGGGTACCAAATTGTGTACGTGGCGGCGATATTTATCGATTTCTATGTGAAGAAGTTGGTCATATCGAACGAATGGTATTTACCGGTGAGAATATGAAGGTCGTATGCAATACATCAAATCGCAGTTGTATCTTCCAACGGAGAAGACATAAGTCCAATGTATTGTACATCGTGATTGATTTAATCAACAAATCATTTCACATTAAATGTCATTCACAGCATTGTAAGAAAAGACGCTCAAAAATAAACTTTTTTGACGAGAGATTGTCGAAAGTGATTGAAGATTGGATGTGCACTCCGATTACTTCAAAACCCATCTAAAATATCGACAGTAATTTCTAAGTCTTTGTAAATAACTTTTGAAAAGTTTGTGTTGAACAATTTCTTTAATAAATCGTTAGTTTGGTACGTCTGTGGTAGGTACCATGGTTGTTCGATAAAGAACTGGCGCATTTTCTCTTGTAAGAGCTCATTAAACCACCTCAATTTAAAATAACTATTACATAGTTGTTGATACTTTTTTTGAAAAACTATATGATGTATACTCTCATCTTTATGTTTGCATATTAGTTGAACGCCAGATTCGCTAAGAGGTATTTTTACTTTATCTATACAGCATTCACTATTTTTTGGTATAGAATTGATTTGTTGTATCAATGTACTTTGGTGTATGATCCCGATAGCCCTCTTCAGCTTCGGAATATTGTAGGTATTTCCACAAATTTCAGCTCTCATTTTATTGAACGCGATTGTATCTCTGGTGGAATGAGTTGGTGGTTGAACGCTGTTGCAACCTTGTTTCATTAAATCTAAATAATAATATGTGATAACATTTTTAAGTTGTAATTCTGTTATCATTTCTTCCAACTAGGTCGAAATTTATATGATATACTATAAATTGTAGCTGGATTTTATTTAAATGAAAGCAACTTCAACCCTAATAGGATTTATTGGATTATTGTCGGTGCTGACTGGGATTATTTTTATCAACACCAGCAATTATGGATTACCGCCCTTGCCAACAGGGTATGTCTTAGCCATGATACTTTTGATATTGGGCGGGGGATCGCTTATTAGTATGATTATTTTAATTACGCATGTTAAAATATCAAATACAAAGAAACAATTTTACTATCTCAATTTAGTGTTAGCGTGCGCTTTAGTTGGTTTAGGCATTCAATTGATAATCAGACATCCGTTGGAAACTCCTAACTGTCCTTGCAAAGTCAATCATTGGGGAACTTCGTGTGAAATGTGCACCTGTGTAATGGGAACATGCAACGATGGAGGCGAGGGAGATGGATCATGCTTGTGTGATTTGGGGTGGGGCGGAAAAAATTGTGACGTGTGTGCTGAAACGTATCAAGGTGCCAACTGTAATGAATGTAAACGTGGTTTTTGGAAGCCGTTGGAAGGCTGTAAGGAATGTTACCCAGGATACATGGATTCATCTACTGGAGCATGCAACCAATGCCAACCTACCTGGGAAACAGAAACCGACGATTTCGGCCTGTTGTGTCGTCGATGTTTGCCAGATCACTATGGTGGCTACTGTAAATATGCTAATACAACTTTGTGCAAAGCAGACGGAGATACACTAGCGTTCGCAAAAGATAATCATTGGCAACGAGCAAATATTTACACAGGAAACACCTGTACACCGTCGGGTCAAAGCTGTAGTAATCCCTATGACTGTGATGCTGGGTCTGGTGGTAGCTTCAACTGTAAGGGGCAATGTGTAAATGGAGACGAAAGTAGTGGAGATTTATGCGAAGATGACTTAGAATGTGCCGATGGATTTACGTGTGAGTATCGTGTATGCTGTTTAGAAAAGAAAGTAGCAGATGGAAGCTGTCAATGTGGTAGATCAGGCTACGCGTACGATGGCTCCATGTGCAAAAAGTGTCCCGGATTCGACGGTGTTTATTCTGCCTCAATTTGCAGTGGACATGGAACCTGTGCAGTCGCCTATGCTGGCGATCCAGTGGACGCGGAGATAGTTGGTGTAAATTGCGTATGTGCACCCGAAGGTGACGAACCTTTGCCTACGTGGAGTGGTCCAGAATGTGGATGTTTGAAAGAAACCGAAGATGGTGCATGCGTTGAATGCTGGGATGGATTCTTTGGTGCTGACTGTAATGCTTGTCCAGGAGGTGCTGGAATTGCCCAATGCAATAAGCACGGTATCTGTAACGACGGGTTAACAGGCGACGGGTCATGCTCGTGTGATATTGATGTAAAATATCAGGGGTTGGGAGCCTGGAAGGGCGACAGTTGCAACGCTTGTATGAACGATGACTTCTTTGGGGAGAAATGTCAAATATGTCCTAACTTCATCGTAGCAGCTTGTAATGCCAACACCAACTCATTCTTACCCAACCAATGTACCAGCAGCTGTGCTGCAAAAACCTGCAATGTTGATACAGGGTTTTGTGAATAAATAATTTAAAATACTATAAAGTTTTACTATACTAATATAAATGCGAGTTGAGATTTCCAACAACGGGCTCAAAAATATACTTTTAGAAACTGATACCAAAGAACCTGAACCATATGCTAATACCTATTTGGGAAAGGAAAACCGTACGAACTTATATAAGTTTGAATCCGATCCCAACAAGAAGAAATTTCAAGCACATCTTCGAAAAGCACTGATAGATGCAAACACTTACGTTGAAAGAAACGTACAAGGTGCATTTAAGAAGAAAAAAAATAAGATGCAACGATCGAAGACAGTATCAGATATCTATGTTGAAAATGTCAATCGAGACGCTTTAAAAAATCTAAAAAAAAACATAAATATGAATACTGAAGCGGAGGGCGGTAAAAAGGATGATAGAATTGATCAACTGTTAGCGCTGGTAACGAATATGAGTGAGGAAATGAGTAAAATGAAGGATCAGATAAATGAGCGACCTATCATAGGGCCTGAATTACCAACAGAAAAGATACCATCTTTCTCAAAAAGGTTTAGTGATTTTCTCGATGCAAAAGCCTTTGAACATTATTTCGCTATGATTGAAACAATTGCGGATCTAGTATTTGGAACAGCAACACGTGTGGCAACTAGGCAGGACTCGAGGTGGATTGATGGAATTAAAAACTTAGGAAGAACATGGATAAAAACGACGTTGACATCTCTAAAACAAGTTCTCTTTAGCACGTTGAAGGTAGCTAAAAAACTAAATGCAGCGTTTTTATCAGCAGTTACGTTAAATTGGGGCGGTGCTGTAGATTATTGCTGCGAGTTAATTGCAGATGTTGCTGTTTTAATGGCATCCGTTTCATGGATAATGATCAATTTGAATATGATTTATGTATTGGTAGCTGCTTTTGAATGGTTCACAGGAACAACAGTATTGGCATCTTACATGTCGATTGCCATCGCCGAAATCAGAAACTTTTTTTATTCAATACTGGTTGATGCGTGTGCATTACCGATACGTAGTTTATGGTATATGGCCAGGGGCGTAACTGAAAAAGGAAATTTTCAAACTTTAGTAATAAATGGTGAAGGGAATGCACGGCTATGGTGGTTTATGAGATACGCGATTGACACAGTTTCTGTTCATGTGACAACTTTTTTTGAAACGTTGAAGGCGTCGAGCGAAGCGATGCGATTAACCATCAGTGGTTTTCAGAGTATTTTTGGAGTATTGCAGTGGGTTTTCACGCAAATTACAAATCTAATGGCGTCCGCCGCGAGGAATGCTGAATGGGCTGCTGAACAAGCGGCCGTTGTAGCTGTTCAAGTTGCTCAAGCTGCTGCTGCTGCTGCTAGACAATTAAAGAATGTACCAAAGATGTTGGATGTTGGATATAAAGGAGTGAAGGGACTACTAGCTGGTATACAAGCTAGACTTCCAGCCTTAGGTGGTGGAAATCCAAAATTGATAGCTAACTATTACGATGCTATGGCAGTATGTAGGATGTTAGGTATATCCATCGTGGAATTAAAGGAAATGAAGAACGAACCAGTCGTATCGTACGTGTTGAAGAACAATTCTATGACGAGATTAGAAACCTTTTTTGTATTATGTGAATTAAGCAAAAAGGTACAACCAACAGAAATGTTGTTGTTGAAGGACAAGCCAAAATTAAAATTCTAGTATATAAGATTTTTTTCAATATAATAAATGCCATATACATTTCCTACTAAAAAAGGTTACTTTATTTACTCTAAATCTGGCTGCCCGGCATGTGTTGAAGCAAAGAAATTGCTACCAAATGCTGTATACCACAACTGTGACAAGTATTTGCAAGATGATGTAGACGAATTTCTCGACCATGTATGGAATCTATGTGGTGATAAATATCCACGTACTTTTCCGATGATATTCAATGACGGCCACTATGTTGGTAACTTGTCGGATGTGAAATATTTAGAAAATTTTACATTAGATTCGACGTTTTAACTCGTCTATAAATAGCAACGTATAGTTAATAAATGAAGCTGTGTAGCAACCGTACATGCTCTAGATGCACCAGGCACCATGATACTAAGTATAAGCAGTGTAAGGTATGTAGGGGCGCGAATTGTCACAAAATTAAAACACATTATAAATATAATTAAAAAAAAATAGTCATGTACCATACACCCAATTGCTCACTATGGCTGTAGTTGTTTCTCCTTGAGGACGTTCTAAATACACGTGCAAATACCGCACGGGTGGATTTGCCTCCACAATGAATCTTAAATACAACTCTGCGCCTTCGTCACTCTCCGAAAGACTCAACCCACAGTCGAATTTCATCATCTCAATCCATTCTTTTCGAGTCATTGCTATCTGATCTAAGTGAAGGGGCAGCAGTATGATCCTCGTTCGTTGAATAAGAGGTAATACGCAACAATCGGCTGCCAATTGTACACCATTTACTGCTTTATTCGGCTGTATTCCATCAAACGGGTTGACTTGTCGCTTTAGCTTCTTCGTCTTTTGAAGTGTTGGACGAGTCGTGCCTCTTCGTTGCGCACGTGCTGTACTTTGTTGCGATAATCGTTGAAGAAGCTGCCTTACTTCGCTTCTCTGATCCTCAGTTAAAGGCGCACTCTTTGTATCACTCATATACTAATAAAAAGATTGTATATATAAGGAAAATTTTATTAACTAAAATGAAAACTAATAAAAAAATGTTTTTGTATTTAATTTCCCACAATAAGAAGGAAATAAAAACACATACTTATATTGGAGCATCTGGTAATTTTAACCGTAGATTGAAGCAGCATAATTTAATAACGCCCGGTGGGCCACGAATAACAAGACGGGCAGCAGGGTTTTGGGTACCTATCATGGTTTTAGAATTACCACACACCCGGGATTTTTCTAGTAAAGTGTTGAAAAAAGAGTGGAAGAGTTCTAGTAGAGGACTAGAAAGCAGAATTCGAAAAGGATTTGAAATCGCAAAAAAATACAAGGTGAAGATTTATATATCAAACAAAGATAGTAATAAAATTAAACTGTTAGAACGTCTAAATACTCGTTGGACAAGTGAGAATAAAATTAATTTGAGCAGTACAGAGTGGAATCGTATAATCGACGGCGATGATATTTAGTTCTTTTTCTGCATTTTTACTTTACGCCGATAAGGAGCAATCTGCTCCAAAGGACTATCGGTCTTGCGTATCCGAATTTGTAACTGTTTCTGTGGGTAATTTATATCCACCTGTGTAATAAAGGCTTTAAATTTTGTCAATACTAAATCTATGCTAGTAATATCAAGCGGTTCCATTTTCGACAGTAGTAAATCGTATGTGTTTAAATTAATTTGAAGATTTACTGCGAACTCTAATTCTGTTGCATTCAAGAAAAGTTTTAAAACTCCTTCAACTTGTGTTACATCATTCTCATCTACTTGTTTTAAGCTAAATGACTTTGGCAACTCTGTGTATTCATCATCTATTCTTCTTCGCTTTTTCTTTGCTACTTTTTTCTCCTTGCCAAATTTCCAGCTTTCCACTATCAGGTATCCTCTGCTCAAGTCTATTAAAATACTACTAATTCTCTTATTCATCATTTCAACGTTTCGTATGTCATCGAAATTTATGGAAGGCATTTGGCTGATTATCACTTTATATTTACTGTTGAAGCTGTCGTGTATACTTATTGATAAATTATTTCTACCATTTAGTACGCCTATGTACTGTACCAGCTCGGCTACAAATTTAAGGTCTTCTTGTTTAAGGTTGGACGAAGGAAGTTTAGTCGCTATTTTAGAAATCTTCCTTTGTGTCTGGTCCATAAGACTATTATACAAGCGAGTAGAATGCATATATACAACAATAATGAGAAAGGTACACGTGGAAATTTTAACTTAGTAATGCTGGGCATTTTAAACCTTTCCCTTAAACTTTTTCTGTGTCTAGTGACTCTTCTGCAAGTAATTTGTACCCATGCGTTGGACAAATCGGCCGTAATATCTACCTTCATGCCTTGATTTTCTATAAGTGTTTTCCATGTGTAAATTAAATCGTCATTGAAAACTTCGATATTTTCAGCTCTTAATTTGAAACCAGATTTGTTGTGGAGGTATCCTTGAAATGCGATATGCATATCCGTATTGTTTCCATTATCACTGGCTATCAAATCGGCCTTCAACTGTGTGACAAACTGGTCTTCTTTTGCATCTACCTCATAGATGCTCGACATTTATTTATGTACAAAAGCATATATATACTTATTCAAAAAGAGTATCCAGCAGAAAGTCAGCCTTCATTCTATGTAAAAACTCTTTTGTCGTGTAGAATTTATTTACTTCATGTAGCAATTTAATTTCTACACGCTGTGGTACATTGAGCACTGTGATCCAATCAAGTGCCTCGTTGGCGTCGATATTGGAATTAATTAATCCCATGATAAATGCTTTTACTATGTTCTCAACTTTTTGACTGTCACACGCTGTCCAATTCTCAGTTTTTATGGTACCCATTGCTTTTAAATCTTCACTATATACAATACGTGTGAATAAGGTTCTACAAAAGGGTGACAGCTCAGGAGTAATTTCTACAACCTCCCCTTTGGTATCTATTGCCTCGAGCAATCTTTTCGACCAATATGGCACGGTGCTTAAATCAACGTTGTTTGTTATATGTTGGAGGTCGTAATTTTCAAAATCTTGTACAATAATTCCTCTACACTGTGGACATTTTAAATCGTGCAAAGACCCGTTTTTTTCTTCCTCGTGATCTTTGAAGTTAATAAGACATTCGCTACAAATACCGTGTCCACATGGTGCAATAATTTTTGGAATAATTAACGAAGAATAACTCCGAATACATATTGGACAACACGGCGTATTGACTATCATGATATGAAAGCGACAACAAAGTATTTATATAAATTTGTAATAGATGGAAAACCGTTGGATACTATAAGTTAGGATTAAATTTTAATAAATGAGATCATTTAAACAAGAACCGTTGGAATCTACAATACCTTTGCTCTACATACCGGACAAGAGTTATTTCTTTGTAACCATTCGTCTATGCACGTTGTATGGAAGCAGTGCTGTTTCACTTCTGAGCATGGCAAAGCTCTGAACTTCTGCCTTTTCTTTATTTTTGATAAACAAATAGAACATGGATCGTCCAACATTGCATCTGCTTTATATTCAGGTATAACAGATACATTATTTATTGATGGTTGTTGTTGTTCTTCGCTAGCCAATGCCCTTTCTACTGCATCCGCTAAGCTAATAGTAACGTGAGGCACCCCTTGTAAATTTACGGCTTGTCTGTGCTGACAACGAGAACAACTTTGCCCATTTCTGCATGAACATCTGACAAAATTAAATGTGTTGCTACGCACTGCTCCCATTATATGCTCATCGAGATCCCTTCTGATTCGAGGCAGAGGTAGACTAAAAGAATCTGTTTGGTTCCGTCGAACTTCGTAAATTCTTACAAAACCTGACATTATTAATACATTATGTACATATTTATATGATTTTATAAACAAACCGCACATCCAACCATTTTTAGACACCCGCTCAAACAGTCTTCCTCTTCTTCCTCTTCCTCTTCACCTCCCCCAACAGTAACGTTGGTACCACCTCCTCCGCCGCCTTCAGATACTGGGCCGGTATTTGTGTTTCCTACTTGAACGGTGGCACAATTACCCATTTTTATATACATACCGTTTCTTTTATACAACGCTACGGTGAATCGAGATAGATTGTTTTATAAATATCTATTGAACATGGACTATCGGGTGTTTTGTCTTCATCTGTGTTCTCTTCTACTTGACCATCTGTTGTATCTTCTGGACTTACTTTATTATTACACTTTATTTCTTTTACTTTTGGACTCATGGTTTCCTTTATTTTTTTTACAATACCTTCAGGATGGATGACCGAAACGCTTAGCTTACATCCCATTACTATTTTATTAGATATGTAATTTATATTTTTCTCTGTTGTTTACTGTCCGTTTAAAGAAAATGTAAATAGTATAAATTTTGAAACAAAATATCATATAAAAAACTATGATTAGAGAGTTAATTGGTTTTGCAGTCGGCGTGTACGTAGCACAAAATTATCATGTACCGGACGTGTATACTATTTTAAAGGAATTTCAAACAACTTTAATAAAATATCAAAAGCCGCCTCGAGGGAAATAACTTCAACATCTTTCTTAGTTACAACATTTTGATAGTAAACCGACTCGTTTTGCTGTTTCCATATTTCATACTGACTTTTTACATCTTCGGAGCAACCTTCCTTCAATACTATTTTTTGTAGTAAAGCAAGCCTTTCTCCACAATCATCGTCATCCAACTTGTTTGCTAGCTCCAACAATGCCTTTGATTTGTATCGAATAATATCTAGAATATCTTCATCTTGTTTCCACAACAGGTACGACATTTCTCGTAGTTGAAAAGCCTTTTTAATTGCCAAATAATTAGGCTTATATTGGTACATATTATAAAATCTTTCCGATGCTATTTTCATTGTCTGTGATAGATGATACTGGGGATTTAAAAATTTGAACAGCTTGTTGTCTCCTTTATAAAATAAGATTGAAGCTCCCATTTGAGAACAGTCGTTGGATAGGTGCATAGCCTTTGATAACAATTTATTCTTCTCTTTTAAATCTTCCTCTTTCTCACTTTCATGTATTAGAATATTCTTGTACTTGCAAGCAACGCGTATCATTTCAAAATTCCAATTTGTACTTATATGCGTGTCAAACTCGAACTGAGGGTGTCGTTTAAGTGGAATTCTTCGATATCGTAGGGTTTTTGTCAGCTGCTTTAAGTTTGTGTAGTAAGATTCGGCATTGTCAATAGTAGCTGTTTTGTTAAATGCACGCTGCCGTTGAGAGAGATTTATGAGACTTTTGGTTGCAATTTTACTGTTGTGTATATACTGTTCGAAATACAGGCTAGTCATTTTACAATATATGTACATAATTTATACTCATTATTTACATAAGAATACACGCATCCTCCTGATTCTTAATGTTGGACTTGTTGTGGTCCTCCGTTAAGAGGCCTTTGCTAGATGCTATCTTTTCCAATTTAGCAACTCGTTTCTCTATAATTTTCATAAGGGTAATTACCTCAGACAGTTTATCGTCTAATTGTTCAACCTGATCACATAGTTCCGTAGAGTAGTTAAATTTAGACATTATATTATATAAAATAAATCTTATATTTATATTAAAGAAGTGGTGGATAGGTCCGATCGTCTTTCAGTGTGATGACAACCCTCTTCATTTCTTTCTTTTTAAGTCCACGATTATTTATATCGCAATTGAAACATTCCTGATGTTTGGTAACCTCTTTCACCGTAAGTGTTTCTTTCTCCTTCAACAAATCGATGCATTTACATGAATCTCGTTTGCATTTATTAATCCAAAACGTATCGAACACTCTTTTTCTCAACCGCAGCATGTTTCTTTGATACAGTTTTGTTCTTATACGACGATTTTTTCAAGATCCCCTTTAGTTTCCTTTTTACCTTTGGATTTAAAAAAGATGCGCCAAATGCACGACTTGCTAGTTCCGTCATGAGAGTCTCTTTGCTTATTTTTTTTGCGAAGGTTACCCTTCTTCTTCTGGTATTTGCGGAGACGTTTTGTTTTGGCATTGTTTAATATATGTGGCATGCGTTTGTTAATCTTTACTTTATTTCTTTACTTGATATCGTTTCGTTGAATCTTTCTTTTTGTATATGTGTAGTTTCTATTTCGAACAAACTGGTCTTACATAAGACGTAGTTTGGAAAGAGGTCGTGATGTATAGGGAACTACAAAATTCAGATTTACTTTTTACTAAGTTCTCTTTCTAATGATAGTATACTGTAATGGCATGAACCGTAATTAAATTAAATAAAATATGTTTTGGTTTCAGGGGTGCCCTCTCTAAAATCGTTAGCATGTAAATAGCGTTGATTATTTTAGCTAGGACACAGCGTTGATGAAATCTACAGTTTAAGTTTTGCACTCGCTGCGTGTTCGTCAGGGAGATCAAATGCATACCATCCCCTAAAAATATATTTTTTGTTGTCAGTCACAATTTCTGGTGCATTTTCATCTTGTTCATTCATTTTTTCTTGTAAATATTGCACTGCTTCTTTCTTGCTGTTTTTAAGGGTTCCGAATTCTCGGAAATAGAATAATTTTCCGAATTTTTGGAAATAGCCATCGTTCGCCGAACGGACCGGCATGTCTTTATCTTTCCACGTATTGTTTTTGACTGTATACATTTTACCGTATATACATACCATCTGAAAATATCCTCCAACCACATCCTCCCTAAGCATAGTCCTAAGCTCACCCGTTTTCGCGGTCACGAGCATACCTTTGTATATTTCATAGCTAATTATCTCTTTTTCCCGTTTTCTCACTACTGCTTGGTACATTTATTATCCTTATATTCCCTATTTATAACTAAAAATCCCAAAATATAGCATAAACTGTAATTAAATTAAATAAATTTTTTAGCATGTAAATAGCGTTGATTATTTTAGTGTGGGTACAGTATTGGGGTTGAGTCAAACTGGCCCGACATGGGATGAAATTTCCATGGTATAATCTGATAGAATTTATTTGTACTAGTAATTGAATTTCGTATACTCCTGTGGGTGCACAATACTATGGAGTAGCTTTCTGAGCCGTAGCCTATAAATTCTGATGTACTTGTAATTTTTAAATAAACAACTGGTCTCATTTTTTTTGGTTAAAAAAGTTTTACTATATATACGGTTGCAAATGTTTATATAAAAATGCCACCTAAACGCCGAAGAATAGATTGGGAATGCCATTTAAAAGAGAACGATGCCGTTATATTCCAGAGCAACGGGAACAATTACATAGGGAAAGTTGTTGGTACAAAACTACGACAATTTGGAGACAGTTATAATAGAGTTATTGTATTGATTGAACCAAACTTTGTCAGTTCTTCAAGCTTTAGTCACATATACAATCGTCAGGCATCGTACAGTCAATTTTACTTAATGCCGATTACAGGCGCAAACGGAAGAATATTTACCGAGGCAAGAACGGATGATCGTGTGGTTAAATTGCAAGAAGATCACCCCATATATAATTGGAGAAATAATGTACAGAAATATCAGGAAATATGGTTTCGAAGTGGATATGAAAAACGCCGCCGTATGAAGTGCGTGGTTGTAGATGTTCAAGATACTACTATCAGTATTCAACCTAAGTTTTCAAAGCTGATAAGCATTGTGGATAAAAAGAGTCAGCAGATACAACCAGTTATTATGGTTGATGCAGATAGACAGCATGACGTTGCATTTGATAGGGGCTATACCATACAAAATAGTATGTGTATGAGCATGGACCGGAAAAATAAATATTTGGGCGCATGGTGTGAGTTGAAGAGTAGACCATGTGTTCAATTTAACCTAAAACCCGGATATATTGTTGATGTTGATTATGGGGTTGCTGATGGGAAAGATCTGTATTGTTATGTGGAAGATTCAGGTGCTTCTGAATTAGTGCCAAATCATCGATTCGATTCTCACATGACATACGTTGAATGGGTAACTGAAGACGAAATAAACATTTTGGGTCGGCCTAGAAACAAAATTAGTCAGAGACAAGATGTTGAAATAGACGAAAGAGTTTTGAAGATACAGTATAAGCATGGAATGACCTCATGGGATGTAAGACACCTTGAAGAACTGGAGGAAAATGATCTAGAGTTAATGTTTTACTACATACTTCGTCACGCAAAGTCAAATACTGATAACAACGATTTAATGTATGCAATAGCGTATTTGTTATGGTGTAATCATTCATATAGAATACGGCCGCTTTATTCACAATATAGAGATGATTATGAGTTCACAGGATTGAAACGCATGTTGCTAGCTCAACAAGATTATTACCAACAAAACAATAGTAACAATAGCGCAGATAACTTAAAGATTGTTCAGCAACGGTTGAACAACTTACTGTCTCCCACCAGAACACACATGGCTCAGGTTTTAGAAGCTGAAGAATCTTACAGAAATATTCCTATGTTTCAATTTACACCAATAAGTATAAAAAAAAGTGGTCCCGATAATGAATTCTTTACGTTAGAACTGAATGTAGCAATAAACAACATTCATACGTTGGATATGGTGACTTACCCCGGTACATCAGTCAGTTTTAACGCTACTGCTTTGCGACCTATTATGACAGAGCTCTTAAAAGTGCGTCGTAACTATGCATCTGAAGAAAATATCGACATTTTTAAAATGTCCACTTACGCTAAGCGTAATGTAGCGCGATTAAAAGCAGACACTTCAACTTACATGTCGTTAAATAAAATTACCTGTTTGAAAAAATACCAAAGTTGGTTAGTACAAAAGATGATAGAGGAAGAAAATTCAGGGACTTCCCTGTCCCATATGTTTACAAAGTCTCTCACCGACGATTTACAGTACAATATGATTGCCGGATTCCAGGAAAGAGAAGACACGAAGAGTAACGGCGGTATACTAGCATTAAATGTTGGGTGGGGTAAAACAATTATTATTCTTGAATTACTACTGAGACAGGGTGGTTCAACTTTAGTTTGTGCCCCACTGACACTTATCGATCAGTGGAAGGCAGAAGTACAGAAGTTTGCTCCGAGTTTAACGACTTGTGAATATTATGGTAGGCAGCGGAAACAACACGCCGACGTTGTATTTACAACGTATGGTACGTTACGACAGGTAGTTTCAGAATTAAAAACGTTTGACAGAGTTGTATTTGATGAATCCCATCAAATTAAGAACCCATCGAGTCAACGGGCTATGGCATGCTTTGAAGTAAAGGCTACCAAAAGATGGTGTGTATCGGCAACTCCATATAACGATAATAACCAGCAGTTCCAGACACAGTTAAGAATGTTGCATATCAAACCATTCGAGATGAATTTACCGTTGTTGAATAATTCCCCGATCTTCCTTAAAATGTTCAAACGTATCATATTTAGTTTAGACGAAAAAAAATTGCGACGTATGGGCATCACACCCATTAAAAAGAAAGTTAAACAGACTAAAATTGTTTCTATTGGGGCAGATGTTAATTTAACTATGTTGTTGAATGAGATAGGACACAATGTAGAAGGAAGTTCCTCATTCATTTCAGTTCTGAAACCCGCTGCTGTAAGAAGTCAAATTGCATGTACGGATCCATCGCTGTTTTCACTGTCGGCCTTTTCTAAACGTTCGGAGAATAGTGATCAAGAGGTCACAAAAGATCAATTAATTAAGTCGTTGGATAATAGAACCAATATATCGGATGAATATAAAAAATCATTTATTGAGCAGGTAAGAAACGAAAATAACGGGACATGTTGTATATGCTTGTGTGAATACACAGAGCCTACAATTACAGCATGTTTGCACATTTATTGTAATCACTGCATTAAGGAATCATTGAAACGAAAGTCAAGATGTCCACAATGTCGTCAGCCCGTTACTGTGGGGCAGCTCAAAAAGATGGTTACCACACATGTTGAAGATAAATCGGTAGACAGTATACATTACTTTACAGACGTTATGGGTTCTAGTTGGACTGTGCCAGTAGCGGTAAAACGCGCATACGACAACGCAAAGGGGTCAGTTCCCAAAAAATTTGAGTACATTAGAAAATTTCTTACTGATACAGAAAAATCTTGTGTCATATTTTCACAATATTCACTTCCATTGGAGGGTCTTAAAAAGTATCTGGACAGTAAAAATATAAACAACGGATTGATAAGTGGCAAGACAACTAGAAAAAGGCGATCTACAATGATAAAAGACTTTGCAAATGGAACGTTAAAGACTTTTTTATTGAGTACGAAAACTGCCGCCGTGGGTATCAATCTCCAAAAAGGGAGCACTATCATTTTTTTGGAACCAGTCATTTCATTAGCAGATCATATTCAATCGATTGGTAGGTTATATAGAATAGGCCAGGAAGAAGATATTGATGTGATTCAACTATCAACAAGGGGTACATACGAAGAAACGATGTGTAAAGAACTAAAATACTACAAAAGAGAGCAAAGGGAGATCAATAGGACATGTAAGGGAAGAGAAAAAATACAGAAACAATCTCGTTTGAAACGTAAAATATTTCAACATATACTTAATTAATTTTTTTACGTTTGTTATTACTTTCCTTTTTTGGAATTTCTAAAACGCTTCGCAAGAAAGTACTGAAGCTTTTAAAATCTCCTTTCTCCCACAAACTTACATCCTTGGTTAAAACCCTTTCCACAAATTTACTTATTGTGTGAAAAACACAACCTTTGTTCTTAAACGGTGAGTATAATCCACAAACATATTTTATAAGTTTATTGCAACGTTCAGAGTTGTAATAACTTCCCAGTGCAAGAGCAGAATAAAGAACACAGTTGCAATAATGTCGAATCGTCGAAAAAGCCGGCTCTGTATTATCATAGATAACGATTGCATAGGCAATTACTTTCTTTTGGGTTGGAAACCGTTTGTAAAGTTCTGCAAATTTATTAGTTCTTTCTTTCCACCCTTCATCATCATAATGATGTGAATTATATGGTTTCATAGGAGCGTATTGCACAGTAGATTCAACACCTGACTCCTGGTACCCCCATGCAATATCTGCATCCAGTACTCCGAGTGCATGTAGGACTCTGGGGCACCCGTAACGTTTACTTGCATCTATTTTAAGACACCCTAGGAGACATTTTGCCACTTTCTCCGTAACTTTATCATTTTTGATAAGTGTTTCATAGTCCCATTTAACACATGGCTTTCCATTGGAAAATTCTACTCCATTCTTTTTGTTCAACGGGTTTACGCGTCTGTCAATCAACAATAATGCGTCGTCAAGTGTTTCAGCTGCTGCTAATGGCGTGTCAAATATTATCTCGTAGAGAATAGCGCCAATGGACCATATATCCATTTTTTCAGTGTAATGTAAATTAGCTTTTCTGTCATGCTTTTTCTGGTGTTTCAAAAGCTCTGGACTTCTATACCATCGCGTGACAATGTACCCAGTGCCATATTCAACATCGTCGTCATGGAATTGACGGCTCAATCCAAAATCGCAATATAAAACTTTAGATTTTTTCAGATTTACCAGGATATTTTCAGGCTTTATATCACGGTGGAAAATACGATGCTTACGCATTTCAAACAACCCTCGAAACATTTGAATTGCGTAATTTTCAATTGTTTCAGCACTGACGTCTTTAAAAGAAATATTCTTTAAGTTTCCATCTGCTCTTTCCATAAAAATGTGCATTTTATTATACTCACTCAAGTACTTGACTCTTTTCAACTCAACGAAGGAATCGGAGTCGAGCAAACTTAGTTGTCGGTAGACATGGATTTCACGTATCAGCGATTGCAACTTATCCCAACTGTCTGGTACAATGATCTTCACAGCCTGATCTTTTCTGTAGGTAAAAACTGTGCCGTAAGCGCCATGGCCTAATCTTTCAGGACGTTCGAATAGTGCATTAATCATTTTAAACCGTTGCGTTGAATTTGGTAAACAGTTTTTATCTATTTATAATAAAATTTACACTGTTTGTTACTTTTACAAGTTTGTATGTGTAATGTGAGCGCGAATTGAAGTGTTCAATAGTGGGTAAGCATATGTTACTATTAATTTAAGATACATTTTGTAGTTCTCGAAGTAACTTTTAAGCAGGTTAATTTCCATTTATCAGAATAATATTTTTTGGTTTACCAATACTACGCTGGGATTAGTAGGGAGTTCATGCTATCACCACAGTAGTATTGGGAAATCAAATTTATAGTTTCGGGGGAGAGGGGTAAAACCTGCTTAAAACCCAATAAAAATAACCTGCTTAAAATCCAATAAAATAACCTGCTTAAAAGCTAGCTGGTAGAACATCAATATTTATTAAAATAAATGGTTGTTGCTGGACAAACACAATTATATATATAAATGAATTATCACACAAGAAAGAGAGGGAAAGCAAACTCATCGAAACAGTAAATTGAAATGCAGTAAACCAAAACAAACATACGTATTCAACCAAACGATGACTTTTAGAATAGGAGGCACACCGGCGGCTTACCGCTTTAAAGGTGGCACGCCAAAAGAATACTATTTTCACATGTTGATTGGTACTGACAAAACATCAGAAAATGTGCTATATTTCGATAGTGCAATGGAGGAAGATATATTACTAACATTGTATTGGTTTGATGTGCAGCGTTCTGAACGTGGTCCGATAAATGCAAAGTACCAAATTGATAACGGCAAATTAAAACTTTACATACACGATGATGATTTACGATACATGATTGCATTCGTTGCGTTGAAAAAGCTACGCCTTGTCCGACCAAAGAGACCTTTCTATGTCGAGACTGAATTCCCCTGTTTGTTACATGGTTTAGTATTTGGGGGCGACGACCTCTTTCTCCTATGCTATCATAGATTTTGTAATCTGTTTCACTCGAGATATTTCAGAGGGTTTCAAACGCAATCAAAAAGTATGAAGAGACTTGAAGGTATACAAGTTCACAAACCACTGCGGCACATGTTTCAATCTATGCTAAGTTTTTTTGGCGAGCTGTTATTTCGAAAAAAAGTTGAAGAGGACGAATTTACATTGAATTTAGATTCACCATTAACGAAGTCTATTGCCACCTTATGTTACTGCTTGAATGTTGGCGTACAAAATAATCAACAAAAAAAATCCATAGCGATGGAGGGAATGTACAAATATAACAGCATTTACTCCGAAGCTGGGATGTCTATAGACCTATCAAGCTCCAACTTTACTTGTACTAGCGAACAGGTTCTAAATCTTTATAAAATTTGTTTTGCTCAGAAAAATAATTACGGTCTGGAAGTATTTAAGAACACACATTTTACGAACAAATTGAATAACACGAATGTTAACAAGGGTAGGAAAAAAAGTATGATTATATGTTCGTGGAATTTTGGCACATCTTCTTTGGAAGAAGAACACAAAAAAGATAAGGGGCGATATACTACATTAGTTCTTCAACAGCAGTATGAACATATGAAGCTTCGAATGGAAAACTATGCGGCTGGGGAGGCACTTTACGATGTCCCAGAAGAAAGAAAAAAATTAAACCCTCTGTTGTTGATATTGGATTCCTTCCTTTTATCAAAAATAGATGATAGTCATTTGTATAAGAAAAAAACGCAATTATTTTACATATTGCGACGAATTGTAAATTCGCGAAGAATGCGGAACATGCCCCTGTTTGTTCCAACGATACCTGAGGAGGAACACAATAATACACAGGCTATGAATGGAGGTAGAAATGATTATTACAGCAACAGTAATTGGGTATTTCCAATGTATTGTGCTAAAAAAATGTGGGCATTAGAAAGTCAAGAATGGAAAAGGACAATAAAAAAAAAACTAAAGTCAAATAAACATAAATTTTAATAAAATAAGTTATTCGTTTTGAGCAGGCGCCTCTTCTAGGTTGCCCATAGGAAATTTGTATTCTACTAAGAGCTCTGCTACAAGCTTCAACTCTTCTGATTTTGTCGGCGCATTCGATTGGAACTTAACATTCAAGTTATCAAATTCAGTGTATGGAATTTGCGAAATGATATTTTCGTACAATTGCGAAATTACATTATTCACAATGTCCTTTTGGATCTTCACGTAACTACCTTCGCGTGCGCTCTCTTGATCCAACGACATGCCCAACATCTCCCAGTTCCTATTAATTACCTTCAACAGAATATGATTACGGTCCACGTAAAAATAGTCCTTGTTAGGGAAGCTCACAATGTTGCTCCACAGGTTTTCTAAAGTATAGCCCCCATACTGATCGATAAAGCGCGAATTGAGTAGATTACTTGGGATATAGACGTCAGTGTCCATTCTTGCCTTTTCGTATGGCAATACATTGGCTAGATTTTCATAGCCATCCATGGAACTCTGATGCACCGTGCCCATATCTGTTTTTGTCGGCGTGTACAAATGACCTACGTTGTTAATAATTTGCGGCTTGTTCTTGTACAAATTCATGCTCAATGTTACACTATCATCAACGTTGGAGAAAACAGATTTCAATTTGATGTTAGTAACAATACCTTTTGACAAGTCCAATTTGCTCATGGCGTTCTTTGATTCCTCGTCCAATTTTTCAATATCATATTGTGGTTTGAATAGATCTGCGCCATTCGTGATGGCCACAGTAGCACCATGCTTCAACTCATCACTGCTTCCGTTCCATGAAACAACTACACGACGACTGTGAGTGTTACCAATAGAAGAGTCTTCGGCAGATACTCCTGTTTCAGCGGCTAGGGCTTGTTGGTCCAATAATGGGGTTTCTATTTGTTCAGGTACTTCGGTTTTGTTTACTTTACTCATATTAATTGTTATAACATTTTTTATACGAATATATAATCTATATTAACTGATTGAGTTGACCCATTGGAGTATAAATATTGTCTGATATTACGTAAATGGCAAATGCATTCAAAACAGAAACAATCAATTTTGAGTCACCTGTAGCAGCGGATAATTTATTGAGCCTGGGAAAAACTTATGATAAGTTACCGGCTGCTACGATGTCGCCGAATGAAAGGAAAAAAGAAGTGAAAAAGTCACTGCCGCCATGGATGATCCAACCAGATGATAAAACCCTTAATTGGGAACACACACGTGAAAGAAAACTGTTGGATCTAAGAAAAAACCCAGTATATCAATTTGTTATGTTAGTTACTAGTTTTACGAATGAGCGTATGGATCGCTACTGGGTGGCATCGGCTGAGAAGCAGGCTGAACATTTAAGACCTGGAGTACAGACTGTCGGGACCGTCGGGTCCGGTATGGGCAACTCTGCACTACAGAGAGGGGGGAAGGGTAGCATAAATGAAGCAAATAAACAATTTCATTCGTATTACATAGACACACCGTGGGTTGAAGGTCTTATATACTTGAGCCCCGCTATCTATGGACATTTGGAGGAAGCCTACGTAGCTGTAACACAGAAACATCTGCATCTAGCCAATGTTCCGCTTAGTAAGTTCACAGATACCCCACGCATACGAACCATGTTTGCAAAGTTGGTAGCATTTTTAATTCGCAGTTCTGACTTTATTTCACAAAAAAGGTACAATTTAGATTCAACATACACACGTTTGAACATGGAAAAAAGGCGTTTAATGCATTACTGGGAGCAGGTAAAATACCAGGATAACACGTTGTATTACTTTCATAGTTCAGGGCGGCGTATGGATTACAAGGTAGATATAACTAAAAATCCAATGCAAATTCACAATGTAGGTGGGGATGAAGTGGGATTATTTAAATTAAGTTTGGCGTTGGACTCTAATATAGGTAAAAGGTAGTTATAACTTATTCTTTTAAAAGCTCTGTCAACAATTCTCTAGGTAGCGCCAAATTATCCCCTGTACTGATAAATTTCTTACTAAAAACCTTCTTCCAGTGTTCCTTTACCAATTTAGAAAGTAGTTCTTCCGTTGCTGGCAATTTAACAATATTTTTCTTCAAATGACTATGGACTTCCTTTTCTTCCGGTATCAACGTAGCCTCTGGTGTCAGAAACAGAACCAGTTTAGGTTGGAGCTTCTCCACCATATGCGGCGTATTGGAGAAATATCCATTCTCCATGCGATAAGACACCGTTTTTTCTTCTCCCAACCAATGTTTGAAATTGTTAACAGGCTTTCTCAATGTGAACGTATTCACAATATTTTTTCCAGTCCATTTGCAATTTACGTAAGCCCTTTTTCTCTGTTCTTCATTGAACGTATTTATGTCTAGATAATTGTCTGTTGACATCAAGTCTGCCTCAAATTCCTTTCCACGACCTTTAATCCTGACATATCCCATTAGTGGACTGATGTGAATCAAACACTGTTGACTTGGTTCGCTTTTCAACGCGTGGTTGTAGAACAGATACGAATTGTTTGATTTGTAAAATACATTATATCTGTCCGAAGAAACTTTTTCCAACCCACCTATTTCATTTACTATATTTTGAATGTACTCATCGGTATGATCTTTCAAAACTTTACCATCGAACTTCAATGTATGCAATTCATTGTATACATCTTTCAGACTGCTGTTTCCATTAAACCAGTGATCCAAAGCAGAGTTTGCTATGTCGTCCTGACTCGTATCAATAATAGCAAACTGATCTTCGGCATAACCGCCAATTTCATCAAAATTGTGCGTAGTATAATACGCTACGGATGACCCGTAGCTGGAAATGTCAAATTTAGTATTTGCTATTTTCTCTTTAATATTAGCGCCTGTAGCGGAGTACAAATTTCTCGTTTTCATCAATTGAGGATGTAGCCAAAATTTATCTGACTTATTTAAGATATAGTCACGACTGAGTTCTATTACAAAGCCCTTGAATATATCATAACCTTTCGTAAATGATTGCTCTAAATCAAGACCAAAATTACTTAAAATCTTGACACGCACCACATCTTTGTTGTCAATCAAACTTTGGAACTTCTGTAAATGTTCCTTCAACTTTGTTGGTATACCATCCGAATAACGTTGCTCTAATAGTGTAATATCCATTTGTTCATATTCAGTAAGCCTTTATAGTAATTTTTCATAAATCTTCAGCTCGTCAGCTGTTTTAATAATTGCTCTGTTACTTCGGTCCTATGTTTCACTCTGTTGTACCTGTCGCCTTGTTCATATTCTTCGATATCTGTTTGAAAGTAGTCATCGCCGTACTGTATGGCTGTTGCGATGTATTCATCTGTTTCTAATAGTATATCTTTCACCTGTTCATCATTATATCCCTTTAGATATAACGGAGCTGTCGTGTAAAACATATTCAACATCCATTCTCTTTTGAAATGCTCAAATGGTTCCGCACAAATATAATGAAACTTTTTTATGAATGCAAATATATCCTCTGTGTTGCTTGTTGGGTTAACCTCTTTGATTTTTTTGTAAAAAGTTTTAATACTGTTAACCTTTTTCAACAACAGTGGGGCAACAATGTTGCCATTTTCCATAAGTATGTATTGATTTAATTTTTTTTTCTATATATAGACATTCCTTGTTATTAAAAAATGAGTTTCATCAACAAAAGTAGTAAAAGTTCTATAATGCAGGAAGAAACTGCTCAGCCATTACGTGAAAAAAGCAGAGTACAGATGAAAATAGACGTCGTGCCTATTCCAACTGGTGCTTCAAGTGTCTCTAGTATTGAGAAACGTGAAGTTCAGCAAAAAAATATTCACCAAATTTTGACCAGAGGGAAAGATCTGTTTGAGGAAAATTCTACAATAATCAGCGAACAGGGGTCAAACCGTTTGTATCAAACCGCCGATCTGTACTCAGAATCGCTGTCTCTTGAAGAACTCATACCTATGCTTACAAGTTCGGATTTAACCCTTAAATTGAATGCTGTTAGAATTGGTCGGCAATCTTCAAGTACGTGTATGGAATTGAAAAGTGGAGTATTGGCAGATATCATAGAAAAGACTTCTGTGGATGAACGAAACGAAAAGACTTGTAGTGTTTCACTTCAAACAAGTAAAGAGAGAGGTTCAATGTTTGTTGGAATCAAAGTGAAGGGTGGAAAACACTTTATTCAAAAGTTAGACTATGAAATTCATAGGGAACAAGACGAACAATATCACGTTGATGATTAAAAAATATTTTATTTATTTTAAAGCAGTTGTTTCAGAACTAGTTTTTTTCTTTTTAGCATCTCCCCCTTTCTTTCCTTCAGATGCTTTTCTTTTACTATTATTATTAGCTCCACCTCCACTCATCATGTTTACCTCTGGGGTTGGTGGCCGTTCAAACAGCAATTCGTCTATTGGAGGTCCCTTTGCTAGAAATTTTGGATTCAAATCTTCTTTTGGCAAACTTACATTAGCTAGAGCATATTTGGCATACGTTTCGTATGATATCACCCCTTGTTCGTATAAGGTACGGAGGGTCTCGTTAGACACAAATGGTGTCACTGGAAAAAAGACTTGAACACTGTGGTTCAACTTTGCAGCGTGTACGTCCTTTTCTTTACTAAAATCTATACCTTTTTTTATTTCATTTGCATGTATTGTGTTGTAGAGATGACTAAGAACATTACCTAATTTTTTCTTCCAGAATAATACCGTTGCCTGGAATACTTCATGCTGACCTTCAGTATCCGATTTAGACCCCAAACCACCACCCCCTTCGGCCATTATCATAGACCTAGGTACGCCCATCGTTGAACATACATCTTCAATTATGGTTTTATGTATACCACCGTAATCACCCCGCCCTGTATTCTGTGGTCCACTCACCAGATGCTGCCCATTTGGTAAAGGGACAATATGTTCCAGCTGCTTTTCAGCTTTTTTAGCATGTTCTTTTCCCAAAAATTTATCGTACAAGTCCATCTGCTGGTTCAATATACTAACGTTTAAACTGTTTCGTTGAAACTTCATCTCTTCTGAAATTTTACTGGTGTTTGAGTCCGCATAGAAATCATAATCGACGCCTTCGCGTTTTTCACTACTGTTGTTTTCCTGTATTTCAGTGAACATGGTATTTTCCGCTCGTCTTGTCTCCATTGCCACAGCCGTTTCACGTAAACGCTTTAAAAAGAGCAAGCGCGGGATAACTTTATGGACAACGGACGTAAAATTACCACTTGGAGTCAACTTAAAACCAAATGCGTCAAAAACAAGTGTGCCTGGTATCTCTTCGTCCACTGAAGAAACGCTCATCACACGATACCTAAAACTACTAGGATCAACGTTTACTTCTAAGTGGTAACTGCCCAAATTCATTATTTGTGGAAGCTTGTTTTGTACACTTACAACCGCAAATCCATAGCACAGCACACTGTCTAACAGATCTTTTGTAAAAGGAATCCACACGTCTTCGATCTCTGAATGCAATTTTGGCGTAACTTCCATCTTTTTATCTTTACATCCTCCTTTGCAAAATGTAATGCCATTGTTCAGCAACTGACTCGCAATCAAATGCGAACACATGTGTAGTATAGGATCTTGTACATAGCAGTTGTACAAAAAATTCATTGATTCATGGGTAACTTTAAAAGTGCGATTCATTATATAAAGGGAAAGTGTTATTTATATATACTCCAAATGAAAAGAAAACGATCACCAATTCAACAAGAGAGTCGGTCACGTCCATTTCAATTAAGAGTAGAGTTGCTTAATGAATGTTTAAGTTTGACTTTGAAGTATAATACTGAATTTGGATTTCCTCCAACAGATTTGTCACTGTATCGGCATGCTGAAACTATTCAGTCTTCCAACGACTTGGCTTTATTTGTGAAAAAGGTAGGTGAGTCGATAGCTAGTAGACAAGAACTAACAAGTATATAAATAATGGACTGTAAAATAAAATGAGTTGTAACGTAGATTTACTGCACATAGGAATATGGACTTTTTACTCGGGTGCCAGCCTGTTATTAGCATCTGTAATTTCATATAGTCAATTATCCCCGCTGGAGAAAGATGATTTGTTGAAGGAAAGGAATAAAATCAGACAGTCTAACATAGCTAAACAAATTTCAACCCCGTCTCCCCAAATTGTGTCTTCTGCTCAGAAGAGGAAAATGAACTTTTTAGTTTGAGTGACTTAAGCTGGTCTTTTGTGAGACTCAACTTTACTGGATTGTCTTCAAGGTACTTGTTGCCTATCATAAACAGTGAGCCTTGCTCTTCATTGTACAACCACGTATGAAGCAACCCCACCTGGACAATTTTTCCTTTTATGTCTTTGTTTAATATGACCTCTTCAGACTCCATAACATGCGTAGCGTCAAATATTGCCCCTGACAAAATTTTCGAAAATATTGGTCTAAGCGCGAACCCTATACCCAACCCCAAACCAGATACTAAATATAGCGCGACTGCTTGCCCAAAGATGTAATAAAAACTTCCAATGATACTCACAGAGAAGAAAACGAGAAAGAACAACTGTAGCCTAAAATTGTGTCTACGCCCGCATAAACGAAGTATGCCTGTCAGAAACAGTAGTGATGGGATCAAAATACCTAGTCCTATCAAAACATTGGACAGGTCCATTATTCAGGTATTGTATGAGTATAAGTATGAAAAAATAATAGATAAATGAAGAAAGATGACGAGAGGCTTCATGTAGCATATATACCTAAATTAATTACGAAAAGGAAAGAAAAAGTTATTCGTCAGTATGTGGAAAGGTTCTATAGTCCATATATTTTTATATTATGGATACTAGTGGCCTTTGATATCAACGATTGTGTAAACATGGTGTACATAGTACCTTTATTAACATGCGTTAGTGCATTACATTCAACGTATAGAAAATATCACTTATATTATAAAGATTTAGTATATGTCATGCAAAATGAGAACATAGAAGTGGACGTGTTCACAAAATGCCAGTTTTGTATATTTGAAATAGTAATTCAATTTTTTACAACTTTCATCGCGTTTTTTTGGGTAGATGAAGTACACACTTGTTTGTTTGACCTTAACAGAGTATACCAATCGTATCTATTCGTTACAGTCATTGTGGTTACCTTTATTTTACATGTTGGACACTACCAACAGACAAAGAAGCTAACAGAGTATTTTGTTCGAACGAGTTACAGTCATGTCGGTAGTGAAATAGATATTTAAATATCCATAAAATGAATTTCATGTAACGGTTGTTTTCTTTTTATCTTCGGAGGCCTGCCCTTCTCTAATCCTGGTCTTTCTTTTAACGGCTTGCCGTATGCTATCAACTGTGGGATGATGCACGCAATATCGTCCAACACTATCTCTGTATCAGGCACTGGATTTTTATACTTTGAAACACAGTCACATTTCATACATCCATCGCTGTGTGGTCCTGGCATATTTATGTACTCCTTAGGATTCCAACTCATGTACCTACCTAAGTGACTAAAGTCTCCAATATTTTTACGCTCGGTTTCCCCACAACATGACCAACTTCGCTTTACACCGTTCCATTTACCCGGATGATACGTGCAATGCCAGGATCCGACGTTCTCCATTTCGGTAAAGTATCGTTCGCAGACCTTGCATTGATGTACCTGAAGAAACACCTTCGTTACTGCTCGTACCTGAGCGTTAGAGGAGTACAACCCTCCATGTAAGTCTGACATTTTTTAGAAGAATATACGTTATTTATACTTTCCATCTATTGTTCAACATTTCAACAGCATGACTAATTTGACAAGCTTCTATTTCACTTGTCGATTCGTACTGTACTGGCTTCCATCGGTGTATATCTATCGCCTTTATGGTTACATTTGCCGACCTTTTTTTCTTTTGCAAGACGCCAGCGTATTCTTCTGTACAAAGGATGTAGTCGTTCCCCCTGTACACAATCTCAGCATTTCCGAATGCCTGATGCTTCTCACATAACATAAAAATGTGGTCGTTGTAAGTAGAATTTTTTATTTGGCTTCTCACGTACTGAAACGAAAAAATAACGTCGTTGGATGTTGCTTCACAACTGTAATCCATCTGCCATGCCATATTTTGCTTTTTCTCTTTTATGTCCTCCTGTCCAAATTCCAGCGACGTTAAAAAGGTAGACGGTGGACGGGTAAAATGTCCCCTGTGTGGGGTATAATAAAGGAACAAATCGCCATCTTCGGCTACATCTTTGACAAATATGAACGCTATTACAGCGATTACTACGGCTACCATTACATAATGATACTTATTGTTCGTTATGCGTTTCCCTCGTATGGTGTCCATGAAGCTATTGGACTTCTTCTTACAAGAGGAACAACAAGAGCACTTTTTCATTTGGTAGCAATAGAACCTCATTTATACCTCGAAGAATGAAAATCTAGTATATATTAATATGTGATTCAGTATAATAATGGCAAATGCAACTCCTCTTGGTAAAAGGTATGAAGAATTAGATTTCTATCAACAGAAAATTATAGATGCCTACGGTGTGGATGATGTGGCTAGTGGTTTTACACGACAAGTTGAAAACTACAAAACTGATCCAACCTATGACAAAGACGATCCATATAGACGACAGCAAATACGTGATCGTGACACTGGGGTAGTCCGTTATCGTGACACTGGTGAATTAGTACCTGCCAAAAATTATACCGTGAAAACAACTAATTTACAAGGCGCTATGGACGCTTACTGGGCGAGCATAAACCAGGCCACGCGCCACGATTTTAAGGACCAGGCAGTTTCCCCACGTTTGTTCGATCAGAAACCACCGAACGCGCCCGATACGTACCCATTTTTAGTAAAAAAAGCCTCCTACAGTCCAACCGATCAGCAAGAGATCAATTACATGCATAATTTGATTAAAATGTTGCATAGGAAAGACCCCTCCATCGGTGCATCTTTGATGAGTGAAATAGCAAACAACGAAATGATTCGAAAAGAAGATCCAAATAGTATGATCAACCGTAAGAAAAGAATAGCGATGGTGACGTCCGATCTTCAACGACTGTTGAGTCGAGTAAAAAGAAAAATAGTCTTCGCGGTGCCCGTAGAACAGCCTTCCATTTACATTGACACGAGAAAAAGTACATTTGAGACCGCCTTTTACAACGTTAGTAAATTTGTTATACCGACAGCATCTTTTTCAATTGATAAAGCCAACGACTACCACCCGGGTACAAGGCTACAACAGTACCATGATTCGCTGTATTCCAACGCCGATAGAATGTTAAGGAGTATTGGAAACAAGCAGGAAGCAATCAACCAGTATAGGATGCGGCACATGAAGCGTGAGTGGGACCATTATTCTGCCATGTTCTCTATGGATTTTACGAGACTGCCGCCGGCGTACGACCCACTTCCACATACGAATAGTTGGATTTCAAAGAATAACTTAAAGTTCTTAAAGCTGGACAGATGCTACCACCAGGATTTGCTCTCACGACCATGGACAATAACAGATTATGTGTACTTTGATCCAACACTTGTGGACGACGAAGCTGGATACGAGGCGTGGAAAGTGTGGGCAGAAAAAGAGAAGCGCCGGTATGCCAAATTATGCATGGAAGAATTTGAACGACCGTCGGATTGGAAGGTGCAGGAAACTGGGGATAAAAACGCAACGGACGCTAATGGTAAGGAATTAAAGATATGGCGAACGTTACAAGCGCCTTCAAAACCGTATCAATTGAAGGAGCTGAGAAAGTTTAAAAAAGTTATTAAAAAACGAAAAGCATGGGTTCTTCCTAACGCACCGTGTTTAACAGAAGCGGAACAGGCGGCCGAAGAGACTAGGAAAGCGATAGAACTTGCTAAAAAAGCAGAGGAAGCAGCAGCAGCAATATCGTTGGAATTGGAACTTGCTCAACGAGCAAAGGAAGAAGCAAAAGCTCGAGCTCAAGCAGAAGAAGACTTGGTTAAAAAACGACGACTGGAAGCAGAAGCTAAACAATTACAGGACGCAATCAATGCGAAAGAGGAAGAAGTGCGAAGAGCAACCGAAGCTGCTGAAAAAGCTAAGCGCGAAGCTGCCGAAAAATTGGAACAAGAAAGGGAAATACAACGTGATGAAGTAGCTAAATTTATTAACGATGTAGCCTCTGCTGAAAGGGAATTTTTTGATTCTTTTAGGGGTGCTTTTCCAAAAACTAACAAGCTGAAGAAAGAAGAATCAGAGAAACTAGTAATGAACATGAGCCGTGCTGCGACTGAAAGAGAGAATAAAGTTAGAGAAGAAGAAGAAGAAGCAGCAGCTAAAGCTAAAAAAGAAGAAGAAGAAGCAGCAGCTAAAGCTAAAAAAGAAGAAATAGCAAAGCAACAAAAACAGCTTGAAGCAACCCCTTTTGCATTTGCAAAGATAACTCTTCTTGATCTTACAGATTTGACGTACAGAGAAGACTTAGAATCACAAGAAGTTTTAGAAATAAACAATATTTACGCCACTAGAGGCAACAAATTGGCTGGGTCCCTGGTAAAATCAATTGTCAACAGTAATTCAAACGTTAAGTTCATTGTCTTGAGTCCCAACCCGGATGCTGAAGGGGGAGGGGATAAATTAATACAATACTACAAGAACAATTGGGGTATGCATGAAGTTGATTCGGGAAATTATAAGTTGGACTCTGAAGTCTTTCCTTCAGGATTTCGGTATTTGATTGTGTCCGTAGATGAATTAATTAAAACACCGTATTTCAAAGGCGTATGCGGAATTGGTGGAAAAGACGGGGAGTTAACTTACATTGAAAACATAGATAATATCAACCTTACCCCAAAGGAGTACCAAACAATTGTGAAAACAACAAAGTTGAAGAAAAATGATGGTACTAAACTGTATGCAAGTACCTTTAAAGATCAGGACAGTGTAAACAAGGATTTAGAAGAACAGATTAGTGGTATTAATAATGGACACTACATATACTATCATCGTGGAAAGCCTGGAGATGATTGTCAAACCGTTACAAAGTGTGAGAGCAATTTCGACAGAAGGTTAACATTGGCGAAGCGGCATTTACAGGGTAAAATAGAACCACGTTGGATTATAGCCAGTAATAAAATTATAGCCGACAGGAAAGAATACTCCATCGATTCGGATGGTATGAAAGAGGCGTTGATCGGTGAAGGTTCTACGGAAAAAATAGTTTGCAATGCGGAGCATCCAGAGGTCATTAATAATAAAAGCAAACAGCTTTTAACTTGGGTAAAAACAAATAGAGAAGCGATCAACAAAAAATGGAACAAGGATCGGTTGGACAAGCGTTTGAAGCAGATTGAAGACAAGTTAAGCGATAAAGAATGGGAAATAATCGTAACGGAAAGTAATGCTGGACGTACACTTACTTTGGTTCGTGATGAACAGAACAGAATGCCAATGATCCCGCCTAACGAGATTATTTTGTTAACTGGAGAATATGCAGGATACGACCTCGATAAAATAGTAAATTACGGCAACGATAAAAAATGGTTGCAAAACGCTCTGAATAAGCTACGAACACTGTTGGAGAGATATGTTCCTAAACCAAAAGGTCCAGAAGTATTTAACGTTGAAAGGAAGAATAAAAACTTATACACGTTTAATCGAAACGGTAAAAGGTGGTTTTTACGCACACTGACGCCAAACGTGAACGACAGATCACACGAAAACTTGTTAAATGCCATGAACGGTCAGAACTACGACTATGTAGCCAATGTTGAATATTTTAATGAGATTTTTGATTCTAACGGTGATGCAGGAGTATATGAAGTGAAAAACAAAAACAAAGAAGTACAATACAAGTTTGTTTTTACAATTGGCCAAAAACCAGTAGGCATGACGCAACTGTATATTCAACCTTTTGTTGGAGATACCCTACAAGATTGGGTAGAAAAAACGTATTCATACCAATTTGAAGATGTTGAAAAAAGGAACAAAAAAGTAATAAAGTCAATGACGCGAACCCGTACAGACGAACAAAAAGAAGAGTTGAAAACTATTGCGTTTGGTGTGGAGAAAGCGTTGGATGAATTCCATAAAATTGACGGAGGGCGATTTCTCCATCGCGACGTGAAGTTGGAAAATATGGCTTTTGATGGAACAAAAGTGGTTTTGTTTGACTTTGATAATGTATTTGATACTGAAAGTAATCCGAGTCCAGGAAGCCCGACTATGCCAATGAAAAATGGAACAAAAATTATGGATCGATTTTTGCAAAAGAAGGAGATACAGAAATGGTTGTTCAACGAGAAAGGGAACAACAAACAAAACAGATTCTTAGATAAGCATCAGGCAGGCATGATGCTCCTTCAACTGGGAGGGGTTTTTGACTGGGTGGCGGAGTATGGATACAAAGATACATCAAGTAACCCAAATAAAGACTTTGGAATCAAACGTCATGGTGAATGGTTATGGGATGTCGATTTTAACGGTGTCACGGAAGGAGAAAAGACTGTCAATTTTTCGGGAAATCCAGTCGATAATTTTTGGAGGAGCATTATGGTTGATTTTTCATATAGAGCGTCAGTGACAGGCGGAAATCAAAAATGGCAAATGACTGTAACGGATCCAGTAGTTAAAAGAGCTAGAGCAGACGTATTCATTACTCAAGGACGGTTACTAAGTTCACCGAATCGTGTAGAAAGATGTTTTAACCTTCCTCTGGATATTGTCTTACGCGTCTTTAACTGTTTTTTTACACTTGAAAAGGAAATATCGGGTAAACCAAATTCAATGTGTAAAAATTATGCTTCGCAACCTCAAGTTATGTCTCCCATGCAATTCTTGTCCAACGCCAGGCAGCCAGTCTTTGAACGGGTGCAAATCCAATCGGACTACGGCGACGACGAGGATTTAGAAGCATTGATGGATTATGATCCAACTCTTGATGGACAGGAGCTAGAAAAACTATCGCCCAGTTCACACATTTCGGATGCGGAGTTCGAGCGCATGTTGAATGAAAGCACCAATTACGATGCATTGTCGGATCACATTATGCGAGAAAATAAGGCCTACTCCGACGGTAGTACTGATATGGACATAGAAGAAGACGCCAAATCGGTCTCGTCGAAGCACAGCAGCAGCAGTGTAGGCAGTGTTGCGTCCCAAATGTCCAATATGAGTTCCCACAGTGTAGCCTCTAATATGTCAAATATGAGTTCTCACAGTGTAGCCTCCAACATGTCCAACATGAGTTCTAACAGTGTGGCATCCAACATGAGTGCTCAGAGTGGAATCTCCGTTGCGTCAAACTTATCAGAAAAATCAAACGCGAGTACCATGAGTAATATGAGCCACCATTCCTACGCTAGTAATCACTCTATTGAGAGTCAAGAGGCCTATCCGACTTCATTACATTCCGACCAATCGTTTGGTAAATATTCAGACGTTAGTTACAATCAAACGTCTGGGTATAGCAACAGCAGCAGCCACAGCAGCAGTGAGAGCAGTGGAAAAGAGATGGGTTACAGCAATGGGTTGAGTGAAAGCTCTGATCATGGCATGAGTGAAAGCTCTGATCACGGCATGAGTGAAAGTAGTGATCATGATTCCTCCAATGAAACTATGGGGTATAGTAGTTCTGGAGGTTCTTCAAACAACCACTCGTACAATTCCAATTCGGAGACAGAATAAAAATAAATAAAGTATAAATTCTTCTTTTTACTAAATTAAAATGAGTACAATTTACGCCGCTTTCCTCAGAAATGATACTGAGATTATGGCAGCCCATATATTGAACAAGGTTGCTAGCTGGATTGCGCCTCCGTGCGAGGAAGGAGTAGAACCCCAAATTCATGTTGAACTTTTTTTTCCCGACGAGGAAGGAAAAGAGAATGAGCTCGTTAGTGGCCAGGCATGTAGCATCCACTACAATGGGGCGGTATTTTTAACCAGAAAACGATTCTCGCGCAAACAATGGAATTTTCGCAGCCTTGACACGACACAAGAACAGTACGATGATGTGTTGAACTACTGTAAAAATGCCGTGGGGTGCCAATTCAACCATCTCGGGTATTTCCTTCAGCCCCTTCTTTCTATTGATCACGCATGGCCTACAAAAATGGGGTTCAACAAGAGATACTATTGTTCTGAAATTGTCATAGAAGCTCTGAAGGCCGGTGCTGTGTTTCCTTCAACCATGAAATCACAGATTCATCCCCAAACATTATATGCTATGTTGAAGGGTGAAACGAGTAATGCGTGTATTCGAAATGTGAAGAAAATGACATTTGATTTTTAGTGAGGCAAACAGTATCTGTACCAGACGGACAAGTACAGACAGTAAAAAGCAAACAAACAAGATGGTGTCCAAAACAAAGGGTGTGGTTCAAACCAAAGTGCCAACACCGTGGCGAATTTGCCAGAAAAAGACGAGTAAAATATGGCGTAATTAAAATCCAATGTATAAAATGCGTTGAACCACCACACTGTGGGCAACCAATATATTATGTACAATACAATAGACAGTAAATCAAACGAATCTGCAATCAATATACTGTTGTAAAGAATCAAGCATAAGAACCAGAACCTAAGAACACGAAACGACGGATAACAGCGTGGCTGTTCCTCTAGTTCTTGTATTTTTTGGGTATTAATATTTGTTGTTGAAGCTCTTTGCATTAACCTTCCGATAAAAACAAAATTTATATTAAGAATAGACGCCAGTATTACATTTTTCATTCTATTAATAAATACCTATTCTCTATATATATGTGCGTATGGATTCAGTGTGGATTTTAGGATATGGACCACTGCTGGTCGATTCACAGTTTGTGGTGGATTATAAGCGGCTGAACATGGCGTTCAATGGAACAGACATGCCTAATGACTACAGAGAAGGTATTCGCCTGTTGTACGACACCCTAGGAGCTAAATACTTTACCTACACCAAATACATGAATCAAACGTTGGGAAATCATGGATATCATGTCTTAAAGACGATTACGACTGATCATGTGATTGTGGACATGCCTACTATACGAGTGAATGCATGCAGTGTCCGTTCAGAAATTACTTTCTCTTTTTTTTGCAACATTTTGAATGAAGATTTAATTTCAATTTGCGCGTATTATGTCACGGTGAAAATGAGCATGGAAACATACAATATTACTGTGGATTGTAGGGAGGGTATATAAATAAAATATAAACTAACTAAATGTTAAAGACTCCCTATAAAACCCTTTACCGCGTTCATAGCGTTGAAGAAGCACTTCTGTTCGAGATAGGCAAAAATAAGACGGACATGCTACTTTATTTCGTTGATGTATACGATGTATTGTTAAGTGTAAAAAGTGGCGCCGTGAACAAGCCTACTACTCAGCAGGTAGTGGAATTACGTGTAAAGTGTACAGAATATTTATTGAAAAATTACCATACCCTTTACAAACCCATCCCGGGTGTGATGCTCGGTTGGACTACCAGTATGTTACTGTTTATTATCATCCTTCACTTAATAACCATTCAGTATGACGGGTCGGACATGTATTTGACCGAAGAGAATAAATTGTACATAAAAAAAAATAGACTTCGTGTTTATACCTTCCCAGAGCCGGAGGAATGGTGCTTTGCCACGTATGTATCATTTTTAGATGTCATTGCATTCAAATGGAAAGAATTAGCACCAGACGACGACCTAGAAGAAATTTTAGAATTGTGTTGGAGGTTGGCTGCTCATTTCATACTACAGATTCATTCAAAAATTACACTGAATATAGAATCTTTTGTAGAGACAGTAAAAAACAAGCCTGATCACGCGCGGCTCTCTGAAAAGGCAATGATCATGTGTATGTCTCGATTTTATTGGTTTGTAAGCACCTTTACATACGGAAGACGTTGGAGGCTGGTTCCAAATGTCCGGGCTCCTACAGTTGAATCGACTAATTGGGGCACCTTTATTTTAAACGAAAGAAGACATTTTATTACCAGACGGTTTCGCGACGGTATCTTAAATTTACTGTTTGATAAGATTATATTGTATGGTGACAAAGAAGTGGCGTCTCATAATCAGTTAGGGGAAGATGTTTCAAGCATGACGTGTTTGTATCAAATGGCCCCAGCAGGATTGTTGAACAAACTACAGAAAATGATAACATACGACGAGTACGAGGAAATTATCAAGTACAAGCCAACGAAACAATGGATTCATTTAGTAATGCTTAATCAACATTTTGTGAATGTATACAATGTAAAATTTCTCTCTTTTTTCTTTATTAGCGAGGAAAAGATGTACAAACACATAGAAGCTATCGAGCGGTCAGTAGTTCCTCTTATTTTTTATCGTTTTAACACGTTTGATGTATTCTTTGAAGGAAAGATATACCGACATCCAGATGGAAGAAATCTAGAACATGCGTTTGTACTCTGGTGCTATATTCTGAGATCAAAGTGTAGCTCCAAAGCATTTCAAATGGACTTCACACCTTTGCTAGAAAAAATACTCGACCAGTTGGTTGAGGTAGATAATTCCAGAGAGATTGACGGTATGTATGAATTAGAAGATGACTAGAGTATATATAGGATGACCGTTGAAACAAAATGGATATCGACGATCTAATCTTACCAGAACAAAACAAAACTATTGTCACCGGGGCGATCCCGGTAGACATCGAGGAGGATAACGAAGAGCCGTGTAGCGTGATAGATGAATGCGATCAGGACAATGGGCATTGCCCCATATGTTCCCATAACGCGGGCGAGCGTGGCGTGATTGCAAAGATGAATGACCTGGAGCAGAAATTAACCGGCACTATCTCACCGGAGGAAATATACAGAATTATGTTTCAAATGTGGGAACACGAAGTCCGCATGCCGTTGGAGCGCCAGGGCATGACCTGCCCTGATTTGACTGTGGAAGATATTAGAAAGCATTACACGAACCACAAGATGAATATGAAAAATATTGTTAGCAAAGAGATTCTATTTGTCAATGAAATGCAGAGACAGCTAAAGGGTAAGCAAATCGCCGTTCGTAACAAAGTTACTGGTGAAAAACGATTAGTTCTTAAGGGAATTACCGAATGGCAAAAATTATCCAAACATAAGTTGGAGCTTATTAAATACTATAATAATACGCTCATGAAGAATAGCAAAAACGGTGGAAAGAGTGCGAGCATAAAACCTTATGAGTTTGACTAAAAGTACTATATATAACGGGTTTAGACTTATAAAAATGGTTAAAATGTTTCAATTCCAGGGCAAACCAGATCTTGGATCAAGTACTTTATCCGCATACAAGAGAGGTCCTGGACCAGACAAACCGGGTATCAATAATGCCCTTTCCAATCCAACGTTATCCACATCTCAAATTAGTCTTCAAAGTAATGTAACAACATCGCTTCCTATTCTAATACGTCCGTGGTCTCAAGGATGGGAAAAAAATTTCAATGCCGGGTCTGTTCTTTTTGTTCACCGATCAAATGACGATTTGCGCATGTCTACTGCTATGGATGTTCCCTGTTTTAACTTCATTATGCAAAGTGCACAACGAAGGGTTGGGGATATGAACCAGATAACCAGCAACCCATTGTATCCTAAAATGTCGTCTATTGAGGCAGCAGGTGGATTGACCAATGGGAATTTTCCATTTGGAATGTTTGGTGTGGTTCGAAACGACATGCTAGCCGATTCTAGTCTCCAAAAACTATACAATTGCGACGTATTTGGAAGAACGATGGTGGCAAATATTTTTGCAGGTCATGCGTTGAAACGTGGTGACATGGTTTCCCTGGCATTGGTAAAGATGGATTGTTCCAAAGAATATTCGTATTTCATACAACCAGAAGGCACCCGAATGCCTAATTTGGTGACCGAGGCAGAGGCCGTGCAAGTCGTTGGCATGTGTAATGGTCTTATCTGCGGGCACAGTAGCCAGCCAGATATTACTCATCCATCTGGTAAAAATAACGTAGGAGGAGACAACAATGTGAAAGAAATTTTAAAAGTCATACCGTTGGGGTTGGTATCACATGCAGTGGCACGTATTCCATCATGTGGACAAATAAAGGAAGCATTGAGAAATCAAGACAAATTTACATTGCTTCCCCGTATTGAGGTTTTGTTAAATTAGAGATTAACTATATTATTTATTTTTAAACTATCACCTAAGAGTAATATTAAAGTATATATTCCATGATTGTTCAACGTAAGATAACCATGTACCAACGAAGAGCAAAACGAGTTGCAGGCCCAGGCTTCCATGTTAATGTGAAGATGGATCAATTCCAAATAGCCACCATGCGTGGTAAAAGTAGTATAGGGGGAATCACGGGACAAAGTCCATTAATTCCATCCAGCAATCAGCCGGAAATGTACGACATCAAAGAGCAAGAAATCCTTGTCAGTAAACGAACTAGTGGCGCAATGTATCATGACGGTTACACGCATGTGTTCAGCGTTGTCAACGGATATGATATTGGGAATCTAGGCTTGGCTGCATCGGCGCAAATGGTAAAAGACAAAATTCTTGAAGAAGTTCGCTTTGTTGGTATTGCCACTACGGAGCAAAAAGCAGACGACCGCCTTATAGATCAGGGCTGTGTTGCAACGGTAGGGGGAGTGGTCACGGTGCTAAATGGTGGAGAAAAGCCAATTCATCCAACTGATAAAATTATGTTGGACATTAACTTAAGTCCTGCCAGAGCGTCTATTACCAGAGAGAAGGGTATTCCACGACAAAAATGTCGATTTACATTCCGCCCAGCGGACGATGATATGCGCATGATCGGGAGGGCACTAAATATGTGCAATCTTCGAGATACTAATGATCCAGTTCAAGCGAGAGAATTAGCAGCTGAAATTAAGGAGTTGAAGAAGAAGTGGAAAGAGAAACAGGCCGATCTTAATAAAATCAAGAAGGCGAGATTAAGTCTAGTTGAGGAAAATGACTTGGCAGCATTGGCAGCAAACAAAGAACTTGAAGAAAAGGCGCGAGCAGAACGAAACAAGGCAGAGAAGGATCGAATCCAATTGGAGCAAAATCTAAAAGACTGTGATGGTGGACTCTTGACAGATAATGTTGCTTTAGATGCGAGCAAATTGAAGGAATTCCTCTCCAACTATAGGCACTTAAATGAATTAGTGATTGGAAAAGCTATGTCGTACGCAGCACCCGGTGACCGATTTGAAATTCTACTTCAACCCAGACATTCCTTGTAAAATTTACGTAGTAGCTAATATTTTTATACTATAAATGTGATTCTATACTAACAAAATGAGTTGCCCTCTCTGTGGTGAACTACTAACGTGTACAAAACATATTCGTCCAAATAGCGCCACCTTTGAATGCGGCTGTACTTTTCATTTGAACTGTGTGCTACAGTACAGTAAAGAGAAGATATCCAACACCTGTCCTACTTGTCATCCCAATCAAAACGCATTTTTTGCCAACTTTGGCGACGACCGATTGAAATCCATGGCCATACAAATAGAAAAACGTAGAGAACTAAACAAAATGGAAAAACCGAAATCGTACTTTAGTTTATTCGGTACCAAAACCACTTTGCGTAGCATGATACAGAGTGGTACCTCGTTACATAGTTTAAAATTAAACGGCTACATTCCGGAATCATTCGTAGAGGAGGGAATTAAATGGCGTGAAGTAGCTTCAACGTACACTATGGCCGCACTGATTGATTTTGGCATGCGTTTTAATCATATGTTAACCATGGGTATAACCCCCGAAAACTTTAAGCAAATGGATGTGAATCAGTTAGAGGAGCTAAACATAAGTGCAGCGGACATGATGCAAACAAGCATTAGTATCCATCAGCTGGCTGCTTTGGGGTTGAGTCTTCCAACGTTATGCGAAATGCAATTTAGCTGGGCAGATTTACGAAAAATAGGTGGTAATTGTCAAACTATTCGGCTGCTAACTTCTAAAATAAGTGAACTTAATACATATTTTGGCCCGTCAGAAGCTGAGTGGAAGGAAGCTGGGTTTACAGAGGACGCTTTGGTTAAATACAATTATGACGAGGATGTCAAAATATTTAAGAAGAAGAAAGCAAAGGTACGTGTGGGTAAATTAAAATTAAACGCTAATAATATGTTATTTTAATCTTTTTATAACTTGAAAAATAGCAAATAATACTACAAGCAGTAAGGAAAAATCAATCCATACGGTTGAATATAGATTCATAATATCTATGTCGATAGGGGGAATGTCGTCTTTTGGTAGTGGCTCGAATGTTATTTTAGACATGTTTACTACATAAAACTACCTTTATATATTCACTTGCAATTTTGTCATGATGGATTTACAAGAAACAATCGTGAAAAGAAATATGATTAAAAACGGAGGATACAGTACGCTTTGAACAAGTGAACAAAAAAGATTCACAGCGAGTTGTAAAAGTACAATGTTTCGGTATCGCTGTGCATCTTCTTTGCGTACACAATTCTCAATAATGTCCCAATGAAAGTATGTTACTGGGAAGCATAAGTTACATTGCCGACAATGAACGTATGAATTCGTAGTCATTTTATCACATTCTGTACAGTAGGAAGATGGTTCAACGTTCTGTGGTACAACTTTAAGTAGATAATAAAAATATTGATGAATAACCAACAGCAGCAGAAGCAACGAAGTAGTCAAGGCACCATGCGGATAAAACGCAGATGTCATAATACAAAAAATAAAGTACAATGACAATTGGTTGTGCATTTAATATATTTTTAACTTCTTTTTATACCAACCTAACCGCTGCTAGGGTGTTTCAATTTCTTCCATCGCTCGTTCAACCCCCTCCTAATTGTTGACATCTTTAACAGTTGTGTGCTGTCTCTTATCCATGGTTTGTAACACGAATTACATAGATAAATTTGTTTCCTTTCACACTCGTCTTCCTCTCCACTGACAGTAAGTGGCTGCCAACTCTCATTATTCTTTATAGCACAGCAGAAGCAGCACGATATCGTTGTAAAAAGTTGACCCTCATCGCTTAAACAACATCCACAGTAAAAGCCATTCTTGCCGTTGAAGTACTTTCCGGAATATGTCATGGGATTGCCACAACTACCACATATTGTATAAAGTTTTCCGTAAAATTGAAGTATTCTGCCCAACAAGTTAACTTTGATTAGCTCTGTTTTGCTACAAATCTCATTCTCGTAATCCTTTTTGAACTCTTTGGCTTCGCGTTTTCTTTGACGTAAGAGATTGCTTTGACTTATTTCCGCGTCCGTTAAATTTAAGAAGCTGGAGAACTCAGAATTGTAATTGTGTCGTTTTTTTCCGTCAGACTTGTCGCATCGCTTTCCACAGTATATTTTTAACTCGTCGCCATCTGTATCGTCTTCAACGAGTACTTTTTGGTGCCCATAAGCGTATAAATTTTGGACTACTCCTTTGTTGTCATGGTGATTGACAAACGATTTAAATGTTTTGCAATTCTTACAAACTAACACTTCGCCGACATGATTTGGAATGGGTGTGCCATTTTTAATACGGTGCTTTCTTCTCAACGCAATACACTGATTGATGTATGTATGAACGGGCAAATCATAAATACGAACGTTAGCTTTCCGGTCGAAGGCATCTGCATAATCTCTAATCACCTCAAATTCATGTCTGTTTAGCTGCAAAAGAAACTGCTTTAACGAACTCTTGCTTCCCTCTTCCATAAAAACTTCTTGAATGTGGGTCAAAGAGTTGATTGAAGCCTGTGAAATTCGAAAGCATTCCAGTAGCTCAAATGGAATATGGCGCTCTTTTGTTCTTATAGCAATTTCATGCATCAAATCTTTCCATTTTAATTCGGTAACAGCATTGGCTTTTGTAACACACCTTTCTTCATCAATTCTTACACATTCCGACATGACGGCATACGCAAATGATGTTTTAATTGGTCGATATAAATGATGTATTTGTTGTTTGTTGACACTGGCTAACATACTTTCAACGTTAGCAAACAGCAGTGGGTCACTTTCTTCCCAATATTCATATTTACGAACAGAATTCATCGCTGTGGAAACTCCTTCTTCAAATTTTTGCCAACTATACCGCTGTATGATTTCGTCATACAAGCTCGGAACCAATTTGCATGCAAATACAAGAAATTCTTTGATGATGTAAAAAAGAAGTTGTTGGTGGTCCATGAGCATCCATTGAAGAAACTCATTCTTGCTTTTTTCTTTGAATACGCGCAAAAGAACCTTCCGTATGTGAAAGGGTGGTCTCACAATACTTTCTTTGTACAGACCTAGCAGAGAAGCCTTCATACACGCCATTACAAAATCAAAGACATAATCGTGCTTTCTTGAATATTCATGCAATATATCTGAAAGATTACGGATAGTACACCGTTGTGGTAGACTTTTAGAAATCAAGTGAACCAGCGGGTGAGTTTTTTTAGTCTCGTTGAAGAAGTTGCAGTTGATAACATGACGTAAAACATCCGGTAGTAAACCATCATGAAAGACTAACCCTTTGTCGAACAATTCCTGGCTAGGTTGCATGTGAATTGCCGGGGGAGGGACCACAGCTCTACCAGGGATATTTAGCTGAGTTTTAAGAAAGTCGTCTGTCAAAATAAATGGTTTTAATTCCAACAGCATGTTGAATCGCTCGTAGCTTTTTAATTTCATCGTGCGTTTTATGTCTGCTTTGGATATACTTCCATTTTCGATCTGAAATTCAGGTATCAATATCTTCTCTGTGCCTGGTTGTAGATACGATATCAAATCCAAATGCAGCTTTTGCTTCTTGATCAACATTTCAATGTGATTGATAAGTGGAAGATGCATATCTTCGTACAGCACTAAAAAATATTTTGTTTTTTGCGACAGTGGTGGATTCTTTTTTTTCTTCAACTCATCAAGCATATTAATAGTTGAAGATAAAACACCATAAATATTACGCGATGCGAGTCGATCTGGAAATTTTTTGGCCTCTAATGGATCCCATATTGGTTCTTTTGGAAATTGGAGAACGCTAAATAAATCGACTCGATCGACAAAGTTTCCCATGAATAGATTTTTCTCATACTTGCTTCCTGTAAATACCGATTTTAAATAATCAGTAATATTTGGTAAGAAGGGGTGTATGAAATTCGGGGGCGCAGTACTATTCAACTGGCCCCCTACTGAAAACTTTGGTTCGACGGGTAGTTGTATTTCCATTGAACGTACCGTTTCATTCCATTTTCTTCCACCAAACGGTAAGCACATTGTTGGTGCAACACAATGGGTTCTAATAAACCCTCGTATGTTGATGGAGAAGAGCAGATGCAATTTTTGATATCGTACTCTCCTGGCAAATTCACCAAATTGAAATAATCTTGTAGTGTCACACCTTCGCGAATTGATTTACGATCAGCTCGAGTGTTGAGTAAAGCCCTACTGATTTCACTCCGCTTGCACATCAAACAAAGCTCACCTTCAGGGTTACGTCGGCCAGTCTCCTGTATTTTTTTCCATTTTGAAGGAAGAAAGAATTCAGTCAGAATAAAGGCGTTGTCGTTTTCACAGATTATTTTTAATCCCTCACATTGGTTCCCTCTAAGACAGGGCCGTTCTCCCTTGCTACGGTCAGGAGGTCGAAGGTATGACTCCTCGTATTTTCTTGTAACAGCTTCCATGTACGGTCTTTGCTTGCTTCTTTTGTTTTGAGCATTTATGTCAAACGTCGAAGGGGCATCGGCTTGTATCAAATTACGAACCACCGGCCAGTCGAAAGGGCTAACATGATCGTAGCTAGGTCTTTTTTTATTTCGACTGTTGAAGAATTGAGTACTAGCGATCAACTCTTCTTTATTCTCATCGTTCGGATTGAAGTTGAGTTCAACACATTGTATCTCTGGATGGGATTCTTCGGTGACAGATTTCATGGGAATAACATGTCTCACTTCAAAGGCGCTTTGCGGTTTTGTCTTTTTAACTCGCTTGTGAGTCTTCTTTCTCAATCTTTTCTTTTTCCTTTTCTTCTGCTCCTCAATGTCGCTGTCGCTATCTGAGTTTTCCTGCAATTGTTTTTTTTGTGATGTTGTTTCACTCCAAAATTGTGAAAACACTTTGTTTACCGTGATATTGCTCCCCGACATTTTGTTTAAAAGAGATTCTTTGAGGTATATATAGTATTTAAATTCTTTTGTTTCTTTGATTTCTTTAATTTCTTTTATCCAAAACGTTTTGTTGAATAAAGAAATGTATGTTTATCTTACACGGACGCACGTTCCGTTGTTTATTATATTCGTATGGTGGTATTAAAAGAAGGAAAGAACTATATTTTTTAGCGGAACATCAAAATTCAGATTTTGTTTAAAATTACAACCTGCTTAAAATATCATAATATGTAAATAGTACTATTAAATAAAGGAAACACATATTTAAAGACACACACGGTTTTGAGCAAGAACTAAAACGAAAAACTAAATAGGTTCATATAAATATTCAACAGAACGCTTATAAAACGCAATATGTTGGGTTATAACGCCAAAATGACCAGCGAGGAGCGGCTAAAACACCATGAAGCTTTGAAGAAGAAATACAAGAATCGTCTAGATATGGAATTGGAATATGCCTACGTCTGGATGTCCAATGGTGATTTTCTCGATACATTAAAGGAATGTGCCCCTAATCAAGTTGATTATTGCAAAAATTCGATGGAAAATCCACCGCTTCAGCTCTTAGAGAAGATGTCTAACGAAACGAAAGTTGCTGCTATAACGTTAACGAAAACGAAGTGTCAAGCGGATGTTCAAAAAAATCCAACGTGTTATCTGTGCGGAGACATGTTGGCGACTTCAATTGTTCAAATAATTGATTTTTCGTTGTTGAAGTGTAATTGTGGTCAACAGTATGCACATATAAAATGTGCTGATGATCACATATCAAACTGCTCACAGTGTGGAATATGTAAAAAATATATCGTGTTGAATAACATTAGGCATTCAAATTTGCAGCAAACTCTTCTGCGATTTTAAGAAGACCGTCAGAAGTCGGGTGGATATTTAATTCTGCCCTGGCGTAATGGTATAGAAACGATACAATAGTTTTAAATTTTTCTTGTAATTGTTCCTTTGTTTTTAATTCCTGTATTGATTGCACGTCTTCAAATGGATCTTGCAGAGTAAATGCGCTGTTGTCGGTTACTGTAATGATAGATCTAATGAGTTGGACAATCTCTTTCTTCACAGGTTTATCGCTAAAACTATTATTCTGTAATACATGCCATGACGGTACTGTTGTCGTAGTAAAGTCAATACTTTCCACTGTCTGGGTCGGTGGCGATTCAACAGTGTGGTACATTTTACGACGCTTTCTATTGGTTTTTTGTTTCTTTTGTTCTAAAAAAGAATCTGGGATAAATGGCAAACGCATTTTCTTTCTTTTTGTTATTTGAATCTCGAATCTATTGTCTTTAGGTATAGAATTTAATGATATCGACGGAAAGCACATAGTATAATACTTTTTTGGCAATTTATATGCGTGACCCCTGTTATCAATAAGAGCATACTGAAACGTATCATCTGTGTTACTTTTCATTATAAACACGTGCTGTGGGCTAATAATGGTTTTAATTTGTTCACTTTTGAATCTACACGGCAACGGACAACCGACCCATTGAATGATAAACCCTTGAAGGATACCCTTTTTGATAGTGGTTTGAAAAAACTTAGAATAGTGTTCTTGTGACGAACGAGGTAGTGGAAACGTCATATAATAAAATAATACTTAAGTTTATACCTGTATCCATTGTAAACCAATTTCTTTATCCAACACTATGGGTAAATTGCGTATTTCTACCAATCCCGAGGCGGTAGATTTTCCATTTGACGAACCACTAATATGATTGTCAAAGGTATGAGATATTGAAAAGACAGGGTTCAAATAAAAAAATTCATGCTTCAAAAATACATGTCCAACACCAACAGTGTTAAGTATAACCGTAGTGGAAACATCTGCCTTGTCCTCTGAATTAATCGATAACGTATGAAAAGTCAACGGCTCCCCTTCCACACTAATATAACACGATACATCAATACCTTTTGAGCTAGAAAGTGTGTTGTTAACTATTTTAACAGTTGGTGTGCCATACAAGAGCCTTTCACGGACAACTGTCAATTTTGTGCTTTCAGAATTCACAATACTTTGTCCCTCAACTTCATATGTAACCGCGAACTTCAAGGGGAAATTAAGCGCATCTCTCTGTTGGCGTAAACGAATTTGAACAAATACAACTACGCAGATGAAAAAGAATGTAAACAAACAGCACCTCATTTTATATATATTACAGAACGTTTTTCTTTTATACGTGCTAATTAAATTTTTGTTGATATATATTCAGAAAATATTTTACACAATAATGAAATACTTCAGTCTATTCCTTTTTATGATAGGAGTCGGGTCTACCTTCGGCAGTAAAACCGGTCTTCAAGAATATTGGAAATATGCGTTTGAAAGTAGTATACCTAGCAGCAACATAATCGATATTGATTATAGTCAGGCTAACGAAGTGGCTGTTTGTTTAGGAACAGAAGTCAAATACTACACACACGATGGCTCCACGTACCTTGAAACTGCTACAGTTTCAGAAGCATGTACGTCGGTCGCAATTAGCAAAGGTCCACACTTAGACGACACGAGTGGCGATACACAATTAATGATTGGTAATTCTGCTACTAGTTATGTATACTTCTATGAAAAAGATGGTTCAGCCTTTACTCAAATTTTTTCATACACAAGTCCCGATGACGACATTGGAAAAGAAGTGGCAATGCCTACCGGGGGGAAGTATAGTGCCACTGTTGGTAGTAAAAACGCGTGTGTATTTATTTTTAATGACGGTGCATGGGCTAAAATTCACACAAAGGAAATAAGTGCTACTGCTGGTACTCTACATGTAGATATGAACCACGATGATATATTGATTGTATCCAACGAAAACGTAGAAGTGAAATGGTACAGAGTTACATTTTCAACTTTGGTCCAGGTAGGTGTGCAGGCGACGTCTGGTTTAAATATTGGTAAGAGTGTGGCCAGTACCGTAAGCTGTAAGGGTAGCCAAATTGCATATGTAATGGACAACGTTCTGGTAATATTTTTACAAAATGTTAATACTGGCGACTGGGAGAAAACACAGTCAATTACTGGAGACATATTGGATGTAGAGATGTCTCTTTGCATGATAGCCATCAAATTTCAAGATAAAGTTGAACTTTACATGTTAGAACAATTAGAAGACAAATCTTTTGGTAAGAACTACATTTTGGATAAGAGCTTTCCATCGAAGGGAGAAGGAAATTTTGGTAAGAAAATAGCATTCAAACTCAGCGATTTAGCTATTCTTTCTGATTCATATTTGAGTTTTTTTAGAAATGCACCGTCTACAAAGTGTAGGAAAAATGAATATTTGGATTCCAGTGGAGATTGTATCCTTTGCCCCGTTGGTACATTCAGCGATCAATTGAATTCCAACGCAAACTGTGCTCCATTGTTATGTGCAATCAATCAACACAGTGTGGATGGAGCATGTATCGCATGCCCTGCTGGAACTACTAACGATGCTGGAGACAGTACTGCTGCAAATACTGAATGCGACGTAGTAACGTGTGAAGTAGATGAGTATGTAAATACACAAAACCAGTGTGGTGGGTGTCCACAAGGTACTTCAACATTTGGAAAGCAGTATACAACAGATAACCCAGATGCGTCTGTTTGCGAAGATATCATTTGCAAAAGAAATCAATTCGTAGAAAATAATGAGTGTAAAGATTGTGCATCTGGTTCGACAGCAGCTCCTGGGACTAAAGCCAGTGGATCAGACACACTCTGCCTGGTGGGAAAATGTGGCGCAAATCAATACGTACAAAATGCAGAATGCCACCCTTGCGCACCAGGAAGCACCTCTCCAGCAGACTCGCCAATGACATCAGACACAACGTGTTCAGCACAAACTTGTGGAGCAAATCAACGTGTTGAGGGTAACGTATGTGTTGCATGCACAGCAAATTCGTTTCGAACCGCGGGTGACTCGACCACTAGTGCCGATACATATTGTACATGCAACGATGATTTCCACACAGATGGAAGTGGAGAATGTCAGTCCTGTGCTCCAGGAACTACCAAAATAGGATCAACCGCTGCTCCTGGCAGTGCTAACACCTGCGTGGATATAGTATGCAACACAAATCAGTATGTGTTGAATAATGAGTGTAAAGATTGCAATCCCAATTCCCACTTTGACGGTAAGCCGGTTGCTTCTGGGGCAGATACATTTTGCTATTGCGATTTGAATTTTCGCTCAGATGGAAGTCGATTGTGTGCTCCATGCAACGCACCGTCATACACAAAACCAAAGGGTGATAAAACAGACGCTGCCACTAGTTGTTTGTGTTCCTTCGGCTTTAAATCCACCGGTAGTTCTACATGCGCACAATGTCCAACTGGTAGTGAACGAAATGAAAATGACCCGGCAGATTCAATCACAGAAACTTTTTGCACGTGCATTGAAGGTTACAAAAGCAAAGGAGACGGTACTTGTGAAATTTGTCCAAGTGGCTACACTACAATTGAAAAGAAACATTCACAAGTTTCTTCAGATTGTGTATGCGCTGAGAATTACAGGGTATCCAACGGCGCTTGCGTTCCATGTTTTTCGGGTGCAACACGTCCTGCTGGAGATAATCCCACTAACGACAATACGTTTTGCGCTTACGAGGGAAATGTAATCTACATGGATTTAAACAGCAATGTGTACACATCTACTGATGCATTTTCTAATGTTGTCAACACTCCAACTCTAACTGTGCGTGTTGGAGTATCGTATAGTTTTGTCAGAGCTTCCACTGGATCTCCATTAAGAATTCTCACCGCTGACGACTGTCCGGATTGTGTAAACGGTAATGTTCCATCCCCTGTCCCAGCTAGTTCTATTGTAGCTACAGATAGTATTGCTCCAGAATCCGGCGTGGCAGAATCGGTTGCTGTATTGACACCAATAAACGTAGGAACATTATACTACATTAGCACGGATGGTTCCGTATCATCTGTCGGACAAATAACTGTAAAGTATCAGCAGTGTACCGAAGTAGGAACATCTGGAAGTGTAAAACTGACGCAATCATGCACGTTGAAACAAACGGTAACCTTAAGTGGTGACTTGACTATCGAGGCAGATCCAGTTGCTGCTAGACGATTCAAATTAAGAGGTGGAAACAAAATTATTTTGTCTGGCGACGATCTTCACAGGCATTTTATCGTAAAGAATGGCTACAAATTGACCATTAAAAATTTAGATTTAAAAGAAGGTTACTCCGATGAAGATGGTGGAGCATTATTTGTTGATAATGGTGAAGTGAAGATTGAAGACAGTATAATACGAAACAACAACGTTGCCTCTGGTAAAAAAGGAGGTGCGATTTACGCTACAAATTCGGCTATAATAACTATCTCTGGGTCCACAGTTGAAAACAATAAAGCTCCAGGAGGATCTGGAGGCGCGGTATACTTAGATTCTCCAGATACCGCTAATAATAAAGCCGTTGGAGTTACAATGGGCAGTACTATCGTTAAAAATAATATTGCGGACGAAGGTGGGTCGATCGCATTAGGAAAAGAAAGTAGTTTAACAAGCACCTCATGTATTTTTGAAAGTAATGAAGGAAAAAAGGGAGGTGCTGTTTACGCATCAGAAAAAAACAATTTGGACATACGAGACAGTGAATTTAAAATGAACAAAGCTACGGAAACGTATGGTGGGGCTATTCAATCACTGTCTTGTTCCTCTATGGAACTAAGTAAAGTTACGTTTGACTCAAACGAGGCTGAAGAAGGAGGAGGGGGTATTTTCAGTGACTTTCAGAATGGAGACCATGATTGCTTGAATACATTGCTAGAAATTGATTTTAAGAATAATTTAGTTAAATCCGCGGGTAAAAAGGGAGGAGCTGCTATGCATTTATCTGCCGCATCGACTGCTTTGGCTGCCAAACAAAAGCACAGTATCACAGCTTCCAACTTTACCAACAATAAAGAAGATTCTTCAGACAACGATGTTAGCTGGAACGAAGCTGCTAGTCAAATTTTGAAAGTGATTGATCAAAACACTGCTGTCGGTTTAGAAAGTGGTCCGAGTATAAGTACATCGTGCTTTAAACATGCCTGTTTCTACAAACCCCTTGCTTCTGGATGTAGCGACGCTGGTTCTGGAAAGATTGGAATCAAGTGCGGCTGTGATATGGGAGTAAATACAATATCAGCAGATACATCGTTGAAGAAAACGCAAATGAAAACTGTCATTGCAATATTGTTTGCAAGCGAGGGAGTAGCCACAGATATAATTAGAACGGTAGACGACAACAATCGTTACGTGCCGCCGAAGGGGGGCACAGACCCAGCAGCAGTTAAAGCAGCGGCCGAAGCAGCACCAGTTTTGGCTAAACCTATAAACAAAGAAGGGGAAGCTGTTGGAGAAAAAACGGTACTTTTAAAACCATCTGATCCGGCTACAACATTGTGTACTTCTTTCCAGAGTTTTCTGTGTGAGAAGGTTACTGCATGCAGTTCTGGCGATGGTACAGTCACGGTAGAATGCGACGGAGTACAATATTTCCCAGCTGTAGTTTCTAGGAGACGATTATATGAGCCAATACATGCTTTGGAAAGAAGGTATAATTTAGGATCCTCATCCAACTGTATAGACAATTCTCCTGCTGATCTCCAACAGCAATGTAGTGGTTTAGATGCCGATGGAAACGCATTTACATTCGACAGGTGTAAAGCTAACGCAATCATGGCTGCTGACGGGACATGCACATGTAGTGACGGGTATGTTGTAGCACCTACTGGAGATGCGTGTGATCCACAGGCTACCAGTTGTCGTAGAGATGAAAATGTAGTGAATGGGGAATGTACACCATGCGCGGAAGGTACATTCAACTTAGAGGGTGATTCCATTGCTTTACTAAATACCGCATGCGACGACAACTATTGTCCCGAGAACTATCATGTAGTGAACGGTCAATGCGCGGTTTGTCCAACCGGCGAGCATACCCCTGGCTTTGACGATTTGAATATAGTAGGTGGTACAAAATGCTGTAAATCAGACGAATTCGAATACATTCCTCCAACACCCAACATAAACAATAACGGTGGTGGCGATAGAATATGCAAAAAGTGCAGTGGGAACACAGATGCAAATCAAGATATTGAAAAGCGATACACTGATCTACGCTGTTGCCTGAAGGGCTATGACTATCAGTGCAGTCGGATATTCCATGGATACAACGCAGCTTGTATGAATCTAGCAGGTTCAACATGTGCTGGGTTTGTCAAATACGGTATTAAGCAACAGGGCGAAACTTGTGCACATGCAAATGAGTGCGACAGTGGGGTATGTACAAGCAATGCATGTGTTTAAATTAAATTAACGAATATTCCTTACCGTCGTATAAAATAATTAAACCAACTGACATTTAATATAAGAAAAAAATTTATTTATACCTATAAACGCTTTCCCATTTTTTCCTAGATGGAACTTTGTATTAATTTTGCTCTGCCGGTAGAGTGCTACGATAATCTGTTAAACAAATGTGCTGGGAAATATTGTCATGTAGAAACTAGCGTTACAATAGATGTCTCTCTTCTCCGCTTTCTATTTGACACAGCGTTGAATGATTGTTATGCACCAGACATATGTCAAAACATCACAAATAATTTAAAAGACTTAACAGGTGACATAACAGTAGCATTTTACATTTTATTTGGAGGTATTATGTCGATGAGGATTTTAAAAGAAGATGAGGAAAATGCGTTTTTACAGCCTCCAACATCAGCCATTTATGATACCCTAAAAATAAAGTTAGATGAAGAACATATGTACAATGTAATAAAATGGAATGTTAAGATGCTAGGCAGAAATTATGACATTCCCAGAGCAGTATTGTTGCTAACACCGTTCAGTATACCAACAGGGGAGCGTCCTGAGAAATTTTTTTGTTCCCAAGTTGTGATGTACATGATAAAAGAAACTAGTATAGTAACAGTCGAAGGAGCACTTGATATCGATCACATGAAACCGGATCATGTGTATGAGTGGCTAGTACAAAAATTAAACAGTATAAAAGTAAAGGAAGATGTTCAAAATGGAGACCAACAGTAACCCAACAGCCTATTTTGGAAATGCAATCAGCACGGGTACATTATCATACAATCACACCAGAGAGCCGGTAACGCCAACACCTAAGTGGAACAGTTACGTATCTCAAAATTATCACGCGGCAAAGAATACGTCGGGGTTGAATCACAATCAAACAATGCGATCATTGGGAAGTAATTATAAAGATAAGAAAAGTACTCATTAAGACACTATAAACTTTGTTTGTTTTAATTTATTATGGAACGATTTATACCGAATTTCTTTATATTAATGATTATCCTATGGGTAATGGGAGTTTATTACATACACGACATTGTTTATAGAATTAACCACGATCAGACTTTTCATGTACATTTTCAACTTTTGCTACACCGGCTAAAAAATACATCTAATCATACCATTTAAAATCTTATTATTTGCTAACCCTACTTTCTGTGTATTAGAAAATACGTGAAAAATTATATGTCTTTTAAGCAGGTTTCATGTTGTATATGGTGAGAGTAAAAATTGATTTCCCAATACTACTGTAGCAATAGCATGGACTCCCTACTATTACCACGGTCATGGTCGGAAACCAAAATAAAATTATTCTGAAAAATGTGAAACAACCTGCTTAAAAGTTGAACAATCATACGGTTTTTTCTTTAATCGTACGTTCACTTTATTATGAAATTCACATAACCACAATGGTGTCATCTCTATGCTATCTAACGGCATTTTTTTTAAATGATTTCTGCACTCTTTACATGGATACAGGTATTGTAAACTTTGAATAAAATTTTGAAATAATTGTTCATTATCTTTAGTTCGTTCAACATGTTCTACCATAGAATGTAATAAGCGCCACGTCCCTTGTCCCAATAACTCCTTGTTATCTTCCTTACACACGTCCGTACACATACAGTCTTCGTTTAAACCTATCAACTCTTCTCCTCTCCCATAGTCCTCGAAAATAAGACACAGTATAACAAAATTTAACCAGAATGTTCTTGACATTTTATTTTATGAACCAAGTCTTTATATAGTCAATCTGAATCATCACTCAGTAGTTCGTGCCCGTTGGACCGGCAGCAACACGTAAGCATTTTACATAGGCATGATAATGCACTAAATATTCTATCAATAAAACTCCATACACAGCATAAAAACGCACATATCGCCAGTCCGGCTATAATCCAGATGGCTACTTCTAGTGAATCCAACGCATCATTTTCAACTTCAGTAAGTTTAGTAGAATTGAGTAGAATATCCATTTACATATTATTATTATTTACAATTTATACTATATTACATTTGGTGACTTCGGCTTCTCCTACTCTCTTAGGTAGAATTATTTTCTGGTTCCGAGAAGCTTCTGAAATTAACATTCGCAAACAGTCTAATGTATTTCCACCATGTTTGGCGCTAGTTTCTATGTAGTAGGTATTACACACTCCTTTAACGTATCCCAAAGCATGCGACAAGTCCACTCTTCGCTTTGCGACATTATCCATTTTATTACCCACCAATATTATGGGATAATCCTCTGAGTGAATCTTAATTATTTTCTTTATAAAAAGCTTTGCCTTGATAAACGTTTTTAGCCTTGTAACGTCGTACACAACAATTATAGATTCCGCGTTCAGCAGATAATTGTCATACAGGGTTTCGTAAAAGTAACTACCGGTCAAATCAAAAAACTTTACTCGATGGACTTTACCGTGAACAAACAATGAGGTCACTGTAATATCTACCCCTATTGTATGTTCAACGGACGGTGCCTTATTTCGATATACAAAACGACTAACTAAAGAGGATTTTCCTACATTAATGTCACCTACTACTGCTACCTTTAGCATTTGATACAATATCCTGCTCTATAAATAGACCAAATATGTGAATAAACGATGGACAATAATTATTGGGATCGTGTAGCTAGTCTTATTTAAATGTATTTTTAACATTCTTTTTCCATCCAGTGATCAACGGAACTCTCCAATTACCGTAACGTTTGGAAAACCACGTATTAATAAGTTCATCGTCTGGCACATTCACATAGATATCTCTGAATTTACGTTGAACTATGTTTACTTTTTTTCGAACGATTGTACTTGATTTCTCAGGATCTACTAAGACATGTGGAAGTTGTTTGTATATGTCGGTGTAAGTGACATAATTTCCAGCGCTCCACGGTGGTTTATTCACACCTTTAACAGGACTGTACTCGCATATCCGATACATACCAAATTTGAAAATAATAAGACCTTTGTTGAACAACGCCTCTTTATAAGGAGTTGGATTGAAATTCTTACCAACAATAATATCATTATCAACCTCATTCACATTCATTTGATTGTCTCGTATAATTCCTAGCAAGGTCCCGTACCCTATGATGTAATCTGTTTTATTAAATACCTTTACCACTTTTTTTAACTGCTGGTACAAAGCCTCGGTTCTATTCAAGTTACTCTTCCTAAACTTCTTACAATCCCTCCAACTGAATTCGGGCAAAGGTATAACTTTTTGTACGGGCACGCTTTCTACTTTTTCCTTTGGTGTAGTATCATTTTTTCCACGCAAATACTTATCACATGAGTCGTATTTTTCACACAGACTACTGATTTTTTTCAATGTGGCGTTGACATAAATACTGAGCCCACGGTTTTTGACCATGACCATCTTGTACTTTTTTACAAGTTTCTCTCTGTTGATCATGAACGTAAGTACCGCAAACGTAACGGTGGATAGTAAAATAAGAAACTTCATTTACTATGTGTTACCATGTACTTATACGTTGTGGATATCTAAGGTTTTCCACTATATATGACATCACCTCGTGTACAAAATGTTTTTTGCTGCCTTGGCCACTGACATAAAAAAGAGTTCAACGATATGGGCAAATCTACCCACGTGGATGTTGCTTGCTGTGAATAGAACTAATAATATAACAGAATACATAATAAACATGACTAAGAAAGACAATATCACACAATATATTTTGCCAAACTCACCTGAAGGAGACGCATGGACAGTGATGTATTCCTGTGAAGATCAGGAGGAGTTGAAGAAACACGTGAAACATGTAGCACACTTTTTGAAATATACGTATTCCTTAGCCAGAAAGAAAGGAGTGTTAAGTGCGTCTGATGACGCTATAGAAGATGAATTGAATGAAAAATACCCTAATCAGGAAGACAAAGTTGAGAAAGGGACAACAAGAGAGTTTATAGATAGCGAACCATTTTTCAATGCCATTTACGTTCGTGTTGGTGTAGCATTTAGCGATGTTGCTCCAATTAAATATACTTACAACGCTAAGACAATATTTGAGGATGCAGATAGATCAGATGAATACACAAGTTACTGGGAGTCTGTTATAAAGGAGTCTGAACGAGCAGAAGCCGAAGGTCCATGGGAAACGGGCATCGGAATCACACAGGCTGGTGAAATTGTCAAAGCTGTGAAAGCAACACCAGAAGAAAATACATTTGAAGTAACCATAGAAGGTCAAAAATTAAAGCTGGAGGAGTTAGTTTTAGATGATTCTGGGTTGGTATACAACGCAGAGAAGTATAATATAGAGAAAGTGAATGGTTTTATGATATTCGTTCACTATCACTTACATATTACTATGGAAGATGTGAAAGAACATCCACATTTGTACGAGCCACTCGTCCATGAATTTGAAACGGTACATTTACAAACGGTTAAAACGTTTAACGAAGTGTTTAAGAACAAGGCCATGCTAGTAAAAGTAAAGCGTTCCTCTGATTCTATGTTCTATATTCCGCCGATTGCACCATCGAGTGTATGGAATTATTGCCTATCTATCTGTGCTGCCCTGCCAGTCGGATCGTCGATCGGTATTGCATTTACAAATAGTAATTTTAAAAATAAAGAGCCCACAGGAATGTTGAAGCGTTTAACATCCATTAGACCAGGTGAAAACGGAGCATACAAGCAAGATTACTTTGGTGATTGTGTAAATTTAAGCGCTAGGATGGACACGTTCGAATGGAAGTATCCAACGAAATTGTTTACAACTGGAAACAACTCGCACTTTTCACGTGTAGCTATGTGTTGTGCGGATAATAAAAGCGGGTGGAACTGGTGGCATACTTCAAAACAAACCAACAACGCTTACCCTGGGGGAAAAACGGCACGATATATGCGTCCGTTCTTACAGGAAGATATTCCCCGCCCCTACTTAAATGCTGGAAAAGAGAATGAGACTCTACGAGTTATATCTGCACATGTGTATCAAAATTCCAACTTACAACCAGGGGATGTCGTGTGGTGGGAAGATATAGAGAAGAAGACTAAAAGTGGAAGAAGAATGAGTGTTACAAGGTTGCCTGGAGAAGACGTTGACATAGGAAAGCCAGTACGATATTATGGTAGAATAAAATCAGTTAATTTTCTATTTGTAGAAATCGAAAAAATGAATAAATATAACTGGCCCAACGACGAAACCGACACTATCACAAGGAATATTACCTACCTGAACAAACTAACACAGGAAGAATTAGAGCCAGAAGCGGAGAAATTACCAGAAGTTAAAAAGGAAAGTATATATAAGAGGGTTGCCTCTTTAAAATTTTAAATGAGTCGTCCGCCTAATCCAGCGTCTGTGTTTAAAAGACAATATCTGGTTCAAGTACCCCGTAAACGCCCTCATGGTGAAAATGCTTATACAGATGCAAAAAAGAGAGTCTGGATCAAAGCTTCGGATTACAACGTAGGAAATTTTAGCATGTGGGAAGAACAGGGTCCAAATAGCTATTATGTGTGGTTCAATAGGAAAACAGTTCCTGAAGAAGGTGAAGTGATATTTGGAAAATGGAAAATTGCTTCTATCTACCGTGTTGAACTTTTACTGCGGTGCGTAGTAGAATTAGCAGATATATAAGGGAAAGTTTATTGTAACAAAATGGACGAAACTTGTAAAAGCAACAGAGCCAATCCACCATTCACCACCGATCTTTCACAGTTACTTACACCGTGTACAACCGAAGCGTTTTGGCTTTTATGTTTAGGCGCGGTTGTAATTCAAGTCTTTCGAAATTTTGTGTGGATCTGGAACGCACAGTTAATTAGAGAGACACTAGCGTTGGAGAAAAATGATCCTAAACGTTGGGGGAAAATTATTTGGCAACTAACATACACCGCGCTTTCCTTCGTTCTCTACGTATTTGCTTTTTTAATTATCGTGGGTGGAAATGTGTATTTTTTATTGGCTATTTTATGTGGTAATTTAATTGGAACGTACAGTGGTATGTTACATCAAAAGGCAGATGAGCATATTTCTCAAGGTCCTACGGAGTTGGAAGACATTACCCAACTATTTAGAAAAGCCAGAACGGCACAACGAAGTGAGAAAGAAATGAGAGATATTGAAGAATTTATAGAAGAATTGAAATTATACTTAGCAAACAGCGCATCCGCCCAAAATGTTATAAACAGTAAGAATACATATTTTAAATTTTAATCAAAACATACTTGATCACAATCGTACCGCCATGCATCTAATATTTTTTGACAGACAGCTCGAAAGGGTTGAACTCTTAAATTATATGGTGTTTCTATCTGATTCGTCCCAGTACAACATGTTTCGGCATTAAAATGATTTTTTAAATCAAGACAATTCCTACATTCATTTTCAAAGGCGTACATTGACCCCGTTGGACACTCTACACAAGAAGAGTTGCTTGTGTTGCTTCCATGTAAATATATATACTTTCTATTTAAGCTTTGACAGTCGGAAAAACTATTAAGTACCCACAATGTACAATTGTTTTGATTTTCTATTTCAAATGACCCATATAAACACTCATAACATATACTGTCGGCAGTGTTTGTACCGTTGGAATACGTACCGCCAATACATTCCGAACTGTTTTTCATTGTCCATGGCGTACATGACAAGCCATCTAGAGACTCCCGATGATAATTTTGACAAGGCACGCATGCGGTGTCGGTAGTGTTTGTGCCAGGCGTAAACATAGAACCGATACAATTTGCATTTGTATTCGTGTAGGGAACACATACGTTGCTTACTTCAAAACTATTGATACATTCATCACAGGTAGTATCTGTAGTATTGGTACCGGGAGCAAATACTCCACCAACGCAATCGGTATGAGAATAATCTGTGCACACGTTGCTTACTTCAAAACTGTTGATACATTCCACACAGGTGGTATCCGACACATTTGTACCAGGGACAAATACTCCACCCACGCAATCGGTATGAGAATAATCTGTGCACACGTTGCTTACTTCAAAACTGTTGCTACATTCATCACAGGTGGTATCTGTAGTATTACTACCAGGAACAAATACTCCACCCACGCAATCGGTATGAGAATAGTCTGTGCACACGTTATTTAATTCGAAACTGTTTTGACATTCCACACAGGTTGTATCTGTAGTATTACTACCAGAAGTAAAAACGCCACCAACGCAATCAGTATGGGAATAATCTGTGCACACGTTGCTTACTTCAAAACTGTTTTGACATTCCACACAGGAGGTATCTGTAGTATTACTACCAGAAGTAAAAACTCCACCTACGCAATCAGTATGAGAATAATTTGTGCACACGTTGCTTACTTCAAAACTGTTGATACATTCAACACATGATAATTCATCACAAATATCACAAGTACTATATTCCCCCCCAGTACAATTACTTGCAGTCGTGCCACTGAATTGCAATATCAATAGCAGAACAATAGGCACTTTCATATATATATTTGGTCAATTTTTACATATATATAGTTGATGAGGTTTTTTCTTTTGCTCCTGTTTGTTTTTGTAGGTCGCGCGACTTCACATGTAGTACGAAGTAATTCGGCAGAGTGGGAAATGTTGAACCATCACACTGTGGAAAATGTAGTGGCTCCTGATGATATAGATTTAGATAATATAACAAAAGAGGCATGGAGCGAAATCGTTTCTTTATGCCCAAAAGTTCCTACAAGTCCTCGAATAAATGTATTCTTTGACTATTTACTCGAAAACACTACAACGTTAGCATGGGCATCTCAAAATTTACATTTAAGCAGCAGAGGATACTGGGTTTCAACAATCTATGAAGCTATGAATCAGAATAGAAATACATCGTCAGGATCGACATATGACATGACTATTGCCTTTAATCCTAACCCACCCAACGGCTGGTACGTAGAAAAAGATTGTTCAAATATAAGCGCTAGATTTGACCTTCGAACAGTTTTAAAGCATGAGTTGTTGCATGGATTAATATTTGCCGGATCAGTACGGGAAATTGAGGACAGTTCTGTTTTTAGCTGGACTGTTGGATACACGTTTGGTGGAAAATGCTACCCCCGTTTGTACGACACGAAAATAAAATATAGCGACGGTTCGTCAATTTTTCAGAATATAAGTAATGTATCAGTTAGTAATTGCCTGTTAAGAGTTGATAAAGGTGTGAGAGGTGCTGATCTTTACATTGGAGATGTAGAATTGTATCACCCTTATTCTTTTCGCAGCGGAAGCTCTATATCACACCATAATTATCCTGGAAATTTAATGTACGCGTCTACAACGCCTATGGTATGTATGGATTTGGGCGATTATGAAGGTAAAGTATTAGCAGAGTTAGGAATTGGATGTACGATTAATAATGTCACATATGAGGCATCCTCCGGAAGAACGAAAACTATGCATTGTGGACTGGCTGTAATAAGTATTATAATTTTAATCTTACTGTGTTAATTTGGTGTAACTCTTCTTTTCCACTTCTTAAATTACCAGCGCACTGTGTTATCTTGTACACCATGTCTACTACCAAAATCGGGTTCTCGCCATATTTCGGGTGCGTCTTGACCCACTCCAACAGAAAAGATAAGCCATCGTCCATTTGATGGGGCCACCACTGAGATGGACACAAAGGCGCATCACATTTTTTACTGTCCGATGAAAAATATACGTCGTCCAAATAACAACCGTACGAATCGTAGGTACCCGTTTTAGCTATTGCCGTTATGTAGCCTAGTTGCATTAAATCTATGTAATGATTTAACGGGTTATCAAACGTATGCTCCCACCCAAAACATCCAACATATGGACAAAAGGAATTATTCTGGTGAAGCTGACCTGTTACACATGGCGTAAGATGGTGATTATCCAATGGACTGCAAACTCGAACTGAAAAAAGGTTGGCCCTTAAGTTGCTGTTGTTATAAATGTTCGTGTTGATTCCAGCATACACCCTGGTTTCCTCTGCTAGGTATGGATTCAGATCAAGAATATTGTTAGTGTTCATCCCCACATACTCTGTGTCTCTATGCCATAATACACCGTCTCCAACTACGTACAAAATGTCTTCTTTTGCAAAATTTTTACAATCGGAAATAGAAATGGCCACGTTTGCGGACACGTGAATGTTGGGATCAATGCAGTTTTGGTATGGTTTGGTTGAAATATCCATGCATTGAGTTAATTTAAGATTCAAATCATAATTTCGTTGAGCAAACATAGTGTCACAATTACTCCCAGTGACTGCTTGACATGCCGTTGTTACCATAAAAGCTGACCGTGAGGTATCCTGGTTCAACAGTGTACTTTCTAAATTTAAAACTTCGTCTATAAATCCCAACGGTTGTGCAGTGGGTGTAGTAATGTCTACGGCATCTTTGATAATGTTGTAGTAAGTATCTAGGAGAAGAACATTCTTGTCAGCTGTCATAACAAAACTAAGAAGCAAACGGTGTCCATCGACGCCATTTTTTGTACAATTCTCTAGCTCATAGTCTATGAATCGTACGTCTATTTCATTGCCTAATGGCATGTTGAGACAAGTGCCATCATGACAGACATAATCCGTCGGACAGTCGATGTCATTGGTGCACCCAGCTCCGCAAGTACCTGAAGTAAAGTTATAAATAGACGTGCACCCTACTCCAGCTACACAGCCGTCGATGGTGCATGGATTGTTGTCAAAGCATGTCTTCTGCTCTGCTTCACATAATCCGTTCTTACACACTGGATTTTCCTGACATTCGTCGGTACTTACCACACACGGATCGCCGTCTGATTTTGGTGCTGTAAGACATGATCCAGCGGTAGTGTCGCATATACCCATAATACATCCGCTATCTAAGTAGCTACAATCTTTTAGGATACCCGATGTGCACATTCCATTCCAACACTTATCTCCCACTGTGCAAGCATTCGAATCGTCGCATGGACTATCATCTAGCTTATTCGTGTAGACACAACCTCTATCTTTGTAACACTGTCCGTTCGCACATTGGTTAAAGTTGCAGTTTAACGTATTTCCTTGACATTCACCACTCCAACATTTATCGTTCACAGTGCACTGGTTGTGATCATTGCATGTTGTACCGTTCTGTTTTTGAACTGCTGTGCACTTGTTTAAATTTTCATTGCAAAATGTAGAGTGACACGAAGTCTTCAGACAATCCTCGTCCACCATACAGCAATCCTTCTTATATTCGTGGACACAATAATTGGCACGGCAAAAATCTATAGAACATGGATTCTCTTGTGCACAATCTAAGTCACTACTACATGGTTGAATCACAAAAAAGAGTAAAAGAAGAAATAATGCAAAAACAACAAAGCATCCAAACATAACTAAGCACAGAGAAGTTCCATGGACACATCCAGTGCCAAATCTACAATGTCTATTAATATGCGAATGAACTTTATGATCAAATCGTTTGATGCGTACCACGCGAGTTTTAACCCCTGGTCTCTGTAACATTTTATTTATGAGTAATCATGATTATATACGAAGATTACGCACAAACAAATTATTTGGTGTATATTATATCGTTCAATCTAAATAAAAATATGAATAAGATTATCGTACTATTGTTAAGTTTTCTTTCCGTAGGCTATGCTCAGCGTGCCACCGTTACGGTTCTTCAACCTAGAATGTACGATGTTACCAGTAATCAAAAATCGTACTGTGATGTAAAAGATTTATCGAATAATGCTTCCCCAGTTTTAGACAATTGTCCAGGCGGATCTACTTGTGTAGAAGGTTCCGTCAGTGGCAAAGGAAGGTGTACTGTATTTACGTTGAAGGAGCACCAAGGCGCAACGGCATTTGACTACACGGCGAGTAGAGTAATTCGCGCCGAAACTCAACTTACCTCGGCGGCAGCAGCTATTGCGTGCGATTTGACTGCTGTGCCAGCAAACCAGCAAACTGCTGAAGAGAAATGGCGATGCGTCGAGCATGCAGCACATCTTTTTTTGGGTAGTGATGAAACTGTAGCAGAGTACGAAGCTAGTTGTACTGTGGCTTACAACGGTAACATTGGAGATGAAATGACATCTGGTGTTTTGGCTGCTGCTGGTATGGACGACGCTGTGTTGACCGCTGGGTTTGCATCGGATGCTAGTGCAAAAAAATTGAGTTGTCATTATGTTCCGCAGAATAATAAATACCTTGGTTACGCCTACGCTCAAATTACCTTTACAAAGAAAGCCGCTTCATTGGGTCTAGGTGAAAAAGCACAAAAGATCATTAAGGTACCAATGCGATATGTCCCTGGAAATAAGGTTGATGCCGGTTCAGTCGCCTCTGGCGACGGTCATGTATCTGACCCTGACTTGACGGCCGCGCATACCTTGCTCTCTATCCCGTCTGCTTCTGAAGGTATTACCGGGAGCACAAGTCATAAGGGTGAACTTCAAATCACTTACAAATTAAACGTTATGGACTCCCGTTACCTTATTAACTCTCAGTCTGGTGTTGAAGTACTGAACCAGGAAGCTGGTAACTTTAACTTGATCAAAGAAGGTTTGGAAGTTCACAACGATTACAAAAACTTCTACGACAGTAGCAAAAATAGTTTCTTGAACAGCGGCGTTTCTGCTGTACCAATAGATTATTCTTTATACGAATCTGGCGACTGCTTAAGCACAGGTCAGTCCAACGCCGGTGATTCATTGGCAGCAAATGGCTGCACGGGTACCACGTATTATGACCGTGGCTTTGCTCAGTATGAGCTAGCAGGTACGTACAAAGCTTTGTATGGTGGACTTGCTCATTGGAAGAAGGGATACATTGGATGCCAGCTTTGCTCCAACCGATTGGCTGTACAGGGATTTTCTACACAGGGTGGTGGTCCACAGATTGACGTTGCTGTAGACGTTGCTGTCAATACCTTGCTCAGTGGATGCGATGGTTCTACCACCGACTGTATATCCCTGCGTAATATCTTCGCCGACCCAGTGGGATCAGGTGTCGAGGCAGGCAAAGCTTTGAGGCTCCCAAATTGCGATTCCGACGGAGTATCGAACTGTGGTGCGCCAAGCTACGATCCACAGCATGCATCCGGTCATGTTCTAGGCGAGTTCTTTACTCCAAAAGTTGAAGGTACTACCGACTACGGTGATTACGACTCTGAATTCGATTTCCTTTCGAATGCTCGTTTGGTTGTTACCGACGACAGTAAATTGACAAGTGCAAGCGCACAATCTGGTTTGGTGGTTAGTGCTGGATGTGCCGCAAATGGAAAGGGGAAGGTCTACACCATGAGCTCTGACATGCTGGCAGCTGCAAACGATCTGTTTTACAACAAATGTCGCATTGTCGTGGCAAACGTGGCATTCGCCAAGAAGAGTCACATTATTTTTTTCGATAGCGCTGATAGTGCTACTGCCTGTACAGGCACAGATACCTCATGTGCCGGAGGTGTATACGCATCGATAACTCAGGTTGATGGACGAAGAATTCTAGTTGGGGACGCTGAATTGTCATTGCTTCGTCGTAAGCTAGCAACGGTTGACAAAGCTGGTGCGGCAATTACCATGAGTATCAGCAAATACACTGAAACTGCAAGCCAAATTCTTCGATTCGACATCATTGGAACGAATACTATGATGGGATATTCGGCTGATTCTCAAGCATGTACTGGTGTGGCGACTCCAGTCGCCGACTGTACTGAGGCGGCAGTTGCTTCTGAATTGCTGTTTGAATCAGACGCAGTAAACGGAGCAATTAAACAACACACGATCCGGTCAAGCCCTTCTTGCACAGGCTTCTTGGATGTTCAATTCCGTGATAAGGACGATGTTTTCGCTATTTACGACCTTCGTATCCCATGTTCGCGCACTACCGCGTCCGCTGGTGATGAAGTTACATTGACTTTTGATTTCACTTTAGGATATGATCTTGTTGATAACAAAGTTACCGCCAAGGCCTTTTACTGGTCTGGTATGGCTTCTGAAGCAGTCACAGGTTTGGCTGTAGGAAGTAACTCTGGATTGACGCAAGATTTGAGTGCTTCTGTATCGTACGGTCAGTGTGATTCCTCCAACGATATCTTGCGTAACAACGAAGCCGGCGCTTTCACAGGATGTGATGCATCCGATAATACTAAAGGTCTATGGGCGGATGTAGCAGGATCGAACCACTTTTTAAGCGATGGTTTGACCCTTGATGAATGGTCACATTGTGCGCAAAAGGTGGAGGATGATAATGCCAATGATGCATATGTTATCACCACAAAGATTGCATTGAAGTACGACCGTAAATTGAGTTACGCGTCTGGATCCAGCGCTACTTTCAGTGAATCTAAATTTTGCGCTGACAGAAAATTTGTCACCACCATCAGGAGAGACGCTTCTGCTAGTGTGACTGTGGCAACTTTGAGGGCCCCAACGCTTGAGAGAGCTGTGACCGTCACGGATATCGAATGGGTAGCTTGCGCTGGTGAAAATCAATTTAAATTGAAAATTTCTGTTGCTTCGTCGCAGAAAGATACCACTGCTGCCAACACGGAATGGGCTGCTTCCAACCTGAAACAAGTGTTGAAACCTGTCTCTGAGAGTTCGTCCGATACCGACAATTTGATGATTGATGTTGGTGCCATGGGTGCCTCATCGCCGACCTCCTCCTTCGATTTGGTTAGCTCCTGTATTACAGTAAGTGCTGCTGACTGTGACGAATTGTGTGGCGCTGATGGTTCCGGATGTACTGCTCAAGCTACCGCCAGTGATACTACTCAAAGTGCATGGGCTAAACTGTCCCACACGGAAACCGACCTTGTATTGCGTGGTGAATTCACTAACTCCGATGTTGATAGTGACGTAAATATTATTACCAAATACGTTGAATGTCCTTTGGACGAAGCAAATGTTAACACTGGTTTCTTGAAAGCTGGTGCTACCATGCAATGTGATGCAGAAATCTCGAACGAGGCATCGGCCACGGTTGCCAGTGCTGCTGATCCGCTTGTTGGGAAGAACAACTGCAAGCAAGCGTATACCACTGACTCCGGCACGGCTGAGGTCAAATTGTACATTTCTTCCAATGACTTCGCTTCCAACGCTCTGCTTACAACTGCTGAAGCTACTGCTGCTTCAAGTGCCAACTGGCAAATTAGACATTCTTCCATTTACATTGAACGTTATGAGAAAAACTTCAACGGTGAAAAAGGCAGCCTTCTTAGTAGTGAAGAATTTTGCGAGTGTGGCGACAAGGCAAACGAATACAGCAATTCTGTTGCATGCGTTGAGAAAGCTGATCGTGTCTTCGGATTGGTCCCATTCACCACATTGGAATGCGGTAAAGATAATGCTGGCGTAATTTCGTACGATCAAATTCGCTTTAACTTCTTGCCGCTGGCCGATGCCACGAACGATATCTTTGAAGTAAAGTTCGTTCTATTGGCAGAAAACTCAGATTTGGATGACGTTGCTTCTCGTCGTAGACGTTTGAGATCAGTTACTAGAACGTTTACGTTGGGAGCAACACAATCGTCAAGCGCAAGCGCAGATTCCTTTTCAGTTGTTAGCCCTTCGTACAACACTGCTGACGATGCGGCACAGCCATCTGAGCCAGTTGACCCATCAAACGGTACAGGAGATACCACAAAAGATACTGCCCATACCCACGATAATGATGAAGGTTTGCTTACAGTTGCTATTATATGTGCTATCGCTGGCCTTACAGTGATCGTCGCTTTATTGGTGTGGATGTGTGCGAAAAAAGCCCCAGGAGCGGTTAAGAGTTTGCAAGCAATGCGAGCCAGTAAGGGTGCAGGTGAATATGAGCGTGTCCAACGCTTTTCGAATTTGAGGTATTAGGAAAATAGTAGATATAAATTAGAGTTTATTTAAAGATACATATATGAAGTTTTACTTTGCACTTTTTCTCTTTACCTTTTTACTGATATACATCAGTACATTTTACATTATTCAAACTCCTATTTCTAGATCCTTCTATCTTAACTCGTTTCAAAGTATGTGCACTGTATTTGATAATAAGTTTAGTGTCGCTAGACTACATACAGAAACACCCTTTTCAACGTCATACGTGGACTACTTCCCAGCCAATTGTAGCCTTACAACTCCTCCTTTTACATGGGGCAATAGTAAATGGACACTACTATCGCGCCCTATCTCGGGGGACCATATACACTTGCTATATAAATTTGTAATAGATGGAAAGCCGGTTATTTTCCACGACAGAAATTTAACAGAAAAAATACCATACGAAACAGCGCCACAAGCATGTCCATCAACGGTGGATTACGCTTATAAAAAAGCGTGGTACCACACTGGCGTTCATTCTCACTGTGATATGACCCCCAGTAAGGGAGGTATAATACACGTACACCCGTGGTCAGCACCTATACAATTGCGAGTAGAGGGTAGAGACGCAAACTTAGGGATGTTTTTTGAATCGGTTGGCATAGAAAGAAGCACGAAAAATAAAGGGTTTTTCATTAATGGGAAGTATAGAAAGTTGAAGCTAGCTTACTACACAAATGTAAGCAATGAAAAGTATAGTTTTTTGACTCACGATGAGCATGAAATAATGCATTTATGGCTGGTAGATTGCCACGGAGCCGTTTTATTGTGGGACGAAAACAGCGAGATGCCAGATATTACGGATTGGGACAAAGTATATGTAAATAAATTTGGATGTCATCCAATAGATTATCCTATAAGATAAAGTTTAATTAATAATATTCTCTACGTTGATAATTTTTGCGCTGACCAATTTGGGACACTGCTTGCATGTGATCCCGGGCACTTCCACTACTATTGTATTGCGATAGAGCTTTTAAGAACATCTCTGGGTCGGACATCGTTTTACGTTTTTTGTTACTAGCGGCATGAACGACAGGAGCGGTAATATGCGATTGGGATTCAACAACATTTTTCTTTGACATAACAGCATCGAATTGTTTCGACAATTGATTTTTTTCTACTAGCGACTTATACTCTTCAAATCGTTGTTGTGTTTCTTTTGCCTTCTTTGATGCACAGTGTGCGACACGAAGGAGTTCAATCATTTGCTCAGGGTGTGTTTTTGATGCAGCTAAAATAGTATCTTTTGTAGTATCGCTCATTTGTTCTTTATCCAACGTGTCTGACCATTGATTTACAACCGTCTGTGCCATAGCGTATGATTTTTCAGCCTGTTTACGCTTCTCCTCCTCTCTTTGTTCTTCTATTTGTGCCTTCAGCTGACGCAATTCGTCCAATTCACTATTTTGTTGTGTTTTAGAAGCTTCCAACGTCTTCTGTTGCTCAATAATGATCTTCATCATTGACTCTTTTGACATTACTCCGCCCATAGAACTTTTTCCATCTTCAACTGGGGGATTTTGTACTGGTTCATTTGATTCCGGTGCAGGAGTTTCGGTAACGGTTTTCTCTGTACTCATTTTGTTTGTCCGTTGATTTAATATATAGGTCGTTTTTTTTATTTGGTCTGCTTTTGGTTCTTCCTCACCATCCCCATCGACGAAGGCAATCCGACAGTCAGATCGCCTAGGCTCACAAACGAGACTTACTTCAATGGCTTCTTTCTTAGAAGTTTGAGTTTTTCCACTGGCTAATTGGATATGGGCATGTTGTAGCGACAGTCCTTCATAATATGGTTTTCCAGTGTCTGGATTTTTGTCCACTGCATGCTGGCTAAACTTACTTTGGAAACCTTTTCCCTCTAGCTTGCCCAGGCACCATTTGCTTCCATCTTTTTCGCTCCAACTCCTAATAATGTGGCCTACTTTCATGTCAGGATGGTGTTCCATTCGAACAGGAATATTTGTTAAATCTAGAGAATCCGCTTGAGCCCTAGTAAATCCAAACGTAGAGTCCCCCTCTGCCACTTCTTCCTTTTCATACGGCGAGAGCACACTTCCTATAAAATATCTTACCATTTGTTGAATCGTTAACACTATAAATACTCTTTTTTTGTTCTATAAAAATGAGTGTGCCAAACTTAGTACGTAAATATATATGCTATGATTTGGAAGCATGTTTCCTTCAAAAGGGATTTAAACGAACGGACACGCAAATATTAGAAGTTGCATTTAAAACAGAAAATCTTGAGTACCAGTGTTTGGTGAATCCTTTAAACCACTATCAAAATGGAAAGGAAGTTATGGAGAGCCTAGATTCATTGAATCAACATGTAAACAACACATTGAACTTTTGGATAAAGCTTCTTATTGGCAAAAAAGCACTACCATCGTCTGTAAAGAGAAAGACTACATTAGGAAAAGCAGAAGAAATATCTACTCTTCTGAAACGATCTGACATAGCGCTGATGTACAATAAAAACGTTGCAAACAGCATGATGCAGTCTCTGGCTCGAAATAAAGACGACGAGGAAAAAGCAAAGAATGATATACGCAAACATGATACAAGTTTTAATCAACTTTTTTACACACCTGACGAAGCAATTAAGGGTATGTTGAAAGAGGCTAAAGGAATTGATATATGGGTAGCGCACAACGGCAAAAGTTTTGATGAAAAGGTGCTCAGAGGACATGAGGGCCACGATTTTGACCACGTTGTTTTCGTGGACAGTTTACATTTGTTAAAGTACCTGGTACCAGGGATGCCCAGCTATTCACAACCACTACTCTACCAACAGCTGTTTAAAAAAAAATACTTCGCCCACCATGCGTTGGAAGATGCTGTAGCACTTCATAAAATTATGGACCATGCATTGGGCGAGAAATGTGTACTGGAGACCTATCAATCGACAGTAGAAAAAAGAGAAAAGAAACGGGCGAGCAAAAAGCAACAAAGAAATCTGAAGGTTCACCCAGAGTCTACATTATATACGTTGAAAGGTATAGGCGCGAAGTCAGTACAAAGACTATGGAAAGTAGATATTAAAAGTAGAGATGATTTGATAGGATTAATTGACAGCATTGACTACAATACTTGGTGTGATAAGTATAGTTTTGTACACAATTACAAAAAGTTTTATGACACGTACAAAGGTTCCTCCTCTGATACCGCGGTCGTCTGATGGTCTGCATTTAGTTCAATCTCATGAAGAGGTATAGCTGGAAACTCTATTGTATCGTTGAGGGAAACTAGCTCTTGTTCCAATTCGGCATCATCAAAGTTCAAAAGGGGGGATTCTTCACTTAGAATAGTATCTACTTCCATAAACTGTTCTGTTAATTCATCTAACTGGTCCCTTAAATTTTCTATTTTTTCATACGAGTGACTTTTATTAAATATTTTAAATACCTTTACTGTTTCCTTTATAGCATTGAGCTGTAATTTGGTTATGTTGAGGTTTTCTAAAGCATACTGCTTGCTAACAATATTAGCTATCTTGTTACGAGTTGTTTCCATGTAATGTAGCACTATTCTCTTTCTGCGCAATTTATGGAGTACATTTTTCTTGTCCTCTTTCTTCCTCAGGGAAGTCACTATATCGTTGCGGAGCTCGTCGTGCTGGCGCTGATACTTGTTCAGCATTTCTTGTAAGAGCGACTCCACGTGTTGAAGCTGATGTAAGCACTCGGCGGAAGTGTTCACCGTGTACGCTTTTTTTAGAGACCATAGACATCCCATTTTTATCATAATAACCTGGCATGTAAATAGAGGAATAATCATCAGAGGTATCTGGTATAATTGATTTATAACGTCGCTTAGAAACGACTACACCCATATTATTTTAAAAATAGTTTACTTTAAATATGTAATTTTTATACTGAAATTATTGTGGACACACATTTGTATCAGCAGATAGTGCATCGTCACCCTTTCCAGGATGGGCACACGACCTAATTTGATCTTGCATCTTCTGGCATACACCATGATGCGCGTTGATGCAACAAGACCCAGCTTTAAGAGCGGCGCTTGCTCCAGAAGCCGAAGTATCAGCTTCAAGTGCTGCCTTAAGAAGGGCTGCTGCTGAACAAGCTACTGGTTCAAGTGCTGACCCGTCTGTTGCTACGAGTGCTATTTCCCCTGCTGCTAGTGGGACGCCTGCTGCTAGAGCATCATAACCAGATGCATCACCAGGATCAGATGAAACGTATGTGTGTGCAAAAATTGTTGAGAACAAAGATGCTAAAATTAATACAATAAACTTGACTTTCTTCATTTTATTTGGTCGAATGTACATGATATATACTCATACAAAATAAATATGTATAAAATTTACGACACAAACTCTTTCCTACGACTTCTTTAATTTTCTTCGTTTGTATTTTCTGTTGCAACAGTTCTCACAATCACAATTATCTCGTACGTTCCAACAGCTGCAATCTTTTGGCTGCTCCCACCATTTACATCTATCAGTAACCTGTTCGTAGTTCTCGGTAATGATGTGATCTCTGTAACCTTTTACGTGGAAAGTCCCATCAGTTTTCACTATCATGCGATGATGTACATCTTGCAAATGTCGTCTGTACTGAGTAATGTCATGAAACGGTTTGATTCCTACAACTTGTCTACCTTCAACTGTGCGGATTTTCTGTAAACAATGATCGTCATAGCACTTGTATTTGTACTTCGAAATCAATTCTCCTTGTTTATCGAGAAGCCGACAGTTAGGGTGGAAGCTGACCATATGACGTTTCAAGTTGTTGCCTTTTTGAAAATCATGCATTTTACCCTTCAACTTCATGCTTTTCACATTATTTAAACAATCGTCGAATGGACAAATAAACCGGTTCATAAATCTTTTCCTTTCATCATCGTATTCCTGTGGCCATTCTGTGGGCCAGGTAAAGTCGCACGACTTGTCAATTCGACGTTGCCATTTGCTACGTGCAACTACTTTTCTTGTTGCCTTTCTTTTACGAGCTCTAACAAACTGATTTCTATTGCTCACAATAGTTCGGCCTTCGGCCTCCGTAAACCACAATCTGTCCTTTTTCATTCGATCATTTACATTTTTACCTCCCGTTTTCATCAATGTAAACCGGCGCGTTCCACCGACACGCACAGGGAGATCTGAAATTGAATGGACTATAGGTCTAAGAAGAGCACTTTCCAAATCAGTCCATTCATGTAAATCTTCAATTTTGATTGGTCTTTTTTCCGCAAGATCCAACTCAATCCAACAATTGTACGCTGCGCCGTCGTACTTGTGAAGGGGATTTACGTCTTCTTCTTCTTCTTTTTCTTCTGACGCAGTTTCCTCTTTGTCATCTTCTTCTTCTTCTTCTTCTGACGCAGTTTCCTCTTTGTCATCTTCTTCTTCTTCTGACGCAGTTTCCTCTTTGTCATCTTCTTCTTCTTCTTCTTCTGACGACCACCACCACGAAGTATGATCCTCTTCTTCACATTCCGAACACAGTTGAGAGTCCATCTGGGGATAAGTCACGCTCCATTTATCGCATTTATCGCATCGTAGAAGATCACGTTTTAAGCTATCCATTGCTGAAATCGCCTCCAGGTTTTCCATTGCTGAAATCTCCTCCAGTTGAGTGGTAAGACCTAAATTGGTGGTAACAAACGTTTCGTCGAAGTCAGGTATCAAAGGACACTTGCACCGTGCGGGAAGGCAACCGGTTTTGTCAGTATTACAAAGTTGCCGTGGGTCCACATATTTGCATTGCCGTTTTCTTTCTTCTTCCCAGTCGTTTTCTTCTTTCCAGTCGTAATCGAGAAGAGTACATGAGATCTTTTCAAGGGGGTCTTCTTCTTCTTCTTCTTCTTCGGAAACACTGTCAGCAGATACATCTTGCAAGTGGTGCTCTGCCGCATCTGCGTCCGGTAGTTCCTCATAGTTCAATGTCAAAAGCTTATCTGTTCTTTTTCCAATTGTACTCTGTAGTCGTAGCATTTTGTTTTGATTCTTTATTTGTTTTGATTCGTTCTTTGTTCTGTTTCGTTCTTTGTCTTCTTTGTACTTGCAATCGTTTTGTTGAAGGCGGTCTGGTCTTTTGGTTTTGTTTCTATCGGTGGAGTGAGTTATATGTGTCTATTTCTTTATCTATCTCTCTTGAAACTTTATCTTTGTGTGTATTATATTTAGTTGTAATAATTAATAATAAGCACGAGAACTATAAAATTCATCTTTTAAGCAACTTTGTAAGACACACTGTGTGGTGCTATTTTATTTATAATCACTAATTCAATTAGTTGCTGTTGTTTGCCGCGGAAATGCAAAATTTTTTAATTCTTAGTGGTTGCGGAGATAGTATAATATTTATGTAGTGTAAAAACATAAGCCTATTAAAAGTTCAATCAACATCGTATAAATTTTATTATATATTATTACAACTAAATAATATCACGCACTTATTTTTCCCATTTTTTTCTTATCTTTGTATACTAAGAACTACAAGCGCTTTTTTTTTGACAGCCACTAATTAAATTGGTGGGATTGTTGTCAAAGGGATGTTACTGCTGAGTCCATCATAACAAGTTTGCCGCGGAAAAAAAATAATCGCGTGTTTCACTCATTCCATGATCAGAGCTAGTAATATAGTCCTTAAACCACTTTTTTACCTGCTTAATAGGTATGCTATTTCTCGTATCTTCGTGTGATACTTGCTTAAAATTAAGGATATTTTAGTTGTAAGGCTGACCGTAGTTGTAAGAAAAAGAGAGAGACTTCCAACCAAAAGTCAACCCCTATACAATATTTATAAGTATATTAGGTTACATGACTAAGTATATTAAATAATGGCATTTCTACCTATCATTTAAGTACCAAAACAACGACAGACAATTTATTTGTAGAAGCGTAATGTCTTTGTATTTTTGTTTTAAGAAGAAAATAGTACAGCTATTTTTATTTGTATAACCAGAATGTCTTTGTATTTTTGTATTAACAAGAGTACAGTATCAGCATAATTTTTATTGCTCATACAAATTTTTCACTATCTTTATGCGCGGACTGACAGAGTTCCACCGATAAGGTATATTTCCGCTCCCTATGCTATGTTAGTGTAAAAAGCACATATCGCGATTAAGTTTTTATTTCCGCTCCCTATGCTATGTTAGTGTAAAAAGCACATATCGCGATTACATTAAGTTTTTATATTGGCTGTGGTATGTATGATATTGTATTAAGTTTTTATTTTGGCTGTGGTATGTATAAAAAGCACATAGAACGACGACACTACGGCACAAGTACAGAGATATTTTTTAAATGTTTTTATGTCTCCCTCCCCTCTTTCTCACACTGTCGTTTCATTTTTTAATGCGGAAAATATTTTTTTTTATTTTTTTTTTAATTTCCTATTTCTAATTATTAACATAGAGAAAAACTGTGTAATTTAAGCAAGTTTGAAGGTTCAAAATTTGTTTCTTTTTCGTTTTTTCACACTCTTCTTTTTCCTAAGAAAACGTAAAGGAAGAGTTACATTTAAAGTCTTGCTCAGTTCACGTTCCTCCACTGAGATTTGGTCTAAATTTAGTACGTGTTCATCGTTGGTAGTATGAATTACTATGAAGTTAGCCTTGTCCCCCTTCTTATTTTCATAGTAATCCTTTGCTACTTTATCTAACACAGTTGATAGGTGATCTATATTACGAATTTTTGTATTGTTAATTTTAACAATTTGATCATTTTCACCTAAATCACAAGCCGCAAAGGTTACGTAGGACTGGGCAGGGATATGAGTTACCACACACATATTTTCCATGCCTGAAGTAAGCTTTAAGGTATTTAGGACACCATGGTCGAATACAGACTCCTCTTCCTCTTCATCCTCATCATCTGGTTGGTAGGTAAGCATATTTAGGTGTAGCCCACTAATACATAGGCCCCCTATAACCGTATAAGATAAACTTTCATATGTTGGGTATCTACTACGAACCTTAAATTCTATGGGCCCAAGGGTAATTTTTGTTTGATTTATTTTCTTCCTACGGTAGTAATGTACCACCAGATAGTCTTTGTCAAGATTAAGTACGTACTCCACACTATCTACCCTGACTTTCATATCAGTGCTCTCAAAGCCTACTTGTCCGAAACAGTCTACCTTGTATTTCACGATTTTACCTTTAGCATCTTTACTTTCTATGCCAACAATAATATCCCCTTTCTTCAACCCAGCTTTGCTACACGCTTGATCCTCAATAACAGATTTAACCAGAGCTCCACCAAACGCACGATCGATATTTTTAAAATCCATATACTCAGGTGTTAGGTTCTTTAACTGAAGACCCCAACAAGGTAATCTTAAAATTTGAGTATCAAAATTACACCAGTGCTGGAAGAAGCGGAAAATTTCCTGGATGGGTACAGCCAGAGCCAGTCTCTCAGAATCGCAAATAGAAGCAGTACAGATACCAACCACTTTGTTGGATAAGAACAGCGGTCCCCCCGAGTTGCCAGCGTTGATAGATAAGTCGCAAGAAAGCATTCCCAATCCACGACTTGATAAGGTTCCATGCGATAATTGATAGTCTGACTGTAGGTTAGGAAAACCAATGCATTTGACATTTTGAGAGGATCCCTTGATAATTTCCTTTGTATTCAATGGGCAATTTTTTATCTTTTCCAACCACTCTACATGGTCGCCTTGCCACCATTTAGCCTGTGGTAATCCAACGTTTAACTCAAGAATCGCAACGTCTAAATTAGGTGCCACGTACAACACATCGGCGATTAAATAAGATTTGTTCCGGTCTGGCCACTCCAGGAGACAGCTCCGTGATGTATAGTTCTGCACGACGTGGAAATTTGTGAGTAAATAGCGAGAATTTGCCTTTGATTTAAATTTAGGACCAAACTCATCTGGGTTCACAAAGAAAGCAGTTCCTCCGGATTCATACTCGTCTAATAATTGGTATGGTTGATCAAAATTGTATGCACGGTTGACTCCTTGTACCTTACATACACTTTTTTTGATGCGGTTAATAGTTTTTTGATTCATCTTTATTTTACAAAAGACGTGCCTATATACTCTCTTTTATGTTTGGATTATATTATTTTAAAATATATATTTTGACTACCAGTAATATAAATGAACTATTATATTGAAACACAGCGTTTATTGGATCTTTATGACAAAAAAAATATGAATGTTATTATACATTTTTTCAGCCAGCTTCAACAGCACCGACAGCTGTTTCCGTACGCCTTGATAAATGCCATCACAGCGAGCACCTATGCAGAAGATGAATTTCAGCTAATAGAAAGTAGTGTGACTGTAGAGCCTTATATGAAAAAAATTTCTATTCAAGACATCCGAAATGTGATAGTTTTTTCAATACGTAAAGAATTTAATAAAGTTGTGGCTATTCAACCTTACATAGAGGAAGGGGAGACAGATGAAACATTTTTAGAACTAGATACCCCATCGACAATAGGTGTACATATCAGAAAGCTAGAAAAATTAATAGAAACAGTATACTATATTACGCATATATTTTTTATAGTGCGAACACCAAACGTCGTGGAAAGGTCTACGTGGTTATTTTGTCATGATTATTTTCATATAACCACGCTGGAAAAAAGTGTAAAACATATATACACTCTGTTGAATCGGCTTATTCGGTCTTCTTAGTCGCTAGAACTAGAACTAGAAGATCCACTAGTGCCGGCAATCGCATTTGGGCCAGGCGCAGACAGTCTAGCAGTGGCTTTCTTACGTTTTTTACGAGCTGCTCTTCGACCTAGACAAACTGAGCAATCACAGCTGACAGCAGGAGTACGTGCGGTTTCAGAACGCTTCCTTTTTCTAGGATCGATGTCTTTTGGAACTTCCATTTTTCCACCGTAAACAGGTGGAAGCCAGTTCAAATCACGCTGTTTGGCCTCGTTCAACTTAATGTTGATATGACGCAACAACTCTCTAGGAGTAGGCCAGCCAATAACACGTTCAGAAGGAATTGCTGACCTCAATGTGCAAGCCCATACTTTTTTCCACGAAGTTAATCTCGTAAGAGAATTATGTTGATGGCGTTGTTTGTCTGCTTTAATATGGTGTGGTGCCAATACTTCCCATGCTACGCCGTCAGTGGTATCTCCACTGTAACAAAAAGAAAGCTTTGAATAACTTGCGTTACTTAAAATAGAAGCAAATGTTTGTGGTAGAAATGGTGGTAAGTTCGACACAACGTTTGTATCCTCCAAATTAACACATTTCGCGACGCGTTGTTTGCAGCATGGGCATTGAGGAATAATGTAAGAACCCGTTGTTTCTTGACCGGCGACACTATTTGCTACACAGTCCTTACAGAACCGGTTGTTTTTGCATAAGTGCTCTTTCCCTTCTCCTTTCTTCCATTCCGAATGAATCAACTCGACTTCTACGTCGCGCGCACAGCAAATGATGCACGTTTTACCGTCATCTTTACTCAAATGTTTTGTATGCTCTTCAACCAAACGTTTACTCTCTGCATCAGTAGGAACACGGTAGCGCTTACGTTTCGTCTTGGCTTTAGGATCAACAACTTGACGGCTAGAAGATGGACTTTCCGCTGATGCGTTATTTTGCGTGCTACTGTTTCCACCATTATTTCTTTCTTCTAAAGCTTGTGCCGTTCCAGACGACATAGCCGCGATTAAAAACCCTTCAAATAGACTCACTTCCATAATTGATTCGTTTTGTTGAACAAATATGTACTTTCCTGGTTCTACAATATTATTTTATTCTGTTTACAAACTGTAGTGTGCAGAAACGTACTCGAGTATATTTGCACGTCTGCTATTTTTTTTTATTTTATGTATATCATATTGATATAGTAAGCAATAAAATTTAACAATTCTTCAAATTTGATGTTCTCACCTGCTTAAAACACGCACACGGTAGTTTTTATTTTTCATAGAAATAGCATTACAAGAACAAAAATTAGAACTGAGGAGGACCAATGAACTCCACTATTTCACACTATATAAATATAAAATAAATAAAAAAAGAATCAATGAAGTCCGCTGCCAAACAAGAAGATAGTACAGATGAAGGTAGTAAAGCTTCTCCTATCAAATCAGTACCAAAGAAAAGAAAAAAGAAGAAAAAGAAGCTATCATATAAAGAGATGATGAATAGTATACTAAAATCGAAATCTTCCTATGAAGAAAAAGATAAGCAGAGAATATTGAATGCTTGTGGCGCGGGAAAATTTAATAAAGTAATAAAAATATGATAACATAATACAATATATTTTAAAATCCATCTTGTTGATATGTGTTCTTACCAGCATTTGACAATGTACTGAGCTCGATACTGACTGCCATGGTATAGAACAGGCCTATCACCATAGTTACTAGTTTTAAACCATGTTGAACAGCGCGTGTTGCTAGAGGTACAGCAAATTGTAGTGCTTTGCTTCCAACATAGCACACTAATATAAAAACTACCATATCTCCCACGTGAAGTCTCAAACAATCATTTTCTATGTCAGTCAGCGGTGTTTTGTATATAGCGTTTTGAAACATACTGTCCAGGTTGTCTAACCGTCTAAAGAGCCATAAGAAGGGTGGATTGTCGTATATGAACACCAGCACTTCCGGGAAATTTACCTTCAACCATGTCAACGGTGCCCAGAATATTCCCAATTCTTTTAATTCTGGGATGTTGTCCGGGCAAGATAAATATGATGTTTGGATACTGCATAGGTAACAGTTATCTAAATTGCAGCTTGTAGCTAGTCCTGGAAAGTACTGACAGAAACAATTGGGAAATATTCTGTCATTTAAAAATGCAAAGATATCGTCTACAAGCATGTTCGGTACATTAGGGAAGCAAGGCCAGATCCAACCGTATGTAACTAAGACAAAAATGAATGCCAATATGTACAGAATGAACGGCGAAATAAGAGCAAACACTGGTAGACCCGTAAACCAGTCGAACAAAAAGAGACCAATTACAAAATACGTCATATACCCAAAACTAGCTTCCATGAGATCCAACCGTTTGCTTGTTGTTTCATGACCAGGATAAGTACCGTAAATTATGTCCATTGGACAGTCACCTGCAAAGGGATACGTAACGTACCAGCTGGCACTCCTAGCAAAGAAAGGAACATAGCTATCATCGGTAACAGTGAGAAATTTTTCGATAGCCTCAAGTAGGGTGGCATTATTTCGCCATTCTAACTTAAATATGAGGGTCTCCCAATCCTTCGTTGCCCTTTTCCAGACAGTCAGTGGCTCCGTATGATTTGAAAAGAGTTTATGTCTACCACGAATGTTTACATATCCTCGTTGCGAGGCCTCTATTTCCTCTTCTAATCCTTCAACAGCGTTTCTAGTAGTTTCGGAGGCAAAATCACTTACGTCTTCCGCTGCTTTCTTTGCAGCTTTTTCCATCATCATTGCCATATCATCACGCCATGCTTTTGCTCTGGTCTCTTTCTCTTCATCATTGAAATATTCGATAAAAGAGGGAATTACAACTGGTACATAGGTGTACTCATAAAATTGCCCCATTCGTTTCCCTTCGTTTATCACCGTATTGAAGAAGTTATCCAACACCAAACAGTTTACGCACATATTTGTGTCTGCCTGTTCTTCACATGGTGTTATATCCGTATTTAGACCCGCCGCACGTAAGACAAAGTTTCTGGACTTTAATTTATACGGATTTGAAGTTTTAGTCGCCCTCAAGGTGACGCGTTTCATTCCATGTAATGAAAAATGTTCTGGAAGAGGGTTTTTCCACGTAATATTTATATTTGACAATGCTTTGCCAGCCTGAGTGAAATCATAGTGTAAATCTACGGTTTGACTGTGGTTGTAAATAGCTTTTGCAGCAGTTGAACTGTGCTTGTAAATACGGTAAATATTCCCCCACCCCGTATCACTGGTTTTAATATCTTTATCAAACGAGTGAAATAGAGTGTGAACAAAGTTGTCTAAATGTGAAATTAATGTAAACTGCCGCACATAACTTCTCACCTTGTTCCAAAATGGAATATATAAATTTGTATCTACATTTGCATGTTTCATTTCATTCAACATTTCGGTTGCGTTGGTATCACCTGTGGTGTACTGTAGGTATATTATGCCAGAAGTCATCAGCTCATACATCATCACATATTTCCTTTTCCAGTTGTAAACTAAATCATGAGGTAAATCAATTTCTATCTGCTTTCCCATGTTCACTGCTAACGCTCGTTGCTCCACACACTGTAACAGTTGAACCCTTTCCATAGGACGTAAATCGGTAAAATTGTAATCTCTGTAAGCATGAACATACATGTCACATTCCGAAACACCATTCCACTCAAGCTCTTCGTATAAAATTTTCGGTAAGCTGTGAAGCGACGAGTGCAATCTTCTACCAAATATATCATCAAAGAAACCCCCAACGGCTTCTCCCACTGCTGCTGCCGGCGCTGGTGGAGAGGATGGCCCTGCTCCCGGGCATCCCAAGTCACACATTCCACCAAAACTCAACGCACAAATCGCATCTTGAAGACCCACGCAAATCTCGCCTGAGAGCTCACGTATGAATTGTCCGATGGGTCCCAACATACTTAAAACAGCGTCTAGAACCTTTCCAGCGTTCTTCAACATCATTTCCAGAAACTTCGTTATTAATCTCCACAAATCAGCAAAGAAATCACTGTAGAGTCCCCCACCGGTAAATAATTCAATTATACCTCCGAATACCTTCAATACCAGCGACAGCATTTCTATTGCAGCGTCAGATAGAAACTGTCGGAATATATTTAAAATAATTTTGAATGTCCTGAAAATCGCACCAGCACCACGCTGAATACCTTCAAATAAGTCTTCAAAACCATCTAAAAACAATTCGAACCAGTTGAAGATGATATTTATTTCGTCAATGATAAAGTTAAATACGGGCTGCGTGATACTACTGCCAAATCCAGCAGTTCCACGCAAAATGTTCTCCACGAATTGCACCGCATGATTTAACATATTTAAGAGTTCAATTGGCAAATCAAGTTGAACAAATACAATCTTAGCAAACCCAGTTCTTACTTCGTTGCTGACAAGACCTACCGGGAAAATGGAGGAGATTGTACTGGATAGACCAGCCGCCGTACGTTGAAGATCGCACAAACGATTGCCTAAATTAACAGTAATACCATTAGCGCTACCACCCAGCAATTCAAACAGCGTCATGACCAATTCACGAACTTCAGATACTATAAGATTTAAAGCGTACCGGACAGTCATCGAGGCACTACATATGAAATCATGACTACCGTATAACTTACAACTTTTACTACTGTACGTCATAGCCAATGAGTCATACAATGTCTTTTGCTCATTCCAACGGTTGTTGTTGTAAGCCAATATGTTTGTCGAAGCCAATTCATAGCTCATGTCTTCACAGTAACTATTTTCCGCGCTGTCATATGCTGGGTGTAACTTTGAAAAGAATTTATCAATGACAAGACCAACATCTGAAAGGATGTAAAATAGCCATTCTGCATGATGTGTCTGGCACCAGTGGGGACTGGCCGCATAGTGCTTGTCCAACACTTCATTCGTAAAGGCAGTTTGGCTAATCTCCTGAGGCGTGTCTGGGAAGTTGAAAATACAAGAACAAAGGGATGTATCTTCTAGAGGTAAACCGATGTTGCATTGGCAACCCTCCTTATTTTCATCAGTACACAGCTCCTTTTTGTTTTGAAAATTACTAACGGTACGACACATGTCAAACCGGATGCTGTCATGAATTGGTTCACATGCATTTGGATTATACTGATTACGGTTAGCCAGATAATACATGTATCCAGGTTTTGGCGTGAGACAATCCTGAATTGATTCTCCCTTGTCGATCCACCACTCCTCCAACGCCTTTTCACTGACCCCATATCCACAGTTCACTTTATGATGAAAAAACTTAAACAGTATAATATCGGGCAGATTTAACAGCGTTTTGATGCCTATTCTCCACATTTCTAAATTGAGAAGCCCGTATGTACCAACTCCCTGGATTGGCAGGTCTGGAATTTTGGTTCGTTTCGCAAGTTTAAGTGCTCTATCCCAATTTGAAAATACATTGGCATTGAGGCTAGGTTGGCCACAGAACGGATCGTAGTTGGGCACACCAAAAGGGTACTCTTCTGTAAACTCCGCTTGTCTGTAGCCTTTTGGGATGTCGCATTTACATTTACTGGAATCTGTAGTCATATCCCACGTGTTCTCTTTCCTGTATTCACATCCTATAAATTTATCTCGTGGGTAACTAGGACCATCATATCGTTGGAGCGTCCGTAACACATTTTGCTCCTGGGTGAAGATACTCTTCCATAAAAGTTCTCCAATTAAACTCGTTGCGATAAAAAAAGTATTGGAAGCAGCAGTGGTTATTAAATACGGCGTACATGCTGCTGCTACCGTCCATTTGTCGGACGGCTCACACACCAATCGGACGTGCGCTGGGATCCCAACTATTTTAACTTCGTTGCCAGTCGCTAACGATCTTGCTATGGCATTATCCATATATCTTGCTATCTCCATAAACCAAAATCCATTGTTGGCTAAGTTTAATATCATCAAATCAAATTGTTCAGCGGCTTGATCAAATCTCATCGCCTTCATCATGTAGTCGGTGTTCGTAATAAAGTATGGTATTGGGAGCATTATGTGCATAGCGGTGCGGTAAAGTGTGTGTAGGGTGTGCGTACCTGACATCACAGCACGGGAAAGAGTTGTGAAGATAAACTCTTCGGGCACTCCTTGGAAATCAAAATCATCAACAAACAATCGTATAGATTTCTTTAATCCCTCCTCCAACACTCTATCAAAATACTTCATGATATAGTAGAAAGCGCCGTTCCAATGATATAATGGCTTCGTCAGGGATGGGAATTTTGGCCCGAACATAGGCAAGAGCTGAAACACAGTTTGTATTAAACTAACAGGTACGTTTATGGCATGGTTAATAGCCATCGGCAACTCTTTTTGCCTAACCACTGTGAATCCTATGTCAATGACATCTTTCAACCCCTCACATACACATTCTGTTATGTTCTGTTGGTGGGACAAGACATGTTGCAAACTGTCAACTACATCCGTAACAGGCAATTCGTTCATAAAGATATTATTTTCAGTGCTCATCGCACCTACTCCAGTCCATGAAAAAAGGCTACGAAAACTCGCGATGAACGTCTCTACTATTAGCTTCACAGTAACTAGCATTGAACTGAAGTCACATTTAATTGCTATGGCAATAGATCCCCTAGTTGCCTGTGACGTCACGACGTAATTATAATTGTACATAGGGATGAAAAAGTCATAAATAACTCTCAATATTTGTCCTACGCTAAGTAAAACGTTTTGAAATAGCGGTTGAACTATACAGCGCCATGAAGTATCGCCCGTTCGTAACACAATGTCAGTATTGCCAGAAATCTCCAACAAAATTAACGCGACAATTGTCAACTGCAACAGCTGCTTTGCATTTTGAAATATATTTGCAGCAAAGCCAAAAGCAGTATCTGTGACTCCAGATATCATGTCCCCTACGGCGTCCGTGACAGTACTTGTTAAGAGTTGAAATTGAACCATGACTACATTATTTATAGCAGGCTCTGGGTGGCGCCCACTTTGCTGTGACAAGACCGTAAAGAGATAAGTGGTGAAAAGTGACGCTACACACAACGCCACAAAAATCAAAAGGCTGCTAAAAAAAACATACATTAATTTTATTTACAACACTCTCTTAATATATAGTATAAGTTAACAAAAAGACCATAAACAATATCCACTTTCCCGTCGTCGTTCAACACTGAAGGTACTGTCGTTTGTAAGTTTCAAAAAATTACTCTTCAATTGTTCTTCGTAACAGAGATGTGAAAGCTTATTTAAAACGCGTAGACACTCAAATTTATTTTCTATATTTACATGAAAGAAAAAGAACCCATACTTTGCCGCTACGCTCTTTCCCAGTAGTACATTGCCCAACGACAGTATACAGTACCGTTTTCCATACTCTTTGTTTTTTACGTTGGCTATAATATTCATCATGTGCTCGAACGATTTTTTGTCATTATATACAAATATACATAGATCAACACCCTTCAAAAAATTATTTACTACCGACTTAAAACGGTCTGATCCACTCGTATCCCAAATCTGTAACGCAACAGCGTGTTTACTCCTGTACACGATGAAATCAACACCTACTGTTGGACAGTGAGATACTATTGTAGAATTGCGAAGGTAATTTAAAAATCGGGTTTTTCCAACTCCGCTGGCTCCCAACATTATTGTCTTTATGTTCATTTTTATTCATATATAAACAAACCAAGCTATATAGAAAATGTCATCTGTTCAAGCGAAACTTCCAGTATACTGGATACCTGACTCAAGCACAGAAAAATGTAAATTATGTTCAACAGCATTTGGATATCTGTTAAGGAAGCATCATTGTCGCCGATGTGGTCATATTTTTTGCAGCACATGTGCTAACAATTTCGGCAGTATACCGTCTTACCTACCAAAGACATTACATTACAGCGATGTAGGGAGTCAAGTCAGACTTTGTACACCATGCTTAACAGAGATTAATACTGCAAAGAAAAGTAGAACGTTGGTTGAAGTATTGTCCTTCCTACCTCTTAAAATAGACGATTTTAAAACACTTAGGACCATCAGTCATGCATACTTAGAATCTACCAACTACATATTGTCGGTATTGAAAGGATTACCTTATAAATTAACATATGACAAGTTCTCAAAAATTGAGAAACGAATCGTACGTAATCATTGGAAAGCATTCACTGGACATTCCAAATACATGATACAAGCACTACGGTGCATGACAGGAATAACATCTGATACCACTCTGTCCAACATTATCAGGATGTACAAAAAGGGCACAAAAGTAGAACCCTGTCAAAATCTATTTTGCACAGAGTGTTGCAACACTCTACAAACCTCAGACGTATTAGAAATACTGTATGGCTACCCGGGAAAGGAAATTCTTGAAAATCAAGAAGCTGAAGTTTTTTTTGGTACCATTCTAGCTAACGTTGATATCGATGATTTAAGTTTATTCATCCCATATTATCTTACCATTGGGACTACAGAAGCGTGTCAACGAATAGTTAATAATTATTTATTGCCGCGAGTACTCGAAGATACAAATTTTGCCTTCAAAATGTACTTTGAATGTCGTCTATGTAAAATGGGTGACACCAGAGTGTCTGATTACTACGTATCAATTATGGAAAGAATACTTCAACTCGTAGATCAAACAAGAAGGGACGAGTTGGCCAAATGTGACATGCTCATCCATTATTTAGAAAATCCACATGTAGATAAACAGAAGAAAGTGAATGAACTATGTCCTATCATTATGCCATACAACCCATCCATAATCATTAAAAAGGTACATTTAGACCAAATGGTACAGTTGAATACATTCACAAAACCATATGTTTTACCAATCACTACTAATGTAGGATTAAAACGCTTATTGATTAAAAAAGAAGATTTGAGAAAAGATAGATTAGTTGTCATTGTAAAATACATACTGGTCAAGACAATTAAGAATGTCAAATTAACTCCCTATTCGGTATTTCCTATCCATGGGAGCTACGGTTGGATAGAAATGATAGATGATGTCGAAACACTCTACGATATACAAGTAAAGAATACTCTACAAAACTACATACTAGAAAGAAATAGTAATTTAAGTATAACACAAATAAGAAGAGACTTCATACGAACATGTGCTAGCAATGCGTTGTTAACATACATGATAGGTGTTGGAGACAGAAACCAGCATAACATCTTAGTGAAAAGCACGGGTGAGCTAGTAAATATAGATTTCTCCTACCTTTTGGGAGACGACCCGAAATTCAAAACACAAACCATGAGTATAACTCCAGCTATGGTCGAGATGCTTGGCGGCAGAGATTCAGAAGGCTATACTTCCCTCCAGAACTTCTGCTCTAAAGGATTTCAAAAAATTAGAAAACAGTCCTCTTTCTGGTTTGTATTATTTCTTTATTTAGCCAAAACAAAGCCTCCTATATTGAAATTATACAACAATATTCAACAGATCAGAAAGTTTCACGAAGAGAGACTCATGTGTAACTTAACAGAAGAAGAGAGCACAGTAAGAATCACTGAGATAGTAAATCAGAATAGCAGTTCATCATGGCAACAATACATATCAGAATATAGTCACGCCGTTACTACAACTGTGACTGATTTCATCTTCAAACTAGACATGTGATCTATATATATAAATACATGTTGAACAAAAGATGTCGGGTGGACCGAGAAAATTTAATTATATTACGTTAAACGGCACATCTGTATGTCCAGATGAAACTCCACAGAAAAAAAGCAGCCGTGGAATGTATTGTACAAATATATTGCTCTCCATAATAGCACTGTTCACGTTTATTCAAGCCATGGTTTTCCTCACTGCTGGAATTTCAACGTTAAACTTTTACGAACATAACAAAATTAAAATAGACGAATGGGTCAAGCTGCCGTGGGATCAAATGGCACGCACCGTGGGTTCAACTTACGAACAAGAACAGCAGAACCCAGTATCTGGCACATTGACCAATGCCTTCACTGTTGCCGAACAGTTAAAACAGTTAGTTGAATATCATAGTAACACGACATTTCCAGTATTAAAAAACTTTAGCGATGAACTCATCAAACACAAGAGCATGATTGGAAAGATATCCAACCTAACCGAAGCAACGCTACCAGCAGTTCAAAAGATAAACAAAGCATTAGGTAATGGAACAGTACACGATTTAACAGGTATATTAAGGAAAACGAATAAGGTCATGACATATTTAGATAACGATGAACAAGAGTCCAAAAAGAATTATAATAGAGGCACGACCCTTGTTGATCAAGTGAATAATCTTATGTCTCCAGACAATATTAAAAAATCATTAGAAGCGGTGGAGAAAATAGGCAAAGCTTTGGATTCAACACTAACCACAGACAATGTAAATAAAACAATACACGCGATCTCTGACTTTGACAAAAGCCTGCACAGAGCAGAGGATAGGCTACATAAAATCGGTGAGATATTTGGAAAATAGTATTATATATCTAAATACCTACAGGGAAAAGATGGCGTCTACTCTTAAGAAACGTCAGGCATCCGCGGCAGTGGGTGATAAGTATTTATCTCCAAAAGACCTGATAGACAAATTGAAAGAGATCGTAGGAAAGAAAGTAGACAAGAAAGTGCTTCTGTGGGATCCAGCTGCTCACGATGGTCGTCTTCTTTCTCAGTTGAAGGATATTGAATATAAAGTAAAGAATTCCGATATTTTACCAGCGAACAAAGAGGTACAAACAATAGATTTTTTAAGCGATACCACGCAACGACCACCCGACACAGAACAAATGTTAATCCTCATGAACCCACCATATCAACTTCCTAAAGATAGAGCAGGAGTTGCTCGCTTTTTAAACAAAGCATCAACGGTACTAAAACAGGGTGAATATGTAATTACAGTAGCTCCTCACAAAAATAGCACATATGCAACGTACATAAAAGTAGACCCAGAGTTAATACTCAAAGAGGAGTACACATTTATGAAGCCACTGGTATTTATAGATTTTAACAAGGAAAATAAACCTTCCAAACAACCTACCATTGTTCAAGTGTGGCAAAAAGGTGCGAAAGGATCAAAAAGTCCAACTTCACAGCTAACATTACTGTTAACTAACAAAGAGTTGAAGAAAATGAAGAAAAAAAGAGAAATGGTAGTCAAAGCCAATCCAAGACAAAAACCTCCATTTATAATAGATCCCATCTGTTACATACAACGTACGGGGACTGGTTATACTCTGGGAAGAATATCTACATCCAAAGAACTCACTGGTAAGCATATGAGGGACGGACTAGACATCCAATGGAAGGGTGGTAAAGCAACGTTCACTCCTACAACTTATGAGTCAACATATCCAGATAACGGCACAAGTTCAGCGCTCGCTGTTTATACTGATAGAAGTTCAGATATAGATAAAATTACGGCAAAGCTAAGGCTGTTATATGCCGGTGGATACTACGCACGCTATTTAGGAGAATACTTGTTCTTAAATAATCACACAATACCAACACAGTTAACTGCATACATGTATGAAAACTATGACAATATTGAAGAGGCAATTCCAACGCGAGAGAAATTGGGCATTACATCCATTATTGTAGGAGACCCTAAGAAAATAGATACCTTCAAGACCAACGCATCGAATGTTAGAAAAAATATGGAAGCTATTTATCAACAACTTATAGAACCAAAAGTAAAGGTAGAGATAGAAATAAAGAAAGAAGAAAATTACTGGAGTCGAAATGTGGTCAAACGTTTTCCTACGTTAAAATTTTAAAAAATAGTATTATAAAGTCGTATCCTGTTATTTTTAAATGAGATTGAAAATCACACAAATTCTTGCATTCTTTCTTTTTTACACCTCTGCTTTTGCTGAGAAATCCTATCATTCAACTGATACATTACTCACTAGAATTAAACTCAAATGCGCCACTGTGCCGCAATTATCCTGCCACATGAAAGACGATATTTTAATTGTCGATTGGAATAAACATGTTTCAAATAAATCTGATGTCTTGCTGGTCTTCAACGAACATGCTCGTGAACGAATCACTGGAGAGGTAGCACTCAACGTCATACACAAACTACGTGCATGGAATCCAAACAAAAGGGTAACTATTATACCCGTACTCAATGTTTGGGGTAGGAAGCATGTTGAAGCTGGACACCCTTGTCAGCGCAAAAATCAAAATGGTGTAGATACTAATCGCCAGTACCAAATGAGAGGCTTTAACGAACATCATTACGCAAAGAACAGCGAAGAGTTCGAAGGCCCTCATCCTCTTAGTGAAAAAGAAAGCAAATTAGTGTCATCGCTCTTATTAACACACCCTAATATCTACGTGAATATCCACAGTGGTGAAAAGTCTATCTATATGCCATATGATTCAAGGGTTGGAGTGAGACCAAAGAATTATGATGTCATGTTGAAGAATATAAAGAGATGGGGTAAAAAATGCCCAGAGTGCGCTATTGGCCCAGCTGGTACAACGAGCTCCTATAGAGCGTATGGTACTAGTGTGGATTGGGCTGTAGCTCACGGGATTAATTCATACACTTTCGAGGTGTACGGCGATAGTAGTAGCTTCGATTGTAATAGAATGTTCAATCCAAACAAGAGAGATTTAGGCGCTGTTTTAAAGCAGTGGAGCGGTATCATAAAAGACGTTATCTTTAGTTAATTATCATTACGACAGTTTTTTAAAAACTCTTCACATTCTTCCACTGTATCGAACGTCGCGCATTTTGTTTTCTTATTTTGAGTAATTCTAGCTGAGTATCGTCCACTAGCCGTAGGGTGAATAGTTCCTGTCCCCCTTCTCTTCCTTACTCTATCAGATTCCATGCATTTTCCAGTCTCATTGTAAATATTTAATGCTTCACGAGCTTTAGATTTGGTGTTGTAGATACCAATAAACTTGTATTCAGGGAATGCACCTTTTACATGCCATTTTTTATGTCTTTTGTAAATACATCCAAACTGTTTACGTTTGCTCTGACGTTTACGATTGATTTCCGTTAAAAATTCTTTGGTTTCATTTCTATGCTTAAAGCCTGATAAACCCTCGCCTCCTCGTGTCAAATTGTACCTGTTTGACGCCATGGTATTTTCAACCTCTATATAGGATATCTCTAAGTTGTCTAAATCTTCTTCTGGAACATCATCAATAAGAATTTCTTGTTTGAATGCATCCCACCCATACTTTCTGACTGCATTGCATAGATAAGTTTTGCTTTTTGGATTTTTATGTCTACTCATCCTCTTTTTATAACTTATAGTCTTCCCAATGTATTTCATACCGTTGGTGGTATTTGTGATCCTGTAGATGCATCCCCATTTCTGTTTAACCATTTATTTAGTATTATAGTTGCTTATATAGGAGTTTAAAAAATGTAATATTTACTTGACATATAATTCAAAAAAGTAATACTCTGCTTCCCAGTAAAATTAAACCGGTGTTAAAATTTTAATTAGTTACTATTATAATTTTAAGTGTGAACCCTGTAAATCCAATAATGATTTAGCTGCTTCTTGGCTCTCGTTATTTTCACTACGATTGTCTTTCCTAAATTGTAGCCACTCCCTTCTAAACTTCGGGGAATCCTCAGATATAAAGTCGCGTACGAACTTTGCACGTCGTGATTCTTTCAAAATCATGCCGAACAATTTCTTATTTTCCTTATTTTCTTGCCTCAATGTCTTTAGCTCCTTTTTTATCAGTGCTATTTCCTCAGTATGTTTTTCTATCTGTCGTTTTGCCGTTAAGGGACCTGTAAAGTTCATTTATTTACATGGTGTGAGGTATTAATAGGATATAATTTCTAATTATAAGTAGACATCCTGTACCCCTGAAATTAACTTTTAATACTATATACTTATTTTGAGTTTAAATAAATATGGCGAGTTCGAGCGAGCTTAGCTATGAGCGCAGTTTAAAACAAATGATCGACGACAACTATATAGACGGTGTGGTTGAGATGATAAAAACAAGCGATGTGAATGCAGATTTAAAGGACCGTCCCCTGTTACAATACGTTAACGGTGAACAAAAAACTCTGTTGCAGTATATGATTGAACTTGGCAAAGTGGAAATGCTGACGTGTTTGATCCACACTAGACATACCACCTGTGATCATTTGCAGCGGAGAAATAGATTGGTTGGCTACTCGGACCTTACGTATAGAAACAGGACAAATGAAACAAGTATTCATTCCATTTTTAAGGCACCGTTAGAATCAATAGAACCGATGTGGAACTATATACAAAAACGATACAAGTACATTCCTGAAATATTGAATTGGATGGATTTGCGTAGTATTACGCCTTTCTATATTGCTTTACAGAATGTAATTGAATGTTTGAGACAGCAGTGGAGTGATATAGCCAGGCACTATATCAATTTCATGATAACGTTATTACAAGTTAATAGGCATACAATATATTTGCGTGATTATATTAACACAATCCAGGAAACCGAACTCAGAAAGGAAATTAAATCGCAGACATTACTAATACCGTATAATCTGGGCAATCAGTTATTAGTCCTACTAGAGGGTTCCAATACTATCATCGATGCGGACTCGGACTCTACCGATGATGAAGAAGACGACATGCTACGCAGTGGTCCTCCAACCAGGCCTAGACGGGCAGGTTTGCGTTTCAAATTTTAAGCGAGGCCAGAAATACGTACATCTAATGTAATTTTTAGTTATTGCCTAACCCTACTCCTAACCCTTGCATAACTAAACCTGCTTAAAATATTTATCACGCACAAAGAATTAGCATGGAGTTAGGCTTGAGAATACCTGCTTAAAATATTTATCACGCACAAAGAATTAGCAGGTAAATACGATTAAGAATTATAAATGAAGCAGTGATTGCTATTCTTTTTACTCTCATTATTATTTTATTTCTCTATTGATAGTTACTATTGACACATACATTAAAGGAAACACACGTCTGTAGAAACTAACAGTACAATATAAATAAATAAACAAAGAAAGCAACAAACAAACAAACAAAGCTATTCAACAGAACGATTTAAACTTTCTTTAACTGTATCAAGAAGATTTACGGTATTACCACACTCCGCTCTTACACATCGACAATGACAACTTGCAAAACTTCGCATCAGGGAAAAGATAGCTGCTTCACGCCAGATGGCAAGTGGGAAGAGTTCGACATGACGAAAGAACAGTTAGAGAAGCACGTGGCCCAGCGTGAACTGGAGGGCAAGTCGGGTATATTCAAACTAAAGATCGATAACGGTGATGATGCTCACACGTTCCTGAACAGGTTGAAGGAAGACCCAGAGTGGACGCTCGAGCAATCGGAGGATGGTAAAACCGTCAGGTGCGTACACCAAAGTGAAAGAAGTGAAAGTGAAAGTGACTTTCAAGAGTATCTGACACAACAGTTCAGAAACAACCCAAAACTCTACCGAGCGTCGGTTGCGATGGCAAAGAAGCAACGCAATGAGCGTATCGGTCGGTTGAACGACGCTATCAAGGAGAAGAACACTCGAAACAAGAAACCAGAGAAGAAGAAGAAGAAGAAGAAATCAAACCAGGTAACATTCGCCCAGTTCGTAAAGAACGATATTGCTCAGCAAGCACGACGCCATGCAGACAAGGCTAAAAAAGCGATGTCTAGGCTACGGGATGAAGCTCGAGAAGCTAGACGCATCACGGTTGAAGATGCAAAGCGTGTTGATCCTCACGCGGCAGCAAAGAAACTCGCCTTGCAGCGGGAATGGGATGAAAGAGCCTACGAAGTGTTCAATGAACACAACGGCCTGGCGTCAAAGGTGCGAGTCATGAGTCCATTGAAGAAGAGGCGTAAAAGGTAATAAGAATATTTTTAAATCTATGAACACTGTGATGTTAATTAATATAATTCCTCTATTCGTTTTAATACTAAATTTATATAATGCTCTCTAAAATCCAATTCAAACGGTTGCATCCCTATAAAACTTACACACAATCTATTTATATGCATGTGTCATTGTTGCCACTGCTGTTGCTCCCCACAATTTTGTAAACAGTGTTGGACCACCGTAGGAATACTATGTGGCGGAGTCATTGTTTACATGACAGCCAGTGTGTTAGTTGTTGAGACTTTACAATGTTGCTGTAATCCTTATCGCCAACATGAAGTCTATGAAACGTGTCAACAATGTTGTAAGAAATGTAGAAAATGTAGCGTTACCAAAAAGAATATAAATATAGAACCCATTGAAGCTCCATCCGTACACATCATGATTCGAAACCCAGACAATACATTTCAATTAGGAACCCCCGTAAAATAAAACCATCATCACACCTTTCCTAGCAGGAATTCCGTGCTGCTGGTTGGTTTGTTCGGTGCGCAAGGATTTAAAAAAGGGGATGTGTTATACAGTCTGGATGGACGAGCTGTGAGTGATTATGGGGAGGTGTGGTGTGGTTCCTCAGGCGTGAGTCGCAATGTTTTTGATGTGTTAAGCAGTGTTGATTGGGGGGGATCTGTTGTTGTTAGTGTTTTACGTGTTGGTGGTGAATGTGTGGATGTTGATTTCCGTTATAGTGAATTACGTGGTAGTGCTTTAGGGGAATTGCGTCTGTTGGACAGTGTGTTGGATGCTAGTGTGTTGGTAAAGGAGGTTCTGGGTATAAAGGGTGTTACAATGAAGCCTCTCAGGTTGAATGATGTCGTCAATTATAGAATGGCTAATTATATGGGAGACGAGCATGCCCACAAATTTCGCATCATGGTGGCAAATATTGATAGTCACACGGTTGCCTATCATGCCAAATCTATTCGCCCCGGTGATATACTGCACATGGTGAATAACAAGCCGGTGCCTGACAACTGGAATGACTTCGCACAAATGATGAAACAGTTGGACACAGAACTACCGTTACATCTCACCACAGAGTCCAATAAAATAATTATTATCTAGCAAACTTTAGTTCTAACTTTTAAGCAGGTTTTTTTTATATTTATAGAAATATAAAATATCAGTTTCCCACAATGACTGTGGTAATAGCATGGGCTCCCTACTAATCCCAGCGTAGTATTGGGAAATCAAATTTATAGTTTGGTTGGAGAGGGGTAAAACCTGCTTAAAACCCAATAAAAATAAAGAACCTGCTTAAAACCCAATAAAAATAAAGAACCTGCTTAAAAGATAGTCGCTACTACCATTACACTTAACCTAACTTAGTTTACCATCACATACTACGTATCATAGGTGTTAGGCGTGGCGTACACTACAGTTTTAAACACAAGAAAATAAACACTTAATACACTCAATACCATTACACTTAACCTAACTTAGTTTACCATCACATACTACGTATCATAGGTGTTAGGCGTGGCGTACACTACAGTTCAGTACAAGCTAGGGTTAGGGTTAGGGTTTTGTTTACGTCACGGTTAGGGTTAGGGTTTTGTTTACGTCACGGTTAGGGTTAGGGTTTGCGTCACGGTTAGGGTTAGGGTTTTGTTTTCGGTTACGGGTTAGGGTTAGGGTTAGGGTGGGGCTAGGTTAGGAGAGCAGGTAACTGTCCCCGGTAGTGTATATATGCCTTAAACCCCCGATCTGCTATCGTTTGTCCGTACGGTCACTTTATTTTTTTAGGGTTAGCATTAGGGTTAAGGTTAAGGTTAGGGTTAGGATAAATTAGGGTAAGTTAGAGGGGGGCTACAATAATATAGCAGGTACCTCTTCCACTACCGGCTATATACAGTAAAGGTTGACCTGAGGTCGTTTGTCCGCGTAGTGTATTTATTTTTTGTTTAAGGGTGGGGGGGGTGTAAAATAATATGGAGGTACATGTTCCACTACCGTGTATACACAGTAAAGGTTGACCTGATCTCGTTCGTTAGCAGTGGGGGCCTTTTTTCTGAGAGAATGTACCTGTAGCTGGTGTATATAAAGAGTAAAGTGGTCTAATAAAAAGAATAATGCCATTCAAGGATCCAGAAAAGCAGAGAGCTGCTCAACGAAGGTATGAGAAGAAGCGAGTAAGAAAACCAGAGCGTAAAACATATATAAAAGAATATCAAAAAGAATACTTTAAGAGACCAGAGGTTAAGTTGAAACGTAAAGAATATCGGAAGAGACCAAAGTATAAATTATTTCGAAAAAAATATACACAACAGTTACATGTAAAAAGGCAAAATGAATTACGTAAAAAATTAAGAAAAGCTGTCATACATCAACGAAACTACGTATCAACCATCCACAAACTCATTGGATGTGATGTGCCGACAGCCAGAGCACACCTTGAAGCTCAATTTGAACCATGGATGACCTGGGAGAATTATGGAAATGGTAAAGGAAAATGGACCATAGACCATATTAAACGGATTTCCAGCATTGATATATTTGATGAGGATGAAGTGAAACGTATTTTTCACTACTTCAACATGAGACCATTATGCTTTATTAAGAACTGTGAAGATTATGATGAAGGGAGAGGCCTTCTGTAGAGCGCAGGTACCTTGTTCTTTCACTATATAAGTGATAAACCTGCTAAATAAAAAGAAAAAAATGAGTCCAAAAACGAAATTACAAAAGGGAGAACACATGCACAATCAGGAAACACCAGGAGACTATTCGGGATGGGCAGACACTGAAGAAAAAAGGAAATGGGCAGAAGAAAAGGCAAGTAATCCAGACAGAATTATATTCACACACGTTGGTAAGTTCTATGAGTTCTTTCACGAAGATGCTGATGTTATACACAGTGTTATTCATGCTCCTTACATGTATGGAGAAGTAGCACACACAGGCATACCTGATAGCGCATTATCATCAGTTCAGAGAAAGTTAAAAGAAGCTGGATATGAAAAAATTTCTGTGCTTTATCAACGTATATAAATAAAAATTCTGGAAATAGTCTGATGTTGTATATAATAGTGTTGAACATCAGATAAATGAGCATGTTCGCTTCGTTTGCCGCCGCTGGTACTTTTTTGGGTGTAGCATGGGGATATTTGTCCCAACTTACCTTCTTCACAGGCGCAAAATATTACGTCTCGCAACAGTTGGCACAAATGCAAGTGCACCATTACAACAAATTTAACGTATGTCAAGCAGCTAAAAACACAAAACAAGATCGTTTCAAGAAGCTTGTTCAACAAATATTTGAAGATTATGAAAGAGATATAAAGTATAAGGAATATTGTTGGATCACGAATGGAGATGACTGGAAATGCATTGAAAATACTAAAGATATATGCGCAATACAAAAATTCGGTGGTATCTTCCCTCCTATTGCGAGTCTAGAGCATATGGTAAAACCGTGTGATGCGTGGTCGAATAAAGAATGGGAAAAAAGTGAATGGGCTGCCGTAGTGAATGGATACAAGGACGGTTATCTTTCTGATCTAGAATATTACGTCCTTCAACTGGAGGCTTTGGAACAGGACATGGCTCTACTAAAATATTAACATATAAACTATTTTATTACTACAATAAATGACTACA